TGTGAATTAACTTTAGTAGTCCACAAACCAGACTTGTGTCCGTAGGGACAGTCTGTTTTTGCAAATACTCCGTCTGATATGTATTTTATCTTTGCCATATCAATCCTCCCTTATTACGGTTTTATCAAGTTCGTAAAAGTGGCGAGCAAAATTCCTAATAGCAAGACATTGCTCTCCATTCATTGAGCCAAACGCATCCAATAATTTGGTCCTCTCGTTTTTTAATTCCTTTTCGAAATCCACCTCCGACTGCTCCTGCTGGAGAGAGGTGATAATGTCATTTTTTAACTCTTGAAGAACACTTCTTCCAACCCAAACAGAGCTACTCAATCCCAAATCTTCAAGTTTGGCATCTATAAGTGCTATCAGTTTTTCCGCGTCAATATATTTCATAATACTAAATATGGTTTTCAAGTATTTCAAGCGCCTTTTTAAGACCGGCCTTAAAGCCTTCTGTATAGGCACTTCCACTCATCACCGTGTACATTTTCGACTTTGACAATCTCATTAATTTGATATGAATCTGTCTTCTCGTTTAAAAATGGACTTAAAAGTCCAATAATAATTAATAAAATAAATAAAGCTATTATTATTGTATTTCTCATAACATTTCAAAATTAAAAACCCACAATGCTAGAAAATTTGGTTGGCTTAATTGTATATCTGGTTTAACATATATACTTAAACATTATGGGTTTTAAATAAAAACTACTTGTATCTCACGACAGAAGTAGTAAATAATTATGAAACGATTACCACATCTCTATCTTTCGATAGAGTGAGGCAATTTTTTACCACTATAGCTTTCGCTACCAACAATAAAATTTCATTACTCCACTCATACTTACATGTTTTTGGCTACTATTTTTGTAACTGCGGGTTTTTATATTTCAGACCAATCCCGTCTTAGATTTATGGACTTTAATAGTATGTTTTGATATTGTTGTTTGTAGTCTGGGACTGTATCTTGACCGTATTGAAATCTAGCTAGATTATCCAACTCTTTCACAAGGAACTCAATCCTTGCCACCATCTTGAAGGATAAATTTCAACTTAGGCCCCTCCTGTATCTCGTCTCTACACACTGTCTAAGGTGTTAGTCGGGCCTGGATAACATTTAAACTCAGCTATTCCCCTTGTGAGTCCTATAACATTGGTTCGGTATAAGCATATAATATCAGAGGTATTCACCCCACACTCTTACGAGCAGCGACTTTGGACATAATATTACTTAGCTTCCACCGAATTAGGGAGGTTATTTTATAGATTATTAAGCTCGTTATATCTACGAACTATTAATTCACGTTGTGAACGTGATAATTTTGATTTCTTTTCCTGAATTAAATTATATTGGGTTTCAAGAATTACCCAAAAGAGACAACCCATTTCATCTAAACGACGTGTATCTGTTTTAATTTTTGGATTGAGGGTTGTAAGAATAACATCATTTAAAGATAAAATTGGAAATACTGAATAATTTTCGCATATATCTTTAAATGTTAAATCCTTTTCAACTTCCAAATTCATGTTCTCAAGAATCTCATCGTTTCTTTCTTCTTTATCAAAGAAAATGATTCTATCGCTTGGGTTGTCTTTAAAGTGACATAAAACAAACATAACAAATATTTAAAAAATACTCTAACCACTGACTACCAATCCCAAGCTGGGAACATGTTATAAGATACGTGTAGTCACATAGATTTCAGAGCTGGAAGATTTTCGATTTCATTTATAAGTTCAATTAAATCTGTTTTTGATAAATAACCAACAGAATCATCCATAATTTCTTCTTTTAAAGGAGACATAGACAATTCATATGGAGCACCATATACATGTGCAGCAAGTTCACCTTTTAAGACATGAACTGTATATCCATTCTTTAAAAGGAGTGAGGCTTCTTGCGTTGTCTCACTCCCTTTATATGGATGAAATTCCAAATCTTTAAATTTCATTACTTACACATTCTATGGTTAAATGGTACTGCTGCATTTACTTTGCAGGGAAACCATTGTACTTGTTTCTGACGTTTTGTAGCACCACTTTTTTCTACAATTTCTACTTCTACAGTGCGCTTAATGCTGATTGTACGAGTCTTTTTCATTTGATTCTTGCGATTAATTCGATTGTGTGTCCATTTTGTTTAAAAGTTGTAATAACAAATTCTATTGCTGAAGAATTATTTTCTTTACTAACAACTTTTTCCTTTTTAGAAACTTTCTTCTGTTTATTGACATAAGACATTGCTTCAATGATTTTATCAACTAAAGTAATGTCTTTTGGATTATTCGGTGCAGAACAACGAGTCCATTTGTTAGGATTGTCTTTATCTACACTGAAAATTTTCTGAAGATCAAATCCATCTACATCCTTTTTAAAGGTATGTGTGATTGCTTTTCTAAAAGTTTGAGCTGTATTTGCAGACAACCCAAGTTTAGAAGTTGCAACTGGATCCTCTCTTTCTACGAGTCTTGCTACTTGTGTGAATGCGGCTGCGATTTGGTTTTTGTTAAAGGTTCTCATAAAACGTGTTGTTGTACAATTCGTAAAAGTTCAAGAAAACTTCTTCTTTTGTAACACCAAGAGCAATAACCATATTATTATTGTACTCGTAAGACATAACGTATTGCTCTTGGTGTATATAGTATGAAATCTTTAAAGAGTTAACTAATTGAATAGCTAATTCTAAATTATTCATAAAGAGGATTTAGTTTTTCAAGTAAATCCTTGAAATTATCCAAGAATTGTACAGCAAGTTGTTTTGTTTTGAAACTAAACACTCGATATGAAGCCAAAACCGTATACAACTCCCAATGTCCTTTATTAGATCTATTAAGGACATAAGTTTTTGAATCTCTAGAAGATTGTTTTGGACTCCATCCGTCATTATAATAATCACGAAGCATCATTAACTGACAAAGAGCAAGAATTGCTTCTGCCTTTTCTTTAGATGGGAGTGTGTTTTTATCAACATCTGTAAGACAATCGCTTTCATTTAGTGAATTAATTTTACAAGTACTAGCAACGTAGCATTCATTACCAGTTATTTTATATATCTTACAAAACTCTTCCCAAGTTTTTGGCAATACTTTTTCTTTTGGAACAATTTTATATTCAGACTCAGATACCTTTACAAGCTGATAACCTTCCGGAATTGTAATAGTTTCCATATTTTGTAAACTTTTTCGTTCTCAAAAATTATAAGTTTATTTGATACAATATCATCGTTACAACCTTTAAAGTAAGATGTTTTGGCCGGAATTATTGCAATATGTGTTCCATAATTAAAATTAGTATAACTGTGTATACCCTCATTAATCATAGGAACTATACGAATTTCATAGGTTGGTTTTAAATAATATTTATATTCTAACTTAGCAATTCCAAATATATTAAATTTTACAGGAAACTGCATATATGGAGTAATATATCTATCGTTCAATTTAAATAAAGCTTTACCAACAAGAATATGTGATTTACTTGTTTTTGGAACTAAATCTAAATGAATATTTCTATCAATTACAAGACACATTTTACTATATTTTACCAGAACAAATTCTTTCACCTAAATGATTGAAAATTGTAATAAAATTACCTATTATAATATATCTATAACGAATATTGTTAAATTGATCTCTTAATACATATATTGCAGATCCTTCACTCCAATCTTCATATTCAAATTTATTAAAGATCTTTTTAAAACTACGAAATAGTCTATTATTTAAAGAATTACGTTCTTTTAAAAGACAATAAACATACGTTATTGTGAATGCTGTAATAAAATTAATCAATAATATGATTAAAAAAGTTTTCATAACTCAATAAATGTGTTTTGTTTACTGTATTTCTCAAAATCATCGTATGTTTCAAAAATAATGAGATTATTAGAAACAATTTGGTTATCTAATCCAATAAAGTATTCACTACCTTTTGGAATAATTGCCAAATGTTTTATAGTTCCTCTATCTGCATAATAATTACAAAGATGTATACATTCTTCTTCTTTATAATATGAATGTAATCCATAGCTAACTATAACACTGGTATTTTTTTCTAAAAAATTACCAATGTTACATATTCCATTAACAAAAGTAATTCGAAAACCATAAAATGGTGTATAACAAACTAGATCGCTATGACATAGTGCCTTATATACAAGAATATTATCTTCCGCAATACGTGGTTTATCTAATTCATGTGAATGATAAATAAGAGATTTTACTAGACACATAATTTAATATACTTCGCATTAAATTTAAAAGAGAAACCTCCGGCAAAATGTATAAAATCCGGAGGTTGTGCCCAACAAAAGAACCATACATTTTAAAAGAAATTGATAAGATCTAGAGAAGTAATCTTCATTCCTTTATTAGTTTGAATACGAAATAAACCTGAAGGAAGCAGTTTCATTTCGTAGATTTCATATAGATGCTTGAATAGTTTAGCACGAAGCTTTCCTTGACCTACATAGCCTTTGAAATCTTCTATAAATTCCTCATGATTAAGTTCACGAAGATCACGAATGTTTTCAATTGGCCAAATAGTTAGGTTAGGGTGATCTTTCTTTAAATCTGAAATGACTGATGTAACTTCAGATGTCTTCACGTTAATTGAAGTAATGGAAAGACGATTAAACGGAGTGGATTGAATTAAGAGGTACATAACTTTATGGTTTTAATTGTTAATAGTTGCCGTTAAAGGGAGGATGGTTCGATTTTTGATTGGATTGGATTTGAAGAAAAGGAAGGACGAGGAAATGGAACACTTCGCCCTTCCACACCATTAACACTAAAACCAAATCATAACCAATCACACAAAATCGCTCAGAACTTTTCTATTCGGTCAGGAATGGAAAAATTAAAATATATTTACATGTACAGAGTATGATTTTATATCATTTTTTGTACAAAAATTTGCAAAAATAAAAATTTATATTTATATTTGTATAGAAAACATTGATTATGATATTTAGCTCGCCTCGCGCGTATTAATTTACGAAGTAGTAAGTATAGTTAATAAGTCTATAAGTCTATAAGTATATAAGTATAGTTTGGCACCTGAAAATGGCTTCTGCGCACCTGAAAATGGCTTCTGCGCACCTGGATTTTCATCCTGCGCACCTGAAAATTAAGTGTGCGCACCTACATAAAAACTAACTTAAAACACTACAAAACTTTTTATTTATGCAACATGCAGAAATACCAAATGTTTTAACGGAGTTAAAGTCAACAAATAACAAAACTCCATCACTTGAACCAGGAGACAAAGTTGTTTATGCTATTATAAGAATGCATATGAATGAAACACGCACTTGTTTCCCATCTCAAGATTTAATTAAGAAGTACGCACATTGCGGACAGAAAAAAGTTGAAGATGCCATAAAACGTTTAGAAAAAGCCAAATTACTTAAAATTGGCAAAATTAAACTAGAAAATGGCAAATGGTCTAGATTATATACTATTCCCAAAACAGAATTTGATAAATCTTTTGAACGTTTTACTCAGGATTTTCTAACAATGGACATTCCACTCCATTTAAAAGAATATATAATGGATCTACAAATATATATGTTCGTTCATCCAAATTCTAATTCTGCTGATTTTAGCCAATCCAATCTAACGTTAGCCAAAAATACTGGATGAGATGTATCTCAAATAAATAAATTTGATAAACAATTAATTGAATTAGGAATAGAAAAACAAGAACTATCTGGAAAGATTGATCAATCAGGATTACCTATAATGAAAAAGATTGTTAATTTAGACACAATTAATCAAGCCCAACTTTGAGTTCGAGCAGTAAACAATCAATTAAATGAAACTCAATTACAAGTTGATGAAGTAAACGATGCAGTAGATTCACTTCAAACAAAAGTGGATGATTTAACTCAAAGGGCTGCAATACGAGATGAAATGATTGCAAAACAACAAGATGAAATTGAAAATCTTAAAAAATTACTTGTTGCTAATGGAATTGATATATCTCTTCAAAAAGAATATGAATTTTAAAAAAAATAACCTCCAGAGGAGCATCACACCCATCTGGAGGTCAAAAAACATAGCAAAGCTTCAGACAGCTTGGTGTCTTGGACTGGTTTCATCCAATCCAAGACATTTTTTTGTTTAGGCTGAGTCTTGACCTATACAATCACCATTTTCATCTCTTTGCGAGACTAGAACACATCCTTTTGGGATAGGTGACACAGAGACGGATTCATAGGTTCCGCAACCACTACACTTAACGATATAAACTACTCCTTTCATTAGCTGTCCTTGCGAGTAAATGACATGCCTGCCAACCAGTTTAACTAATTGTTTCGCTTCACAGATTGCCTTGCGAGCTCACTGCGTCTCCATATTACAGGAGAATAACTCTGTTGTTGCTAAGTGTGCACAACACTTTTTGCTACTAAAATTCAACTTTTTGTAAAAATTAAAATTTTTGTAACAGATGACCTGATTAACCGTGTGGTTGTGCTTGAATAGAATGCAGCCTTTTGAGCTGTTTACCTATCAACACGGTTATGTTACTTGTCCGCCAAGACTTTCACTTTACTAATTGTTCGAACCTAAGATTTCTCTAATCTATAGACCGGCATGTCTATAGCACCAGCCACGGTGTAGGTCCACTAATTTTCATCATAGACGCTATAAGGATGGCTAATCCTGTTTGGCATCTAAGCAAGTATGTTTGTCCCTGTTACCAGGCAAGGAGAGATGGTCAATCCCTCCGTAACAACCTATCCACTCTGCCCGAGTGTACACCAGTCATTACTATGCATACTGTGGCTTTCTTATGAACAGCATTTCTACTGCGCATCACCTCACTGTTAATGGTGACACTTTATCCTCTCACGAGTTTATTCTATCGACAAGAAGCCTGCCGTTACGTGAAGACGTAAATAGAACCCCAGATTGATTTCACTCTTTCTGGGGTTTGTTGTTTTACAGGGAATAGGTTCATCACCCTGTGATGTAGTCTGAAGCCTGATCACTACTTCGGAGAGTTAGTTTAAAATGGACTCACAACCATACAACATAAAATAATAATGAAGTTGTTAATCGGTTACTCCAAGCCTAGCCGTTACTCAGAAGAAACCACTTAAGGCTCTATTGCTGATTCACGTTACTGCAATATTACTCCAATCATGTTAGCCCGCATCATGCTTAGCGGGAGCCTTGGTTACCAAGCCCAGGATAATGTAACTGTTGTATAGGATTCGCTACTCCTATTGGTCAGTCTCTCGTTTCCTCTTGAAACTACAAAGTCACCACAATATCTGTATTATAAGCCCAGGGTGTCAGCTAGTTAGTGTATGGCTAGCAAGCTTATTCCACTACATTCCCATATGTAAGCAACTGTGCTGCTTCATTAGAAGTAATAAGCCCAGAGGTGACTTCTGCACCTAAATCATCAATAAGATTTAATATCTCTTCCATAGGGAATAATTTTAAATTAGAACTTTAGAAGAATATCACTTCTTCTAAAATTTGTTCGCTTCACGCTGGCAAATAAAGATTATTGCCTGTACCACATCAAAAGGAAGAATCTCTTTGTATGGTATAGCAATATCAATATCTACCCACTCTTCCTTCTCATTAGCTAAACAAAATGCCAACTTAGCACCTTGTTTATCTTTATAAGAAATTAGAGTCCATGAACCAACAACTAAATTATCCCTTTTGGATAGGATAATTCCACATCTACCAAATGGATGCGATTCAACTACTACGAGTTGAGCATTACCATTTGCATAAATGCGATTGCAATTCATGATTTCACGAGCGGAACGGATGTTGATGTTTTTGTTCATAATTTTCTTGGTTTTGGTTTAATAAAATAATAAATAAAAACTCAGTCGTATCTCACGACAAGACTGAGAAACCGAACATGAAAAACAACATCTGGAACCCTGAATTGATATCACTCTCATCAGGGTTAAAACTATTTCATTACATAGATTGTTCAGTACAATCTACAAAACTTTTGACTTCATATCTTGGTTTGTCGTCTATATTTCCTCAATATCACAATCCTCAATAACCATAAACATTCTCAAGGATTGGATCAGTAAGATAAAAACGACCTAAACTACTATCAATTCAAAGGTCTCCGGAGAGACCTTTGATTGTAATGAGTCTAGGATTCAAACTCAAGAACAGGATAAGTTACCATCCGCTCGACACCACCAAAGTTGCTCTTGCAGCGTTCGGTATTAACAACTTTAAGTGTCTTACCCAGAAGAGCAACACCAAGGTCATACGGATTATCAAACTTGTTGACAAAATCCGCAATCTTCGGGCTAATCAGATGTCCATCACCATTGAAGTCGGTGCGAGTGAAAGTACCCACGGCAATAGTACGATCCTTGCCGTTCACCTTAGCACCAAGATAGTACGTAACACGTACATCTTCACCTTCCTGCTGAGCCTGAGGCTGTTTGTACAACTCAACACTATCCCAAGGGAAAGTAATGGTTGCACCCATAGGCAACTGACTTACACCAGTCAGATTAGCCTGCTTGCCTTCTTCTGCAGATACTTTTGAAACAGGACGCGCTTCCGATTCGCCGCGCATCCTAGGACGAATAAATTCGTTTGCCATAATCTAAAAAATATTAAAAATTACACAAAATTGTGCTTCCTACAAAAAATATAAGGACTCGTTTACACCTTACTGTAGAGACTTTAAACTCACTCTATCTTCATTACTGCATGATAGATGCCATCTCCTTTGTGCAGTAAACTAAACTGCCAAGATTGTTTTCTTTATACTCGATTCACACTTCGAGTCGCTGTTTCGTCTTAATTTGCAAAGACTCATCAGAGGACATCTACATCCTAACAGCCTGGTTCTAAATATAAACCAGAAAGTTACCACGTCTTACACCATCGCACATACAGTAAGTGGGACTGTATTGGTGGGCATCCTGGATTGTGCCAGGTCACTAAAATTTTAGCGTGCGAAGCCGAGACATTTCAATCGCCTATGAAATGCTACTCTCCCAGAACCCTACTCCGACACAGTTATGCTGGTAGTTCACTGTGAAGCTGCTCCTGATTTTTTGAAATCATACACCAAGGAATAGAGCATACTCTCAGACTAGGAACAGAATCATCCTACCCTCTGCTCTATTGCGCATCCTTGGATAAAGCAAAATTATGTATACTCTTATGTGTTGGGCCAGGATAGGAGCCAACTTTATACAGTATACCGTAGATACCGCTACGACGGAATTAAACATAAAATTTTAGCAGTATTTACTACTACTACATATTAGCATTGTCTTAGTCTCTATATTGGAATTGTCTTAGTCTCCCTGTGTGAGAAGTAAAATAAAAAGTGGGGTAAACCCCCACTTTTTATTTAACATCGAACACAGAGTATGCCACGGAGCGTTCTGCAGTTTGACCATACGGAACCTCCTTGTTGTAGATAATGTCCACGCAGACAATTTTCTTGCCTGCGTAGGCACCGCTCTTGTCAAGGACCGCATCGAGGTCACCAGCATCCCCACAGCCATTCAGCAACTGCTGGAACGGAGTGAGTTGCTTCATCTGCTCTTCGGTGAACCCGTTAAAGGGTCTCCGAAGGAAGATGCTGGCACTCACGCCACCTTCCACGGCCTTACCGTTGCGCGTGCCTTCGAAATAGGCATACTTACGGTCTTCATCGTGCTTCTTGCCGTTCCTGTCAGTCCAACCGCTCTCAATGGCGTACTTGCCAGTAAGCACAAATTCTGTGTCTTTTGCAACCTGTCCGGCGTTGCGACCGTTCACTCCCACGAGACTCCCCTCGCGAGCGAAAACACGCTCCATTGCCATATGTGTAATGAAATAGTTACGCATTGGTATAGTCTTAGTCTCGAAAATTTGAAAAATCAGACCCTCCCCCGGTCAATGGATTTTCTGAATCGATTTCCCCATTCGCTAGGGCGGGGGTCTATATACATTAACACTTCTTACGTATGCATAACACACATATGTTTATAATCTATTTTGCCAACAACATGACAAATTTAACAAATGCTAACATATCTCTAATATTTTTAATTTCGCTAATTTTTATTAATTTTTTATACATCACCCGTCCTAAAAATTTGGGAAATTAAATTATTTTTCGTATATTTGTAATGTAGGTTGAAGTTTAACTTAAAATAATAAATATATGAAAATAAACACAGAATTAATTTTTAGAGCCATTTGCTCATCAACACACAATTTGTAAGAAATGTTATAACACATTAGATAGAAATCGAAGGTCTTATGCTGAAAGATTATATAAAAATTCTAAACATAATTCAAAAAACTATAATGCACCATATGATTTAACAATGGAGTATATACAAGAATTATTAGAAAAACAAAACTACAAATGTGCATATTCAAGAATACCTTTTTCAAATGATAAAAAAGACAAATATACTTATCCAACAATAGATAGAATTGATTCTACAAAAGGTTATGTTAAGGGGAATGTTTGTATATGTACGCTTTTTGTTAATATAATGAAAAACAATGCAACAGTAGACCAATTCAAAGATATCATAACTAAAATATATAACAACAAAGACAACTTTTAATGAAGTTGTCTTTTTTGTATATAACAAAAAAATCCTCAGCTATTGCTAAGGATTAAAATTATTTTCTAATATTAACAAAACCGTCTGGAACAATAGTGCCAACAAATGTATTACCTCATGGAGCAGTTTTTCCAGAAATATTTGTATATGGAAAAGTAGTTTCCATTGTTCATGGTTTTCCTCCAATTAACGGTCCGACTTCAAAATTGGCAATTTTACTATCAATTGCTTTTGTAATAGAATTTTTAGTAAGTTTATCTATAATATTATCAGCATATCTTGGAATTTCTACAAAATCAACATATGGCTCTCCATTGATAACTGTAGATACATCTTTCACACCTGTACGATATATGTTTAATGGTCTATCTAATCACTTTGTTGTTTTACCAAGTATTGTCTTAGACTTATTACCCATATTACTTCAATATCCTTTATCATACATATAAGTACGTAATTTTTGTATTCTATCTCGTCATGTATCTGTACCAATATGTCTTTTTAATCGTTGATTAAGTCTATCAGAAATTACTCTATCACCAGAACGTTCAAATGGGTTCAAATCTCAAACATCCTTCATGTAGATATCTCCGTATTTATATAAATCTGTACCGGTATTAATTTGATCAATAGGAAAATGAGCAACGTCATGTAAACCACCATGTGCGTGTGCTAAATAATCGCGTTTATTATCTATAAATACATGTGGATCATTAATCTTCATCCCTAAAAATTTATCAATATTATAAGAATAAGTTCCATCTGCATTTTTAACATAAATCCCGTTTTTTGGAGTTTGTCCTGTGTATATAGCAAAAGCGTCTTCTCTTGCCAGTTTCATCATTTTTTGTTGATTTGGACGTGATTGTAATACACTTTTTATAGTTTCATCTTCTTTACGTGTCCCATTTCATACAGGTTTGTTATATTTTTTTTCTAGAAACATACTTTTTACAAACTCCTTACCACGACCAATTGGATCATCATAGCCATATGGAAATATTGTATTATAAGCGTGATATCCACGATACGCTTTATTACCAATTTTTGCGGCTATTCTAACTGCGTCTCCAGCACCAATTAAATCCATACTATCTCCTAATCCAGATAATATTGCTTTACCATAATCGCCATTTTTTGTTAAACGAATTGTTTTAGATATACCATTATCTGTAGTAAGATTTCGTATTCCATCTGCAGTACCAACTATGTCTAATATTCTCATTGCGGCAGGATTAGTAAAAACATACGGTGATAACGATACCGCTGTTGTAGCGAGTGTTGCAATTCCACGATCTTTATATATTTCATCTCTTTTTTCTTGTGTATCGGCAGCATTTGCTTGTTCTATGGTAGAATTTAAAATTCTTTCTCCAGCAGACTCTTCGCTTTGTGGTACATACTTACTAGATCAAGAATTTAAACGTTGTAATCATTTTGGTATACCCATAATTAAAAATACTTTTTATTTTCCACTTAATTTTGTTTAATTGCCTGTTGCGCGGCATTTGTGCTTACAAATCCAGTAGTACCTGCTAAAACTGCGTCTCTATTTATAGGCACACGTTGCTTATTATACAACATTTGCAAATTATTTCAATGATTATAAGCATCATCTGCATTTTTTGTTGCAGCTTGAAATAAGGATTTTGCAGCATCTTCTTTCTTAGACATTTTCATTACAGTAGAAACTGGAGATTCTAAATCATTCATCAAAGATACTGCGTTTGTTGCTTGACGAGCCTTATTATAAGTATGTGATGCTTTACTTGCTATTTTACTAGTTTCTTCTACAGCTTGTATTGCTGGTTTCATTGCTTTAAGTGTTTTACCAGCTTTTATTGCGCCAACTCCTGCTTTTGCTAATTCTCCAACACCAAAAATCGAAGCTACATCACCAATGGCAGATAATCCAGCTAATCCAATATTCTTTCAAGACGGATCTTTAATAGCATCTTTAATAGAATAATATGTTCCAACAACAGGAATTAAATATTTACCAGAATTTCAAATAGTGGAACCACTTTGAGCTTTTAAAATACCACCCTGTTTTATGTATCAAGGTTCTCCATTAGTCTTTGTATGTGTACTAAAGAATTTTTCAATCGCTTGTCACTTAGTTTGTGCAGGCAATTTATCAAATTGCTTTCTAGAAAGACCAATACTACCACTTGCGCCATTAAGTACTTGTTCTGGTTGTCTATTTACTTTTCAATTATAATAATCTGTGTCTTTTATCAATGGTTCTATCTTATACATTATCGGTTCTTCCATAAGTATAGACTTATAAGAAGTCTTAGGTGCACTATAGGGTAAGGGCATTTCTCCAACAAATCTGTTGTCGATTTTAATTTCAGGATAACTATCAACAATACTATTATACCACGCTCTTAATTGTTCTGGATTTTCTCTAAAACCTCTTGCTTGATTTCTAGCTACGAATGTTTCAAAATTTGGAATGAAAGGCTTTCCAGTCAAAGGGTTATTTCCACGCAAAAGGCCTTTAGCAGAACCAAATAAAGTTTTACCAGCGTTCTCAGTGTTCTGTGCCCAGTCTCTAATAAAGTTATTGAAAGCTTGCTGATATTCAGGACTATCTGTAATTTTAGGATCCTTTCAATCTAATCCTAACTGATTCGCAATATCTTTTCTTAATTGTTTATAACCAGGAACAACATCCAAATCAACTAATCCAGAGTCTGGATTAGCTTTGATAAATGTTGATTTACCAGTAGTAGGACCTGCATATCTTACTTGACCAACACCGCCTAAATATTGAGGATTAGTTCCTTCAGTAACCATTACAACATCTGTTTGAGGAACAGCGTTATCTCTGATTCCTCTAAACTCAAATGCATCAGCTCCACGTTTTCTTCCGTATTTTACAATAGCATTTCGTGTATTATTCTTTTTACCAAGTAAACCTTTAACCTCTCCAGTCTGAATTAAAGGTTTTTGAGAAGTAACACTTCATCTACTTGCATATGGTCTACTTGCCATTGTACCAGTGGTATTAGGACTATCTGCAAGAGTAAGTCAAAATCCATTAGGATCTGCTCCATGTGTAGTAACATCTCAGCGCTGAAAAGGGAATTGTACTTTTGTAAGTGGTGTTTTAGATTGGTGAATGCCAGTATATGTTGTAGGTTCTCCGAATTTTAATTTTCCAGTTCTAAGCGCATTTTGAATTGTGACATAATTATCAGCATTTTTCAAAGCTCTTCCTGCAGCTTCAACTACCTTTTCGCTAGCTTTTAGAGCAGCACCAGTTCCTTTTCCAACACTCCCTATCATTATAGGCATCATTATATGTTGAAATTTTTCTTCTGGTGTTTTAACTTCACTTGCAGCATAAGCTGCCATAGGAATACTTGTTTGTGGAATTAATTCTCCAACAGTAGTAACAACTGGCAATACATTATCGGTAACTCATTGATCTCCAACTCTTGCTGCATCCGCCTTTTGTTCTTGAGTCATTGAGTTATATCTTTCTTTACTTGTTTTTCATATATCTCGAATGTTATTTATTCCATTATTTATAAGTTGTCCTCATAATGGTATTGTAGGTATCGGCATATTATTTAATAATTAAATTTCCAGGATTATTTGTACTATAATTAATTCCTAATCCACTAAAGATAGAAGAGGGTGTTCCAGAAATAGTACCAGAAACATATTTCGATACACGTGGTGTATAATCTCCAGGTAATACTTGAAGAGATTCTTTAGTAAGTGCTTGTTCTTCAATTGTATTACCAATTGGTGCCTCTCCAGTAATAGAATATACACCAGTACCGGGTTGATATTTACCAAGTCTTCAACCAGATTGCATATCTTGAGTCCAATTATTAAAAGATTGTTGTTCATAAATATGTTTTGCATCTGGTCTAATAACAGATACGTTACGTTCTTTATTATTTCATCAGATTGGAATAAATCCTGGCTTAAAAGGTAACGGATTACTTATAGGATTGCTAATTCCACCAGGAATTCACGCAGAATTTTTAAAATTTCAATTAGCTGAATTTCCAGAAGCTTCATTGGAAAATACACCTTTAACGGAGGTATTTGGTGTATAGCCGTTAGGTCTTCCAGCACGAACTGTCCCAGTCTTTCCAGAAGTTTTACTGCCTTCTTTAAATACACTACCAAATCCAGAAACTCTTCCACTTTCTCTTGGCGCAGGTATTGTTTGTCTTGTAAGTCCAGTAGTATTAATCGCATTTTGAGCGGCTTGTCTGGTATTTGAAAATATAGTGGGAGCATTTCTTAATGCTGTTCCGCCTATAGCTCCGGCCACAACATCTGTGAGTAATGAACGATATGGATGTTCATCTGTATATTCAGTTCCCATTATCGGGGTGTAATCGAATATATCTTTTATATCATATTCGTTTCTTCCAGACAATTCGTCATTTGCATAAGCAAGTCCTTTTTGCGCAGTAACTCCGGCTACATAGCCAACAGGATCAGTTAAAAATAATCCTAAATTAATTCCAGTTTTAGCAATCATGTTTGCTGCTTGATCGGTTGTTAATGTAATAGACTTTTGGTAAGCTGGAGTACGATATACTTCCGGAATTTCATTTAAGGTAATCTTGCCCTGCTTAAGAGCTAATGCATAATTAGTAATGATCTGTTGACCTTGTTCTCCAAAATCAATATAATTTTTTGGAGCATTTTTATTTATTCGAGCAGGTTGTAGTGTATATGGATCTGAAACATATACGTCTTGATTTGGATTTATTGTAGGCAGTGCTTCTCTTGATAGTGGATCAACGCCGTTTCAATAAAGTAAATCGTTTAAATTCAAATTATATTTTCTAGCAATTCCAATCCACGAATCACCAGGTTGTACTTTATATGTAGGCATACTAATCTAATTTTAAATTAAAAATTCATCTTCTAAACTTTTCACAAAGTTAAAATAATTTTTTAATTTTTCCAAATTTTATTTGCATTTTTCAATTTTTATTTTTAACTTTGCAGTGCCATAATTTTAGAGATTAAACGTATTGATCAACAAACTTATGTTTAACTTTTAAAATACTAATATTATGGAAAATAATTCATTTACTTCAGAAAAATCTGTTAATCCTGCATTTTTAGCTAATAACTTTGGCTGAGGTTTTGGAGCAGGATCTCCGTTTAGTGGAAGTGTATTAGGATTTCTACTTGGCGCTTTATTTGCACCACTTAGTAGTTCTGTATCGATATATCCAAGTCTTCCAGATGTTCCAGAAGGTACATGAGCTAAGTTTTATGAAGAAACTAAAGATATGTCATCAGAAGAACAAAAAGAAGTTATGAAGAAATACTTTGATCCAGACGGAGTTATCGATAAATACTTCGAAAAACTAAAAGATCCAATCCAAGCAGCTAAACTAAACGCAAAATTAATTAAGGTTGATGCTAAAATAGCAGTATTAAATAAGAAGAAACAAAGCATTGTAGATGAATGAGTTAATAGTCCTGTTTAAAAGGACTATTTAATTGTTAATGTTTAAATTTATGTAATATGAAGAAATTGAAATTTATTTTAATTGCCGCTGTAGCAATGTTTACAGCATGTTCCAAAACTACAACTATTTACAATCCCGTAACAATCATAAGTAGAGGTTACGAACTTGGTAAACAGAATGAAAATGGGGAATATGGTATTTTCTTTGGAAATTATCGACCTTATACTAAGGCAACTTCTAATAATGGAATTTTTGTAGGTCCCAATGAGTGCGGATATGATTGGTTTAATATGTTTGCTTTTAAGGATGGTTCTGCCATTATGAATCCTTACAGAGTGGAATGGGATGGTTCATCGTGGACTTATTTGCTCAATGGACAGGAAGCTCAATTCTTTGATAAAAATTCTCGTGAACATAGCTTCATTGGCGTAATTTCTGAAACAACTCCCGTAAATAATAATGGAACAGTAACTGTTGCTGCAGATGCTTTCTTAGATAATTCGGGTGAACTCAATACTCCGAAGGAAGTTTTATACAGCGTAACGAATGTTCCTAATTCTGCATATAATGTTCCGGTCACTCTTAATTTCCAGCATATTAACGCTAAAATGTACATTGGTTTTGCATCTGACAGAAATGATACTGAAATCATTGATTATACCCCTTATAATCCAGGTAGTCCTGCCAAAGATGCTTGGGATGAAACAGTTGAAGTTACAACTTATCAAACTGTAGCAAAACCAACTCCAATGCTTGGTCCTGTTATTGGAACTATTACAGATGAAGATATTAATTATATTAATAGTAAATATACATCTTCTCTGGGATGACTTAGTTATTATAGTTCTAATTCTACTTTTACTGGACCTCTTGATGAAAATATGTGGGAATATTTAGTATCTAAACATCCTGAACTTACAAGTGAAGATTTAGAGAGTTGGGGAACATATGCCAATAATCCTAATATGAGACTTGTCCACGTAGATAAGAGTGGTAAAAAATCAACAGATGGTGATAGTTATCGTGGTTGGTTTGTAAATGTACAGAATGTAAACTGGCAGGGTACAACCGTTACTACAACAGTTCATCACGATGCTGTTCCTGCGATTCCTGCAAGTGGTATTGAAAGCATTCGTGTATTTTCAGTAAATACAGAAAATGAAAAGTTTGTAATTGGACCGCACACAACTAATGCGAACGTAAATATTAATTCTACAGCAAATATTGTAAACGTTGGTTCTAGTTTAGATGTTATCACGTTCCAGAAGCCAACCGGTCCTGTCGCATATTTCGCAACTAAAGAGGCTGTAATTCCATCTTCTTCTACTTTGTCTCCTTCTGTTTGGTATGCACTTCCAGTAAGCAATCCAACTTCTGGTTATGTTGTTAAGTTTTCATATACATATAACGGAGTTGACCATTACGATGCTCGTGTAAATATTCCTTTTGAAGATTCTGATTTTAAACCTGGCTATTATTATAAGTTCATTATTTACATTACAGATCATACAAATGGCGGTACTGATCCAGATAAAGCAAATAACGAAAAAGATGATGTTGACATGACAGAATATCCAGTGAATATTAACGTGCACGTCACGAAATATGAAAGTGGTAAAGAAGTTGTTTATCAGCTTTAATTTTAATAGCCAGCCTTTATAGGTTGGCTATTTTATTTTAATTTTATAAATATGGAAACAGAAGAATTGAGATTATTGCGAGAAAATAATTATATGTTAAAACAAATTCTTTCTTGCCTACAGAATACTAATTATGGAAAAGATTTTGTTGTTAACGTACTTGCAAATTTAACGGCAGATGGAATGCAATATGGAAAGAATTGATAAATTAACAGAACATCTATTGTTTTTGAAGAAAGGCGGAGGAATACATATAAAAAAGAAAAATCGTGGTAAATTCACAGACTATTGTGGAGGTACTGTTACAGAAGAATGTATTAGAAGAGGAAAGAATTCATCTAATCCAACTACACGTAAGAGAGCTACCTTTGCAGCTAATGCCAGACGCTGAAAGCATCAACAGGGTGGTATTATTTATACTTCACTAACTCCTACAGAAGAACAATCGTTCCAGAATTGATACAAAACATATTCAATGACACATGGTTTAAATTCAGATCCAGATAATCCAGAACATTACTACGATTATCGTGGATATTGAAAAAATGATCTGGAACCACAATCATTGATATTTAATGAACATCTTCCTGATAAATGAAAATTACCAGGCCATCCTACATACTCTAATGAATCCATTTATAAGGAAAATTTTGTTCCAACAATAGACAATCTGGCAGATTTTACAGGAGGATTCGAAACATATCGCGAACAACCATATGTATTAAAAACTTCTGATGGAAAAGATCAAGTTCTTGCTGGATATGGTAGTGCGAATCCAGAAATAATTCAACTTGCTCGTGAAGGAAAGTTAACAAAAGATATTGCAAGAAAAGAAATGATTAGACGTTTGCAAGCAGATTATGACGAGTGAGGAAAACAACTTCCTGAATTTAATAATCTTCCAGAAGAAGTTAAATTAGCATTAGTTGATACATCTTATAATGGAAAAGGTGTTACAGGTACCATTAAGTCAAGTCCAAAATTAATACAAATGATTAAGTCTGGCGTAACTAATGGAAAACAATTAGCATCTCAAATGGACCATTCAAAAACTTCTGGTGGCTGACTGGGGGTTCGTTCTTCTGCACGTAGAGCTATGGCACAAGGAAAATACAATTGAAATTGGGATACTTTAGATAAATACGGAAGACAGGTTGATTATGATCAATATAAAGGACCCCAAGATTATAAATCTTCACCTTATTATCAGAAATATCAGTGGGGTGGGTTGGTTTATTCTCCATTTAATGTAAAATCTATTACAAAACAAGATAATCCACAAGATGAAGATATTTCCGAATATATTCGTAGAAGTGAAGACATTTTTCCAGTAGAACCTGTTCGTGTTTGAGGTGTTCCTGAATTAACCTTTAACAATAATGTTGAAAAACCAGAAATAACTCGTGGAATAACTGAATATAAAACAGATAATATAGATGTTGGAAATATGCGTGAATTCCTAGATAAACTTGAAGAAAATGGAATCTCTGTTAGAGTTACGTCTGGAACAGAAAACAGAAAAACGAAACAAGGCAAAAGATCTAGACATTCTACTGGAGATGCAATTGATATAACACCTATTAAAGGCCAAACATTTGCTGATTTAGTAAATCAAATCAAATCAAAACCGGATTTATTAGATTGAATGCGAGAAAATAGAATTGGAATTATAGATGAAACCGATCCTTATATAAAAACACTTACTGGTGCTACAGGAGACCATTTTCATGTATCTAAAGACATAAATGGTAGAGGAGAAGTTTTAGCAATAAATGGATTTAAAAAATTATTTGGATAAAAAAATAAATCCCAGCCTCAATTAAGAGGTTGGGATTTTTAGTTTATTGTAGATTAAAACGATCCTTGTTCTAAAATATAATATGTTTTTTCGTTAAGTATAACACTTTTAAAATTTACATGATTGTTATCATTATAATTAAAATTTCCTGATTCGTCAATACCCATAAACATTTCATGATTAGACGTATTTGGAAATTGCGGAATATTAGTATACAACGCAATTAAATTCTTTCCATCAAATCCTTCATTAAAGGCTTCCATTAATTCAGAATACGAATATATTTCTGGAGAGTCTCCAATTTTTCAAAAATCAGGCATAACTTCAATTTGAAGTTGTTCTATTTCTTGTAGAAATTCTGCAAATTTTGAATAATCTTTAATAGACCCAGACATCTCAATTTCTTCTCAATCTGCATCATGGACATATAATTTACCATCTGGTTTTGCTCAGATATAATTCTTAGGTGGTTCTGTATTGGATTCGAATATAACTGTTTCCTTTATCCCATCAGGTATCTGTTCACCTGACATAAATTTCTTTAAATTACTCATTTATTATTCTCCATTTGTTTGTTCCGGCATATTAACGGATTCATAATCAAGAATCATATCGTTAATAGCATCTAATATGTTATCTAATTTTGTGGCTAACGTATCTAACTTTGTTGCAACAGTATCTAATTTTGTAGATAAAGCATCTACAGAATTCTTAACATTCTCTGTTTTAGTATTATTCGTTTGTACAAGTTTACGAACTTCCTCTTCTTTTGCAACACTTGCTGAAATAGATGCTTCCATTGCATCTTTTATATTTGTTCCTTCTGTAAGATTATAAATTAATCTTGCAATATTTTCTTCTACAGTCATTTTATATTCCAATTATATTGTAAAGTATCTGATAGTATCAAGGCATAGGATAATTTAAATCAGTATCTTGAGTTCTTTCTCTTTTAAAACCAATCTTATACAATCTATTGTGTGTACGTCATTCAGAAATCAAATTATTTCATTTACGCTTAAACACATTACATTCTGGATGATTGTGCTTAATAGCATATAATAATTCAGACATTTCTGAACGGGTTTCTATTTTATAGCTGTTTTCAATATTAATATTATTATCTGTAATTGTACAAACTAAGTCTTTATGAATTTCTTTCATTATATAATCTCTATAGTTATCTTTTCTCCACGGTTATGAGCATTTTTAAGCTCTTTATATAGGTTTGTGAATGTATCTCTAGACTGTGTTAGACGCCCTTTGATCGTATTCTTTCCAACGAGCAAACATCCGGCACTGTCGAGTGCTGATGAGCCACTATGAATCAATATACCGTCAAATCCAGGTACGTTCTTAAGTCTGGGCATAAAACCTCCACACAATGCGTTAATTCAGGATACTTTTGAATACTTTTGTGATTTGACTGTCATTAATACTTCATATTTTCCGGTAGGTATTGCTGTTTCCGAAGGTACTTTTGCGGATTTAATGTAAGATAATGGTTGGGTTGATTTTAATCCACGATCTTTATCTTCTAATGTATTACAAAAGAACTTTCCGTTAATATAAAGATTACCAATTGTATAAGTATCTTTCTTTCATTTTCTATCTACTTTAATTTCCATATCTAAGGTCTTTTAAAAATATATTTAAAGGATGAGAATCTTTTACGTGTGTATAAATATGACGAATCATTTTGAAAAGCATATGCTTCTCTTTCTCATGATAATTCTCTATATGGATTTTGTCCTCAGAAATATAAAGGAAGTTTAAATATTCATTCCAACCCATATAAAAGATAGAAAAACACGTAACCGAAGTTCTTTAATCCAAAATCTAATGCTTGCTGATGATGTATGTTCTCATGTGTTCATGTAGATGATGAAATGGGCTGACCCCTGTATTCACTTCTAACAAACATTGTTCCAAAAAAGGTCATAGCCTTAAAACCCTTAAATGGAATTATACTGCTGTATTTTACTTTTAAATTTTCCATAACATTTAATTTTTAATTTTTGCAAATTTAAAGAAAAAATTTGGAATTTACAAATTTTTTTTGTAATTTAGCGGCGAAAATGGAAGAATGTCGATAAGTAATGATATAAAAATTTTTTAAATTATTTGACTCAAAATGGAATGAACAACTATAATAGTAGCAATTGTTGGAGCTTTAGCTGGAGGCGGATTGGTCTCATTACTTACAATTCGCGAAACTAAAAAGGGAAAACAATTAGAAAATAAAGAAAAAGAAGATAATCGTTGATCAAAATTATGTGATGAACTTCAAGATCAAATAGAAAGTTTAAATGAACGCTTAGTTAAAAAGGATGAAAGAATTACTGATTTGGAAGATACGAATGCAGCTTTACATATTAAATTAGATGAAAGTAATACTGCTTTAGCAAAGGCAACACTGCTTAAATGCAGTAAATTGGCCTGTAAAGACCGAATTCCTCCGTTAGGTTATTCAGAACTAACACCAGAAGAAGTAATTCGTTTTAATAAGCAAATGGAACAAGAGTAAAAGATGATTTTATAATGTTTATGTTAATGATTTATGCCTAAATTACAAAACAACACACAACAAAGAGAACTATTTGGATATAGTGTAGACAAAGAAAATAACGAAGTGTTTTTCAATGATGAAAAGCACGTTTATTTAGATAAACTTACAGGAGAACCATACATATCGGTTACTACCTTAATTAGTAAATATGAAAATGAGTTTAACGAAGCTTTCATGTCTAAATATAAAGCATTAGAAGCTTTAGCAGATCCAGATCATTTCAGTTTAGTAAAACCTGGACTTTTAGCAACACAAATTTGAAGACCTGAATTACTTGATAAACTTAAAATAGACGCTTCAGAATTCGAAAGTAAAGTAAAAGAAATTCTAGATTCGTGACATACTACTAGAGATGAGGCGTGCAGTCATGGAACTTGAGTTCATTCACTCATGGAGACTTCATTTTACGGAAAAAGTAATTTTGATTTATCTGATTTTGATTGTCCAGACATCTGTGGTAGTTATAAGTGTATTGAAGGTTATTATCCTCGTAAACTTGAGGAGGGAATTTATCCAGAATACCTTGTGTCTTGAGTATCTCCAGAGGGATTACACATTAGTGGTCAAATAGACTTATTAATACGTAAAGGAAACGATTTATATGTGTTAGATTATAAAACGAACAAAGAAATAAAGAAAAAGAGCTTTTATAATGCATCTAAAAAGCGTAACACAATGATGAAGTATCCTTTAAACAACATAATGGATTGTAACTATTGACATTACACACTTCAGCTTAGTTTATATGCTTATATGATAGAAAAGATTAATTCTGACATAAACGTAAAAGAACTTAAGCTTGTGCATATCGATAGAAACGGAAAACAAACAATTTATCCTTTGGAGTATCGTAAAGATGATGTTGAACGCATGATAAAACACTATGCTAAAGAATTAAAGACTAAAGAAGCGTTAAATAGAGACATACCTTATATTATATAATATATTATGGAACCTTTTGTAGAAGAGAGACTTAAAATATGTAATGAATGCTTATTGGCTAGAAAGAATAGATTTAATGAAATAAGATGTGATTCTACTAAGTACATGAGTCCTGATGGATCTAAAGTTTCTTATCTTCCAAAAGCAGGTTGAATAAATGGTTGTGGTTGTTTGATTAACATTGCTGCAACTAATAAAAATAAAAAATGTGTTGCGGGGAAATGACCAGAATCATAGGATGAATTATTAGAGTTATTCATGGTTGGTACAATTGATTATTTACCAAGCCAAACGAAGAAACAATTAGACGTAGAAAGATATGTGGAGAATGCGAATATAATAAAAAAGGCATATGTCAAATCTGTGGATGTGTGATTAAAGCTAAAACGGCTTCTCCTAATGAAAAATGTTTAAAAGGTAAATGATAATGGATAAAATGGAAGAACTGTTGCAAGATAATGCAACAACAATTATAGAAAACAATTTAGATGGAATTTACGAAGGTGAATGTGAATTGATTCCTTGTAATGCAACAGTAGTTATAAAACCTTATGATGTTAATCCTTATAGAAAGATAGATACTACTGCATCGGGACTTATAATTGGAATTGAAAGCGACAAAACATACAAATCAAATGAAACTGGAGAGATTGAACAGAATAACGAAGTCATTCGCTGTGGTAAAGTTATAGCAGTTGGTCCAGCTTGTAAAAATGTTGAAGTTGGAGATGATGTTTATTTTACTACTTTTTCAATGACTGTAATTCCGTTTAGAAAGCAGGGCTTAGTCGCAGTTACTGAAAATCTCCTTATATGTAGAATAATTAGAAAATAATGAATATGGAAATAGACAAATGTTTTTATAGTGCTGGAGACCTTGTTCAGGTTAAGCACGATATAGAATTTAAACCTGTTATGTGGATTGTTGAAAAATGTCAACGGCACATAAAGAACAGTGATACAGGAGATTATGAAAGTTGCTTTATAGGAATGAAATGTCGTTGGTTTAATGCTAATGGAGATCTTCAGGAAGCAATTTTCAATACAAAGGATCTTGAATTAGTAAAATAATCATGTTTAAAAATCCTATAAAGAAATATCAAAATGGCGGGTCTGTAAATCAGAATCAAGCAATGCAACAAGTGGTAGAGTTTATTTCACAAGTTGCTAAGGTTTCGCCAGAAGAAGTAATGGCTACTTTAGATAAAATAAAGGGAGATGAAGACGCAATAAACGCTCTATCTCAGGCTTTGGAACTTGCAAAGAATAATGATGAACGCGGATTTCAAGCTATTCAATTAATGTTTAATCCTAAAACAAACACACAGTTCGCAAAAGATGGAGGTAAACTTCATGATTTTATTTGCAAACATGCTAAAGGTGGTTATGTAGCAGGTTGTGGATGTAAAGAAGATGGAGGAAAAGTTGATAACAAAGGTTATACAGCACAAGTAAATGCTCCTGGAGATACTACAAGAACCAAACAATATAATTATAGACAAGAGATTATGCAAACTTATCCTGATGGTTCTGTAAGATATACTACTAGAACTACAGGTGGAGAACCAACTGAAATTCATACATGAGGTCCTGAAGGCATTCCTAATATTTGAAGAAGACTGTGATTTGGTAATAGACAAGCAAATCCAGAAACGGTTGATAATTGGCGTAATATTATTGCTAATCATCCAGAAGATCCAAGAAACGTATTAAATCAGGAAAATGGTGGAGTTGTTAAAGCGGAAGAAGGTACAGGCTTGTCAAGAAAAGAAGCTTTAGAACAATCAAAAGCAACACACGGTTACAATAATGCACAAGCTCAAACGGCATATATAAATGCAAAAAATGCTTTAAGACGACAAGGACTTCGTGGTAGTGCTCTAAAACAGGCTGCTAGAGAAATGATTGCTAAATCTCAAAGTCAGAATAATCCAATTCAATCTGTTGGTGCACCATCGATTCTTCAGAGTACTTTATCTACTCCACAGATAAAACCTAATGTTCCAGAAGCAAAACCTATTAATTATGATAATATGTCGTTTGGTGAAGCCTTCAAGATTGCAGCAGCTAAAGCTGATAATGGTGAACCAAAAACATTTATATGAAGAGGTAAATCTTATGGAACAAGAAAAGCTTCTGGTCCGAAGCTTCCAGTAATATCTGATGATATTGAAATAGAATATCCAGAAATTGATCTCACTATACCTGAAATAAAAGTTGAACAATTACACGTTCCGATAATGGGCACTACTCCTGCGGCAAGAAGTATTCGCACCATAAACACAACTCCTTTTGTTGATAGTATTTCTGGTGCTGGATGAGTTGTATCAAGAGTTCCGATTAGAACAACTTCAACTAATAATTCTAATCGAACGCAACCTCGTCCAACTACAGGTCCTATGAAAAGTGTTCAAACAACTGTTGGCACTGGATATTATCCTGTCAATACACGTGGCGATCTTGATACATTTGTTGGAAGATCTGAATATGAAATGAAACAACAGCTAAATCAAGATAACAAAGAAAGAATGCCTTCTTTGAGATGAGGAAGATGAGATTATCATCCAATGCAAGCTGTTGAGTCTAATATTCCTCGCGGACAAGTAGTAAGTCAAGCTCCAAATTTAATATATCGTAAGAAAGGTGGTATTGTTAAAGGTCAAGATGGTAGTGTTATTAATTATTATAAAAATAAACTTAATAACGATTTTTTCGTTTAAGGAACAGCTGGCATAAATTTACAGAATCGCCTGTAGGTAAAGTTACTAGTTTACTTGTGCCTCCAACAAATGCAACACAAGCCTTTGCTGTTCCTATTAGAATTCTACCAGATGGCACAAAAATAATTCCAGAAGGTGTTAAAGGTGCTTCTGCAAATGCACGTAAGGCCTTTAAACGAATTGATAGATATTTAGATAGAAGCTCGGATCAAACAATTGAAACAAATAGAATTGTTAGAAATATGATTAGTGATGGACAACATGTAGATCCGTCTAAAGAACAATCTATTTTTAAAGAAATTGCTCAGGGTAAAAAATTTTTATACGATAATTATTTAAAATAATGCAAATCTTTATATTCGATAATACAACTAACTCTCTTCGAATAGACGATTATAGCATATTATTAATAAAGGAATTCGCAAAATTATGAGAACCTGAAAGAAATAAATGTAAGGAAGATAAAAAAGGCGAGCAGCGAATTCGCGCTTTTAAAGAATTTACTTACATTTATTTGGTTCTTGATTTCAAATCACCTTATTTTAAATACTTGGAGAAAGATAAGCATGAAGCAGCATTATCTGATTCTGGATTAGAAGAATCCGACTTACAAGATGAAGATTTTCTTGCTGCTTTTAGAAAATATAGAGAGCTTCAAGAAGCGGATCCAATCCTATCTCTTATAAAAACTGCGTATCATACAATCTATAAAATGCGTGTTCATTTAGATAGTATTGATTTTAGTGAAGTTGATGCAGATGGTAAACCTATTTATAAGCCTAAAGATGTAATTGGGGATCTAACGAGTATTAGTAAGATAAGAAGTGAATTACAAGCATTAGAAGAAATGCATAAAACTGGATTGGCTGCACAAGAAAAAACACGTGGAGATCAAACACCAGGTGCATTTGATTATTAATACGATGAAATAATATGGCTATTGATAATGTTACAGGTAAGAGAAAGAAGATACTTAAATCAGAAAAAGAACAAAAAGAAGAACGTTCTAGACGAGCTAAGTATGAAGAAGATTATGAAACTGCTTTAAAAAAACAATTATTTGAAGATTCTGTGCAAGTAACAGAAGAAAACGATGATTTTTTTGAAGATCACAGGGAAATGCATCATCAGAAAAGAAATGGAGATTGAGATGTTCCTATTACTGAAGAAATACATTACTTTGATCCAGAATTATCGTATGAGTTAACTGGATTCCGTCCAATTACAATGACGCAGGGGTTAGATTTTGATCCAGAACCTTTTACAGAAGCCGCTAGAACTTATGAAAGAACCGGCAAATATACAGAATTTCCAGAGGGAACGAAACCTTATAGAGATTATTGGAAGGAACAGTTTAAACGTTGTGTAGAAGGATACACAATTGGTAAATATAGAATAACTGGAGATCATTATTTCTTTTTAAACTTCTATAGAATGCAAACAGCTGTTCAGCAAAGCGCTAAAGCTGTTACAGGACGTAATGAATCATTTCCAAGTTTTTTAGCAAAACAATATGAATTTTTTCATTATGTAGAAATGTGCGAATATCTTGGAATGGATGTATGTATGCTAAAAGCCCGTGGCTTAGGATTCTCAGAAATTTTAGCATGTCTTGGCGTGCGTCCTTTTACAACAACACGAGAATTTCGTACAGTTTATACGGCAGACTCTGATGCTCACCTAAATCCAACTCTTACCAAAGTATGAAAGCAGCTTAACTGACTAAATACAAACACTCAGGGCGGTATGAAACACCTTCGTCAGAAAATTGATAATATGTTTCGTAAAAGAGCATCTATGCTTAATGCACAGGGTGATGAATATGGACCAATGGCAGAAATCGAAGGAATTGTTGCCGATAATCCAACTAAAGTTAGAGGTGATAGAACAGAAAGATTGATATTTGAAGAAGGTGGATCTAATAAAAATTTAATTACCTCTTGAGTTCAGGGAGATGCTCTTGTAAACCTCGGTGGTGTTAAAGTAGGTGTAAAAATCGTAGGTGGTACCGGAGGAGACTCAGGTCCCGCTCTTGCTGGACTATCTAAGATATTTAACGATCCAATGTCTTATAACGTACTACCATATAAGCATTTTTATACAAGAGATGGCAGAGTACAATACTCTGGATTTTTTATTCCTGCCCACGAATTCTCTTTAAGACCAGAATACCTTGATTCTAGAGGTGTTACAAATAATGTAGAGTTTAAAAAATTCTACGAAAAAAAGCGGTCTGGAATGAAAGGTGAGGATGCAATAACATACGCTGCGGAAAACTGTTTTACTCCAGATGAAGCTTTGTTAAAACAGGGGGATAATTTATTCGATTCCGAATTAATATCTAATCAGTTAACATACATGGCTACAATTAAAGATTGTCCTAAACCAAAACCAATGGGCTTGTTATGAAAAGACGATACTCATAAAAAAGTTGAAGGTTTTAATGTTAGAGATAGTAAATTGCTTGTTTTAGAACCACCTCTTACTGACGGAAACGGTAATGTTTACAAAAATCTTTATGTAGCTGGCATAGACGGAATTGATCAAGCACAAAACGATTCGGCGTCAACAACAGATGTGTCTGATTTCTGTATTGTTATAAAAAAACGAGTGTTTGGAATGAACAACGGGCAATATGTAGCGGTTTATAAAGATAGACCTAAAAACATAGAGACCGCGTATGGTATTGCTTGAAAATTACTTGTTTGATATAATGCCCAAGCAATTATAGAATATACAAAATTTGGTTTTGCTAAATTTTTAGAAAGAGAAAAACAATCTCATTTACTAATGAGTCGTCCAGAATTTGCTGTTGCTGGAAAACAAACAAGACGAGGGCAAACAAAAAGATTAATTGGAATTCCATCATCGGTTCCTGTTATTGGACATGGCTTAGAATTAATTTCAACATATTTAAGTGATGGATGACAAGATATCTATTTTGAAGAAATGCTTTATCAATTGTTAAATTATTCTTTTGAAGATAAACGCAAATTTGATATTATTGCAGCAATGGTTTGTGCAGAGATAGCAGACGAGGAATTAATGACAATTGTTCCTAGTAAAGCAACATCTACATCTTCACAATGAAAAGATTTTGGATGGTACGTTAATGATAAAGGATATAGACAATTCGGGGTAATCCCAGATAAAAAATATTAATAAATATGACAGAATTAGAACAAGAGGTTTTAGATATAATTGAACAAACAACTTGTTGTAAATATATCGGTAAATTAAAAGTTGATATATTCAATGATAATTATGAATGTGGAGATACGTGTAAGCAACTTAATGATACGATATATCAATTAAAATTATATTTGGACCGAGAATTTATACCAATGATATTTACATATGAAGGAAATGAAGAAGATTTTAAAGATTTTCTTCGTTGTGAATTTAAACGTAGAAAGATAGAGAAGACAAAATTTTTTAAAGTTGTTCGTGAACCAATTGTTCTTGATGAAGAATTAACTGAATGGGACGATGAATAAAGAAAAAGAAATTAAAAAAATAGACCAATGTATTGCAGAACTTGTTTATGATAAAGTTGCTTTAAGAAAGGCTTATAATTATTATCATGGGGTTCGTGATGCAGAACAATTTCGACATCTTGAAGAAAATTATGGTGTTGGGGTTCCTACTTCAGTTACCTTCACACCATTAATGAAAAAACATATTGATGTTTTGGTTGGAGAATATCTTGAACTCGAACCGGACATGAAAGTAACGTGTAAAGATGAAGAAACTTGTTCAAAGATTCAAAGAGATAAACAATTAAAGATTGATTCTGAAGTTTATAATTATATTCAAAAATATTTACAAAACGCTATTATAAATATTCTTTTAAATAGTCAAGAACCATTAAATGACCCATTTCTTGAAAAAGAACTTGAGAGAATTAAAAATGATGTTGAAAATTCATTTGAATCAGACTACGAAATAGCTGCACAGAATATAATTGAATATATTAAAAATAATCGTGAACTTGATATAAAAAACAAGTTACGTGAACTTTTGGTAGATTTATTTGTAGGTGGATCCATTTATTGAAGGTCGCGTCCTTCTGGCAATAAAAAGGCACTTTGTTTAGATGTTCTTAATCCATTAGATACCTTCGTTGAAAGAAATCCTAATTCATTTTTCCTTAATAAATCACGTAGAGCTGTTATCCGAAGATGATTATCTAAGGATGAGATTTTAGAGGAATTTGGAGAAGATTTATCAGATGAAGCTATTAAGAAAATTACAGGATATTTTACAGATGAATCGCGACATGATATATCAGATCATTATATTATGATTCCTGTAAATGATTCTATTTTAGATGATGGAGAAAGACATCCTGGTCCAGGCCTCCTTGCTGGATTAGAAGCTCATCCTTTATATCCATTTGATAATCAATATAACAATTTTAACAATTATCGTAGACGTGTAATTCCTGTTTATGAGTGTCAATGACTACAATTTGATAAAAAACAAAATCGTTCAGTATTACACGAAGGTATAAAAATTGGAGATGATGTCTATATAACAAATGGTGAGCCAGATTACTACATTAAGTCTCAATCTGATGGTCGCTCGTGTAAACTTAATATAAATGGATTGTTTTTCAATGATAAGAATGGACAACCATTCTCTTTAATTGCTAGTACAATAAATTTGCAGGATCGATATGACCTCTTGCTTTTCTATCGTGATTCTTTAATTGCTAGTTCTGGTACAGTTGGGGATTGGATTGATTTAGCTGCAGTACCAGCTGCTCTTGGTGTAGAAATGCCAGAAAGAATTATGAAATGGTTATCTTATAAGAAATCTGGTGTTGGACTTTACGATTCTTCTCAAGATGGTGCACAATTGATGAACACAACCTTTAGTGGATTTGATGATACTATAAAAGCACAGGCGATTCAGGCAATTCAAATTGCGATTGATTCAATTGAAAGTCAAGCGTCTGCAATATCAGGTGTTTATCCTCAAAAACTCGGCCAAATTCAAGAAAGAGAAGCCGCTTCAAATGTTAAGGTTGGAATTCGTCAATCTAGTCTTGTTACAAAACAATATTTTTATATGATGGATTTAGTTCAACGTGAAGTTTTCTATGATTTATTAAATCTGTCAAAATATGTTTATAAAAACGGACTCACTGGAACAATTATTCTTGGAGATAGATATATAAAGACTTTTACCGCTTTACCTGAACATTATACAATGACTGATTTTGATATTCATTTATCTGATAGTTCTGAATCCTATCAAATGATGCAAGAAGCAAAACAGTTAAATTTTGAACTCATTAAAGCTAATCAAGTTGATGCTGAAATGGCATTAGGTATTCTAACTGCTAAAAATGCAACCCAACTTAAGCATAGACTTGATACAGCTATTAAGAATAAAAAGGCTGAAAATAATATGATTGGTCAGTTACAACAACAGGTTCAACAGTACGACAATCAGATTAAACAAGACCAAAAGACAATTTCTGATCTTCAAAATGAAATTAAGAGACTTCAATCACAAGTCGAAGCCAATAATCAAGCTAAGATTCAACTTGACGCTCGTAGAGTTGCTACAGAAGAAAAAGAAGCTCGTGATAAGAAGGATTATAATGATAAACTTATCGAAGTTAAAGAAAAGCAGTTAGAAGCAGAAATAATGCAGATGTGGGATGGAAATCCTTATAATAATCAAGTAAGAGACGTATAATGGACCAAAGATTATTTATTGAAATTGGACTTAATAATCAAGGCAATATTCTTCCAGTCGATAACACTCCATATGAACGCTGAGGTGAAGATATTCATAATCATGCTGTTATTGAGAGAGTATTTGATTCCGAAGAAAATGTTTTGGAAACAAGAATTAAAGAAATGGATCATTTTAGGGATTATGAGTATTTGAGACATACAGAACCTTTTGAAATAACTAATGATGGCCTGTATACATATCAGAAACTGATTATTCCTTTAAAAGAACATGTTGGAAATGCAAAGTTTTATTATTATGATGGAAGTTTATATGATGCATCTACAAATGAGACTTTATCTTTTGAAGAAGTTTGGGATAAAAAAGCAACTTCTACCAATATGTTCTGATTCGATGAAGAAATATTTTCTATTTATAATTTGTTAGAATGTTTTATATTAACTGAACTTGCTCGTATAAATGACATGCTCAACAATGGTTGTGATGTAGAATGTTCTAGCTTTAATAGTGACACTAACGCTGATTTCTTAGGTGTTGTGATATTTGTTCTTTTGCATCTAATTAAAACAAGAGATTTTTATAATGCACAAAGAATATTAGATAGATTGAATACTTGTAACGGTTTGTGCAAGCATGTAAACGATAAACTTAAAGGATGTGGCTGCAATGGAAATGATAGTAAACAAATTGATCAGCGCTTTAGAAAATGAGGTTGATAGTATTAGTTATGGTCATCCGTTAAATAAGGATAACGTTGCATTTATGAAGAAACTTGTTACACTTTGTATTTATGCGCATTTTATTGTTTTGGACGATAAAGAAGTATTTAAAATAATGAATTTATATGAACACTCATAATCCACTTCCGTTTTCTAATCAGTTTGAACGTGGACATTCGTTTAATTGAGCAGGAGAATGAAAAGAGAATACTCATTATTTTAATAATCAATATGTAACGGACTTCATCTCTTTAGATGGAATGCTTCTTGCTTGCCGTAAGGATCATTTGTCTGAAAAACCGTTAAAACCAGAACCAATCTTACAAAATGGGGAAATCGTTGGAACTAGTTCTCCTTATTGGATTTTTATTGCTGCCATTAATAGTCGTTTATATGTTCCTGAGTATGATGCTGAAACGAACTCTATTATTTTTACTTTAAAACAAAATAAAAATCTTCCTAATAAGATTATAACTCCTATTAGAGTTCGTATTTCTGAAGAACAAATCGAATTAATTAGACAATTGTGTAATCAGGATGCAGAAATATTAATAGACAGTAGAATTGAAGATAATCTTGGTGATAAAACGGATGTTGCTCCATCTCAAAGAATTGTAACGGATTCTTTAGAAGAATTAGACAATAAAATTGATGAAGTTAGTTCTAAGGCTATAGAACATGTCCAATTAGATGGAACTGAATTAGAAATTAATGATAAAACAGTTAATCTTCCAGCATATCCAACAACGCTTCCTGCAAGTGATGTTCATACTTGAGCTAAAAGTGAAATCAAACCATCTTATACATTAAAAGAAATACAAAATGCAGAAGATGTAAATGCTATTGAGGATATTCAAGACAATAATGGATTACTTAAGAAAACAAGTAATGACACATGAGAACTTGATAAAAATACTTATATTACAGCAACCGATTACAGCGAAGTTGATTACGATGGAAGAAACTTCTATACAAAGAATGAAATAGATGCAAAGTTAGAGGCTTTAAGACAATTAATACATAACTAGAATGGAGAAAAGCAATTTAGATTATAATAAATCATATCATACATTCCATACAAGAGATTATTTTAGAGGACGATCTTTTAGATATGCTAGTGTATGAACAATGGGTGCACATTATGACAGCGATGACTATAACGTTGATTTTGTTGTTCATGGACCAGTTCTTTTAGCCTGCAAACAAAGTCATAAAGCATCTATTGATAACGAACCTACAGAATATACATATGATACTTACGGCAATCCCACAGATGTAATTTCTTCTTATTGGGATTTTGTATTATGCGGTATTCGTGGTAAAGATCCTGGAATTAGAATTAATCCAGATACTTTACATTGAGAAGTATCTGATGATAGATTGGATCCAAATGCAGAATGAAGAGATACTGGTGTTAAGGCTAGATTTGAATACGAAGACTTAACGGATGATGATAAACGAGATTTAATAAGTAACTTCATAACACAAGAACTTGGTCAAAATACAGATCTTGTAATTTCACAAAAAACTGTTACTGATAATCTTAATAGAATTGATTCTGCAATTGAAACTGAAATTGCAAATAGAGCTGCTGGAGATACACTTATAACAAACAATCTTAATGATGAAATTGAACGTGCACAGGCAGCAGAACAATCATTAACTTCCAGTTCTTCTGATAAAACAATTGTTGTAAACAAAACAAATAGCGGAACTGATTTAAAAGTTAATATTGATGGAACAACAATAACTAAAAATTCTAATGGCGTTTTAGGTACTAATTTAGTGATCCAGAAACTTACAAACGTTACAGACAACACTGTTAGAGACGAATATGCTTTAATAGATGGGGCTGGAAACTATAAAGGTGTAACGATAAAGGTTTATAAAGATTCTACTCTTAAAAGTGCTTCTTTAGTTACGATAAATAATAAAGAGTACCTTCGACTCATTTATATAATGGAGGATGGGACTGAAAAAACAGTTGATACAGATTTTTCTAATTTCTTATCTAAAACTGAATTTAAAGACGGTCTTACTGTAAATGGAGAAAATGTTTCTGTTCTTCGTGACCCAACATCTGAATCATATTTATCTATCAGTTCTGCTGGTATTAAGATATCTGGTGTACAGAATGCGATTAACGCCTCAGTTAACATAGAAACTGCAAGAGCTACTGGTGCCGAATCTGGATTAAATACCAAAATCGAAAATGAAATAACTCGTGCTACCGGAATAGAAAATGGGCTTAGAAGTGATATAACAACAATTAATAACACACTTCCTTTAAAAGCTGATCTTGTTAATGGTTTAGTTCCTGCAAACGAACTTCCTTCTTATGTAGACGATGTTCTTGAATTTACATCATCTTCTGAATTTCCTCAAACTGGAGAAAAAGGTAAAATATACGTAGCTACTTCTACAAATCAAACATATCGCTGATCTGGATCTGTTTATGTTCCACTTTCCTCCCCTGTTGATGATGCTTTAAGTTCTACATCTTCAAATCCCGTTGAAAATCGTGTAATTAAGGCAAAATTTGATGCGCTTGATATAGCGATTGCTGAAGCTGGATATAAACCAGATGAAGACGACATTACTGCTGATGCTAATAAGAAGTTGATGTTTAAGGATAAAGTTTATAACACTTCTTCTCCAAACGGTTTGGGCTTTAAGTATCTTCGTTCTAATATTGTAAGCGGAAAGAATGTTCTCACTCAATCAATGATTAATCTTACAAATACAATATATCATCTTGATGAAGATTATGATTTGAATAATGGTTCTATAACATTTGCTTCTGGCACGGTTCTTGATGTACACGGTGGCTCTATTAAGAACGGAACTGTAAATTTGAATGGTGTAAAGTTCTTACATCCTGTTAATTGGGATACTTTCTTTGTTAATTGTACAATTACGGGTGTTCCTTCACCAGATACTCTTATTTATGAAAACGGAAGATGGAAATTCTATGATACTACTGGTGTTAAACGTAGATTTATGACAGAACCTGATTCTTGACCTGAATTAGAAACACTTAGTGTTGATCCTATGTCTGTAATATTTGACGCAGATGGTGGTACAGATTCTGTAGCTGTTACTACAAACGGAAGTGATTGGAGTATTGTTTAATATAAGGGAGACTCCAATGTCTCCCTTTAATTTTATATAATTATGTCAAATTGAATAAATACAACTAAAACTGCAGCTGGATGTACAGTTACTGCTAATGCACAAAATGATTTGAAACCTCGTTCTACATCATTTAACGTTTCTAATGGAATGTCCTTTTCACGTCCAATTATTGTTTTTCAATCTGGAAAAGATTCTTATACAGTTCAGGATTTAATAAATTGAGGATATGCTACTTATACTGTAAAAAATGGCTATGGTGTCATTGAATTAGACGTAAACGCTCCGTTTTACTTTTCAAGAATTACTAATTTTGACGATGTTGCTAAAGACATTGAAAGAATTAACGACGATTATCAAAACGTAGTTGTTTGAAAGAATGGTGTTCCTTTATGTATGACAATGGAGCAAATAGCAAACTGGTATTCTAATAATTCTATTCCAATTGTGGATTTATCAAGTACTGGAATTTCTTCTGGTCTGTTTGGAAAAATTGATTTTAGTTCACTTGAAGGTACATTTATACTTAAAATATCAACAGAAAGCCAGAATTTACGCTTTTATACTGGTCCTTTTATAACAAATTCAACATCTCCGAAAAAGTTTGCAATAAATGCAGAAAACGGAAGATTCGATACCCTCAGCGGAACATGTATAAACATGGAAGAATTAGAAGAATTTACAATACGAGCACATTCTCTTTTAGAAGACGAATCATATGTAGATTATAATTATGTAACAAATTCAATGTCAAGTGCATTTCAAAATTGTAAGTCTTTAAAAGAAATTACTGGAGTTGTTTGCGCAGAAACACTAAGTGATCAGTCAATGGATTGACACTACACATTTTACCATTGTGATTCTTTAACTATAATCAAATCCGATATTGCAAAAACCGGAACATTGCGTATAAAAAACGGAAGTGGTTGTTTCAATTCTTGTAGTTCTCTTGTAACCATAGAACCAATTCTCGATTTTGTAAGCATACGTAATTCTACTTCTGTTATGTTTGCTGGCTGTATAAATTTAGAGAATGTAAAAATAAAGAATATTGACGGATATGATTATGATTTTACAAGTAATGATTTTCAAATTCCAAAAATGTCTTTAGAAAGTATGCAGTATCTTATTACTAATGCAAAAGAACAATCTGAAGAACGTAATTTAGTATTTAGTACATTACACGAAAGTGAATTAAGTAGCGATTATATTACAGCTGCTCAAAATAAAAATTGAAAAATAACATTTAAAGAAGTTTAATTATGTCTGAATGATATACACTTACTAAAAATAATAACAAGATTGATATATCTTGTTCTAGAAATACATCTAGTATGCCAAGAGCAGTTGTAGCTATGGTTCGTGGGCAAAAAAGTTATCGTCCTTTATTAATTAATCAGCTTGGTGTTTCTACGCACGAAGATAGTTCTGGAGGATCTATAATTGTTGATTGAGATACTAATGCAGTCACATTAGAGGTTCCATATGCAACAGCGGTTGCTTACGATAATTCTCTTTATACTTTTGGTGTTGTTTATGGTGGGAGTATAACATCATATTCAAATCCGTATCCTAATATGGTCGTTGATTTATATAGTTCCGTTGAAAGGATTGGATATAAAAACGGAGCTCAAAAAAATGCGATTAGATACACAAACGGAAATAATACAGCAGAATATTATTATATTTACTGATGTAGATCTTACGAAATTAAAGATAATCAGATGGTACCTAAAAACATCACGGCAATTTTAAGCGAAACTGCCGGATTTTATCGTGAAAGTAGATTTATTAAAGGTACTTTACCAGATGGAAAACATACTGCAACAGAACTTGATGGAATTTATACATATGATCAACTATTAAACAGATTTGATAATTCTGAAGTGTTAGCAAATATTAAAACTGCAATTGACACTCGTGACAGAAATAACAATAATACGACTTATGATTATAAATGCGTTGTTGTAAGAACGTATCCTGTTCAATGGTGTACACTTTCTGGTATTTATTCTGGTTATAGTTATATAACAAATTTATTAATTGCACAAGAAAATGGATGAATCTTTGATACATCCATTGTATTTCCTTGGATGGACGATGGTATATCTTTTGGTGGAACTGGTTGAGTTAGTGATAGTCCAGATGGAGCCGGAAATGAATCTTCGTTAATTGACACTGGAACAGGTGGTATAAAAGGTTCTCGTTATGGTGGACAGGCCAGTTGTACTAGAACTATTACCGATGCTCAAGGAAATACTACATATACACCTACTGTAAGTTATAGTGCTTCTGGACCAATTGGTTTAAATAATAATTATACAGGTACTTATGACGAAAACAATAGAAAAGTTACATTTGTTTGAGGAGAAGTTGGTTCCAGTCAACAAGATTCTAATATTACTGCAACTTTACAATATACAAACGTTTTGCGTGCAGATGGAACATCTACAAATATATCAGATTCTGTTAGTTTACGAATTGATAATGGTACATATTAATAGTTTATGGCTAAAATAAAACAACTAAGAGAAAATAACATTCCATTTTATCCTGTTACAATTCCAGATGCAATTGTTTTTGAGAATGGTGATAATTTGAACGAAAAGGTATCCAACTTAGAAAATGAGTTGGATACCATTGAACAACTAATACCAGAACAAGCCAATCCTCAAAATCAATTAGCAGACAAAGAATTTGTAAACTCTTCAATTGCAACAAATACTGCACAGTTTAGAGGTACTTTTAACACACTTAATGAATTGAACGCAGTTGAAGCAGATACAAACGACTATGGATTTGTAGTAGATACAGATGCTTCTGGAAATACTTTATATAACAGGTATAAATATAATGGAGACAGTTGAGTATTTGAATATACATTAAATAATAGTTCTTTTACTGCAGAACAATGGGAAGCTATTAATTCTGGAATAACTACTAGTTTAGTTGATAAACTTACAGAGCTTCCAACTAATAGTCAATTAACAGAAACTTTTAATAGTAAAGCAGATAAAGCAACTACTGTTACTAATGTAGCATACTCAAATAATAAGATTACAAAAACTATCAATGGAGTTACTTCAGATGTTGTTTCTATTGATACTATTAAACATGATTTAAATTTAACTAAATCTGATGTTGGTTTATCAAATGTAGATAATACTTCTGATGCGGATAAACCAATTTCTATCGCTACTCAAAATGCTTTAGATGGCAAGATAGATAAAGTTAACGGAAAAGGTCTTTCTACTAACGATTATACTACTGATGATAAGAACAAATTACATAGTATTGCAGACGGTGCTCAAGTAAACGTATTAGAAGGTGTTAAAGTAAATGGAACTGAATTAACTATTGATAATGAAAAGAAAGTTAATGTTATTGTTCCTACAAAAACCTCTGATTTAACAAATGACGATAATACTGTAAAAGATCCGAATTATGTTCATACAGATAACAATTTTACTGATGTTTATAAGAATAAGGTTGATAATTCTCAGGAAAATGTAATTGAGCATATAAAAGTTAATGGTACTGAACAGCAAATAGTTGAAAAAACTGTTGATATAACAGTTCCAACTGATCTATCTGATTTAAATGATGATGCAAATCACCGTCTTGTTACTGATGCTGAAAAGACTGCTTGAAATGCTAAATATGATAAACCTTCTGGAGGAATTCCAAAAGCTGATTTAAGTAATAGTGTACAACGTTCGTTGGATAAGGCTGACACAGCTTTACAAGAACATCAGGATATTTCTGGAAAAGCAGATAAATCGTCGTTAGCTACTGTTGCCACAACTGGTAAATATGAGGATTTGATTGGCGGACCAGATTTAACTGGATACGCTACTGAACAGTGAGTTACTAATCAAAATTATATAACAGACGTATCTGGTAAAGCAGATAAGTCTGAAATGTCTGTTTCTACTAATGGTGATAAGACAACAATCCAATTAAAAGCAGGAACATCTGCGACTGTAATAAATGCACATCAGGATATTAGTGGTAAACAAGATGTAATTACTGATTTAAATACAATTCGTTCTGGTGCAGCTGCTGGAGCAACAGCATATCAAAAACCATCAACAGGAATACCTAAATCAGATTTAGCTACAGATGTTCAAACGTCTTTAAATAAAGCTGATACTGCTTTACAGTCACATCAGGATTTATCTCATATTACCAATTTAATTCCAACTCAAGCATCTTCTTCTAATCAGTTAGCAGATAAGGATTTTGTTAATTCTTCTGTTTCTACAGCAACTGCTACTTTTAGAGGAACAAGTGCTGCTGGATTAAACCAAACGCAGTTATTTAATTGAGCAAATGGTTTAACAAAAGATTTAAATGATTATGTATTCTGAAATACTACGGATAGTAATGGAAATACTGTTTATAAGCGTTATAAATACGATGGTACTAACTGAGTATTTGAATATGATTTAAATAACTCCTCGTTTACATCTGAGCAATGGTCTGCAATAAATTCCGGAATTACAAATACACATGTTACTAAGTTAAATGGTATTGCTGATGGAGCGGAAGTAAATGTTCAATCTGATTGGAATGAAACAAACACTTCCTCTGATGCTTATATTAAGAATAAGCCAGCTAATCTTGTTCAGGACGCTAATTATGTTCATACAGACAACAACTATACTACTACAGAGAAGAATAAATTATCAGGAATTGCTTCTAATGCCCAGGTAAACGTTTTGGAAGGAGTTCAAGTAAATGGCACGGATTTGACTATTACAAACAAGAAAGTCAATGTTTCTGTTCCGACCAAAACATCGCAGTTAACAAATGATGATAATGTTGTTAAAGATGCTTCTTATGTACATACTGATAATAATTATACAACTACAGAAAAGAATAAACTGTCTGGTATTGCATCTGGAGCACAAGTTAATGTTATTGAAGGTGTACAAGTTAATGGAACAGATTTACCTATTACCACCAATAAGAAAGTAAACGTTGATTTATCTGGAAAAGTTGATAAAGTTTCTGGTAAGGGATTATCTACATATGATGTTGTTGATTACGCTGTATTAATTGATTCAGTCAATGATAAAAGTGAAAGTCAAATAACATTACGTAGAACTGGTTCATCTGTAAACAATAATGTTACTGTTGGTACTACCATTGCTGAAAAAACAAAAATTGAGAATAGTGTTACGAATGTTCAGATAAATGGCGTTACTCAAGCAAAGTCAGGAAGTGTTGTAAATCTTGATTTAAGTAATAAGGTCAATGTTGCAGAATCTGTATCTCGTACTGATGATGAATTTGTTTATCGTCAGACTGGTGATGGATTAGATATTGATGCTAATAATGCTAGAATTGATAAGATTAAGGGAAAGACGTTGGTGTGGAATCAGTTGGTAGAAAACGGTAATTTTGCAGACACATCTCATTGGAATTTGGGCGATGGCGTACAATTATCTGTTTTTTCTAATGTCGCAACAATTTCTAAAAATGTAAGTGCTTATAATGGTGTTTTTATCGGAGAGGATATAAAAATTATACAGGGGCATAAATATATTTACTGTTCTTCTGTCAAGTGTAATAATACAGGAAATAGATTTCGTTTACTCCTCTATGGTGGTAGTTCCGCTCAGAATATTATTCCTTGGACGAACTACTCGGAGTGGACAAATGTCTCTTTAGTGTTTACAAGCGCAGCAACAAATAATGAATTTAGGCTTTATGCTGATAATGGTGGTGATAACACTCAAACAGTAAACATTTCTATTAAAAATGTTATTATTGTCGACCTAACTTTAATGTTCGGAGAAGGTAATGAGCCTACTACTGTTGAAGAATTTGAATCTATGTTTCCTGGTTATCATGAATATAATGATGGTAAACTTATTTCTAATGATGCTGAAAGTATTGAAACAGTTGGATTTAATCAGTGGGATGAAGAATGGGAACATGGAGATATAGAGGACAAAGGGATACCTTCAGATATTAATAACAATGTTCGTTGTAAGAATATGATTGAAGTGAAGGAAGGTAAAACTTACTTTGCTCATTCTAATTCTGGCGACTTTTATATTTGGGGAATGGATGCAAACAAGCAGCCTGCTATTCTTCTTGTTCATGACGGAAGAGATATTGAGTTTACAATCCCAAAAGGAGTTAGGTATCTATATTTTTGCATGTGGACTAATTATGGCACCACTTACAACCACGACATATGTATTAATATTTCCGACCCTGCCAAAAATGGTACTTATGAACCTTACAAGAAATCTAAAATAAATCTTAATCTTAATTCTTTTAAAGTTAAAGATAGTCAAGGAAATATTATTACTATAAATGGTGGATTAAAGAGTGCTGGAAGTGTCTATGACGAGATTGTAGGGAACAAGTATATCAAGAGGATTGGTGAAGTAGATTTAGGAACACTAAATTGGGATATAAATACCTTACCTACATCACCAAATGGATTTAATGCATATTTTCATACACATGGATTGACTGTTGTTTGTTCAAAATATATATGTGTTCAATCTATAACAAGTTCCGGTTGGGTGCAGCCATCTACTTTATACTACGGTCACTCAAATGACAATTATGGTATTGTAATTACTGAAAGTAATACAAAATATCCTGATAGTAATACTTTTAAAACTGCTATGTCCGGTGTAATGCTCTACTACGAACTTGCAACTCCTATTGAATATGAAATTATAGCTCCAACTAATTTTGATTATCCAGTAGATAAATTAGGAACAGAAAGAGTTATTTCCGATACAGTTCCTACCCCTCCTTTCCGTGCTGATATTACTTATCATGAATCCAATATCAAAGATATTGAAATAGAAGGAATAACTGAATATCTAAAACGTAGTGAACTTAGTGATTGAATAACTTCTAATAAACCAACTTATTCGTTGTCTGAGATTACTAATGCTGATGATGTTAAAGCGATAGAGAATTTAACTGGAACAGGATTGTTAAAAAGAACTGGGGATAATACTTGAGCTTTAGATAGTACAAGTTATGCTTCTGCGAGCGCCCTATCCGGCTATCTGCCGCTGACGGGCGGGACGCTGACGGGGGAATTAAACATTCGGGACAGCTCGCTGAACTTTGTTTCTTCCACTGCCGGGAGTCTAATTCATAGATTGGCTAATAGCTCCAATCACCAGCCGTCATGGTTTGACGGAACCAGTTGGAAAACGATTGCGTATGCGGCTGACTTAAATGACTATGTAAGGAAGTCCGGTGATGTTATTACCGGGCAGATTTACATGAACAATAGCTATTTTATTTTCAGGACTGCAGAGAGTGTTAATATCGGACACCTAAACGCGAGGGCAAGCGACAACGCCCTTATCTGGTATGATACTACGAAGTGGAATACTGTCTGACACTCCGGTAACTCCAACCTTTCCACGGTGGATTGGAACGCGAAAGCACTTAACACAAACGACAGGATATTTATTAATTGTGGTAGTGATGGTTCCAAGCCGACTATAATGTGGAACAAGGCCGGAAACCTTGGTTGTATAGGGTATAGCGGTAATTCAATCGTGATAGGAGATTGTACGAATAGTTCTTCTACTACATTTGCTAATACTTTTGTAAATATAACAACTGGCGGTAATGTCGGTATCGGCACTTCTTCTCCAGCCTACAAGCTGGATGTTCACGGAATCTCGGCAAGTAATTATATGCTATTTTACGGGACTGATGGGACTACCGTTCAGGGGTATGTTGGTCGCGCTGGTTCTGTTAATAATACTATTTATCTTGATTCTTATAACAAAAATAACATATCAATAGCTATCGGAGGAGGCAAGGTTGGCATCGGAACGGCTAGTCCCTCTTCCACATTAAGCCTATATACGAATGGAACCACAAATGAAACAAATATAACATTGACATCGGATGGGACCGGTGGAGATATTGGTTCTATCTATATACAGAAGGAAAGTGGAAACGGGTTTGTTTTCGCGGAACTCAATCGTGATTTCATTTGGAGAGTAGGAGAAGGCTCTACTGCGGGAGGTGGTGGAACAGAGCGGATGAGGCTGAACAATGCTGGCAATCTTGGTATTGGCATTAGCTCGCCTTCGTACATGCTCGATGTGAATGGTGCCGCCAGAGCCACTCAAATTATTACACCGTCTATTAGTAATTCGAGTGGTATTTCTATTACTGCTGATTATATTGGTTTAGAAGCTACTGGTGATTCACTTGATTTTACATCTCCGGATTCGTTTAATTTCTCTGGAGGTGGTGATATGTATATCACGAATAATAATGTTTATGCAAATGGGTTCGTCAAAACAGGTGGTACATCATCTCAATTTCTTAAAGCAGATGGTAGTGTTGATAGTAATACTTATTTGAGTACTGCATCGCTATCTGGATATCTTCCTTTAACTGGAGGTACTATTACTGGTAGTTTAACTGTTAATAATAGAATAACTACTAGAAATATTGGTAGTGGCTCTTATCAAAACTGACACATTAAAGATGATTCAGATATTAATTCCAGCTCTAATAATCTTGAAATTTATACTGAAGATGAACTGCGTATTAATGCAGGATCTATAGAAATGTCTGCTGATGATATTACCATTAATAATGTTTATGATCTTAATTTTGGACAAATTAAAATTAGCACATATCAAAATACATTTATTATTGATAATACTGTTACAAAAAGTCGTTACTTGATACATTTAGATGGAACTAATAGCGGTGATTATGTTGAATTTGAGAGATATTAATAACAAAAAAGGCTACTCTTATGAGTAGCCTTTTCTTTTTTATTTTATATTCTGTAAATCTTCTAATGTTCAGAACAATTCTTTAAATCCTTGTTCTTTTCTTCCTTTTGGTATCTTTCCACTTCGAACTCAGTTATCAAATGTTGCACGACTTATTTTAAGATACTTACATGCTTGATATTTACTAAGTTTATTTTGTGTATTCGTTGCTTTATTAAGAATTTCTAAATATCCAGTACATTGTTCGTCTGTAAATGCTGAATTACCAGTATCAATTCCATTAGCAATTTCTAATAAAGTATCTCTAAGTAGTTCTTGTTTTGACATTATATTTATTTTTAAGGTACATCCCGATTAATATAAATACTATTGTTATTGTTGAATAGACGAATATCATTTGTAGATTATTGATTGGGATTGTTCAAGTATAATCAATTCATGAAATTGCATTATTTATTCATGTATAATATAATGGTAGTCTGTGTCAAATGCAACATCTAAATGTAAATGATGCAAATAATCACATTGCTGTTGGAATTAATGATACTTGAAACAGTATGGATAGAATTGGTGTAGTTATTCCAAAACATCCAAATATAACAGTAATAAATGATATAATCCCGATTAAAAATGAACCGTATTTTAAAAATATCAGAAATCATCGATATCCAACTAAACTAATTGACTTCTCCTCCATTATTCTTCATTGTTACATGTTCTTTTCCTAAACTTAAATTTGTAAATCAACCCATTCCACGTCCTCTAGGTTTATTCATTCAATCTTGTTTTGTAGGTTCTTCCTGAGGAACTTGTTCAATTGGTTTGGATTGGTCAATTTCTTGTACATTTTCTTCACTTTTAGGAAAGAATCTTTCTGAATTCCTATTTATCGTTTTTTCCATTGATGCTCTTATTTTCTGCATCATCTCCTGTATTTGCTGTGTTGTTAAATTTATGTTTTCTGGCATAATATAAAAGTTTTAAAATTAAACATCTTTTTGCAGCAAATATAATAATTAATTTCTAAAAATCAAAATTATTTCTTTAGTAACGTATTGAAACTTAAAAATCTTTATAACTAACTATAAATCAATCCATTAAAATATTTTAAACTTTCTTTTAGCATTGTTCTATTTTTGGCCATTTTATGTCGTATCTTTGCACCGTTGATCAACAGTAGTCGGATTTCCGATGAATTATACGTTTAATTTTTAAAACATTAACAAAAATGGCTGACGAAAAAACTTATGTATTTGACAGTGCATCTCGTAATGATATTCCTCTTGCTTATGCACTTAACAACAACGGTTGGGGCAATGGTGGTTATGGCCTCGGTGGTTGAGGTGGTGGTATTCTCGGTTTCCTTCTTGGCGCTATGTTTGGTGGCGGTTTTGGAGGCTGGGGTAATGGTTTCGGTGGCGGCATGGCCGGTGCTGGCTATCTTGGAAACACCATGAATAACAACAATAACACTGATTTAATTATGCAGGCTATTAATGGTACAGATTCTGACGTTCGTTTACTTGCTACTACTCTTAACGCTGATGTAAATGAAGTACGTTCTGCTATTTCTACGATTAATACAGGTATTGCTAATGTTGGTTCTCAGGTTGGTTTAACTGGTCTTCAGGTAGTTAACGCTATTCAGGCCGGTGATGCTAGTCTTGCTAGTCAATTAGCTTCGTGTTGCTGCGAAAATCGTCTTTTAACTACTACACAGGGTTATGAGAATCAGATTCGTACTATTGAGCAGACAAATACTCTTAGCACTCAGGCTGAACGTAACACTGGTTCCATCATTGACGCTATTAATGCTCAAACTATTGCTATGAACGATCAGTTCTGTGCTTTGAAGGAACGTGAACTTCAGAATAAGATTGATACTCTTACTGCTGCTAATACTTCCCTCCGTGGACAGATTGACAATGCTAATCAAACCGCTGCTGTTGCTGCTATGCTTGCTCCAATTCAGAAAGAAGTTTCTGAAATTAAAGCTGCACAGCCTAACACAGTTGCTGTACAATGGCCTCAATTAACTGCTGTGCCTTCGACTTATCTTTACGGTAATGGCAGCTACTATGGTGGTTATCCTTATTACTATGGTGGAAACGGCTCTATCTGGGCATAATTGCTTAGGAGGGGCATAGTACACTATGGGAACTAGTTTTTTATTTAATAGAGTGAATCTAAACGGAATTCCTTGTATTGAAACTGCAAGTATTACTGAAAATGCAACTTCTGTAACGTATAACTTTAATCCTTCACCTGCAGTAAGCCCTAGATTTTCTGGAATTATTGCTGTACGTGTTGACGAAGTTCCTACTAATACTGCATTGCCTGTAAGCTTTAATGTTCCAAGTATAGCTGGTACTACAATTGCTTTAACACTTATTGGTGGAACTCAAGCAACTGGTGCTGACTTAGAAGAAGGAATTCATATCGTTTTCTATGATAGATTCAACGGAATTTTACAATTGTTAGTTTAATTTTATGTTTCAATCAGTAAGACCTAATAGTCCTATATATGTATTACATAAAGGGGACAATCCTCGTTTAGAAACTGGTTATGTTGCTAATCAGCCAATTCCTAAACCTAAATATCAAATGCCACATACTTTTGGGCAACCGCAAGAGATGATTGTAGATTTAGTAATCAAACTTAATGATGTATCTATAAATTTAAATGCAATTCCGGCTGGGTTGGATATTGCAGATTCTTATAGTAATGGTGAAAACATTGTTATTTCTGATAGCAGAGAGGCAATGAATTCAGAAATATTAAGTTTGAAACAGAAAAGTGTTGATATTTTAAATAGTGCTCCTTATCATAAGTCACTTATACAGCAATATGATAAATTGCTTTCTGATTTTAATCCAGAAATGGCAGAAAAGCAAGCTCAACAGCAAGAAATTGCAAGCCTTAGAAACCAGATGAATGAGATGTCCAAAAACATGGCTTTGCTGATTGAACAATTAAAAAATAAGGAGAAATAACATGAGAATGTGGGAAATACGCGAAAAAGACCGTAGCAAAGGTAGAGACTATCGTGAAGATATGCGGCATGATAAATCAATAGATGAAGCATACGAATGTGGCTATGAAGATGGCTACGAAGATGCTATGAAAGAATTAGAAGATAGTTATGGTGAGCGTTCTTATAGATCTTCTAGCAGACGCTCTATGAAAATGCGCTAGTTATGAGATTAGATGCAAGAGATAAGTTTCCTTCTGGAATGGAAGAATACTTAGCAATGTATGGTTGACACTTTAGTAAAAAGATGTGTGAATGAGTAGTTTCTAACATGTATAAAACTACTGATGGGAAGAAAATTCCAATTATTCCCATTAAAAAAGAGGATATTGATAGAATACTCAAGGAAAATAACATTACATTAGATAACAAATATGGTTATGATTATGTCTTTGCTGCAAATATGTGCAAAGCCGATTATCTAGGAAGCTCTGTACCAGACGAACATCATCTTGCATTATTTGTTAAAGATTATGTAGATGATCCTGATGGATATCCTGAATTGCCTTTCACAAGATTTTATGGTGATACGATTGGATTGGGGTTGTCTATTGATTGAGAAGAAATGATTTAATTATGTTATTAGCACAAGAGTTTTACTTATACGATTATTATTGAACCGTTAAAGTGTTTTATGCTGTTGATTCAATACCAATTGATTATGTTCTCACAGAACTTGAGAAAATTGGATGCTCAGGAGAAGATCTTGACTCTGCAGAATTTGTTTTGACTGACGGAACTAATAAAGGTTTAACATATTCTAACTTTAATGACCGTGAATCAATAGTTGTTATAGGTGTCACATCTTGTCCTGCAGAATTTCAACATACATACGATCATGAGAAACTTCATCTAGCAATGCATATAGCGCAGCACTTCGATATAGATCCTTTTAGTGAGGAATTAGCCTATTTAGTTGGCGATATTGGATTGGAAATGTTTCCAATCGCAAAGAAGTTTTTATGTGAACATTGTAGAGAAGAATTAGAATAGATTTTTTATTAAAGGTGGAGATTGAAAAAATCTTCACCTTTTTTGTTAATTTTTGTAAAAAAATTTGGAAAATTGAAATTTATTTTATATATTTGCACCGAATATGAAAAGTTTAGAAAAATTTTAAATTTCTAAATTTAAGAATAAAAAAGATGCAATAAGAACTAATAAGTTAATGTTTTATGATTGAATTAAAAAATTATCAATTGGATGAAATTATATCCATCCTAAACAAGGTTCAGTTAAACAAAATTACTGATGCAGAAATGCGTAAGACTATTTTAAAGTTTGTTTTGCTGATGCCAAAGAAGTTAGAATCTGTTAAGAACGAGATCGATGAAACTAGAAAGAAGTTTTTTAGTGAATTTAAAGAAGAAGATCTTAATAAATTTCAGGTAGCACTTAATGAAATCAGTGAGCTTATAAAAGACGGGAAGACTACAGAAGCTCTAAAGAAAGATGCTGAAGTTTCCAAAGAATTTCCAGAAATTGTAACAGCTTATAAGAACTTTAATGATGCAATTAATTCTCTTCAGAAAGAAACGGTTGAATTAACACTTGAACCTATTAAAGTTGAGGATTTTATTGATGCTATGACTAAACAGGATATTACAATTTCTGCAAAAGAAATCAATATACTTAATCCTATTTTTATAAATGAATCTTAATATTAAACTTATAATATCTTTTGTTTGTTTAGCTTTAATAGTTGGATTGGGTTGGTTTGTTGTCAATCAAAATAAACAAATTCGAGAACTTAATCAGAATCTGGAATATGCTATTAATAACAACAAAGCATATGAAGCTGAAAATAGCACTTTAAATGATCAGATTATTGAGTTTAAAATGACAGCTAAACAACTTTCTTATAGTCGTGATTCTCTAACTCAAAAGTTAAATAATGTTAGAAACGAACTTAAAATAAAAGATAAACAAATAAAAGAACTACAATATATTGCTTCAGAGAACAGAAAACGCGATACTGTTCGATTAAAAGATACAATCTTCGTTGAAGGGGTTGCACTTGACACTTTAATTCAGGATAAATGAAGTAGTCTTAAACTTCAAGCACAATATCCAAATCTTTTAAATGTTGATTATTCTTTCAACAACTCTACAATGATTCTAACACACACTTCTCGTGTAACTGTAGATCCTCCTAAAAAGTGTTGAATTGCAAGATTGTTTCAAAAGAAGCATACTATTGTAGAAATAGATGTCATCCAAGAAAATCCTTATTGTACAACAAAAGAGGAAAAATTTATAGAAATAATTGATAAATAATTTGGAATTTTAAAAAATTATTTTTATATTTGCGGATGATTAGTAATAACTCTTTAATGAACTAATGTAAATGGACCAGGAATTTGAAGGAATTAATTACGATAGCCTTTTAGAAGAGCCTACTCAGGAACAACATGTTGAAGAATCTACTCAGTTTGAGCCGATTCAAACTCCAGATGATCTCGTTGATGCTGAAGACCATCAAGAGCCGAATGTTGAAGATGTCACAACTGAACCCGAAGACGATGCTCTTACAAGTTATCTTAAATCTCGTGGCATAGAAGATGTCACAAAAATTCAATTTGAAAACGATGAAGGTGAAATTGAAGAAAAGAATTGGAATGACCTTTCTAAAGAAGAACAACTTACAATGCTTCAAGAACTATCTTCATCTGATTATACAGATTATGAACGTCAGGTAATTAACTATCTTCGTACTAATAATACGGATTTACAGGGTGTTATTGACTATTTCTCACAGAAAGCTGTTGATGATTATCTTAAAGCAAATCCAGATAAAGTACATCAGCGTGAATATAAGATTGATGATTATTCTGATGATGAATTATATATTGCAGATTTAAAACTTAAGTTCCCTGATTTTACAGATGAGGAACTTGAATCTAAATTGGAATCTGCAAAAACAAATGAGGAACTCTTCAATCGTGAAGTTGCAGCTCTACGCAATTATTACAAACAAGAAGAGGAACGTGAGGAAGAAGCCGCTAAACAGTCGGCAGAACAGGAGTATCAACATCTACAGCAATCTCTTTTAGATGCAGCATCCAAGTTTACTGAAGTTAAATTTGATTTAGATGATGCAGAAGATCAAGGAGGATTTGAAATTGAAGATTCTGATAGACAACGAGCTCTTGCTTACTTGCTCGCACAAGATAAAGATGGTAATAGTCAGTTTGATAAAGATTTATCAGATCCTAATGCTTTATTTGAAATTGCTTATTTGAGAACTAGTGCACGCGATCTTATTACTGGTACAAGTCAGTATTATAAAGGTTTGCTTGCAGAAACTAGAAAAGAGTTAGCAAAAACAAAGAAAGCTTTGGAGAAATATGAAAAGAAAGGTGCAAACACCACTGTTACCAAACCAAGCCAGACAAATAATAATGAAGATAGATCTGGTAATTACGTTTGGATTTAATTAATTATTAATTTTTATTATATATGGCAATTAGAATTAGTGGCTTCACGACTATTCGTCCTGAAATGGCCAATACTAGAACTTACGAGGATTTCTCTCGTTTCCTCGGTGGATTTCGTGCCGAGGTTAAATCTTGTGAATTGCTGGAACCCCTCCAAAGCCATATATAATCGATTATTTGGGAAATCAGCAGCCAAGCGTGAGGTTAACAACTCATGAAGGTTCGACGGTCATCTATTTGAAACTAATCTGGGTAAATTAGAATATAAAATAGGCAAGAGCGCAAGACATCACCAAGGGAAGGATGATGATATGACCTGAACACGTGAAATGGAAAATCACATGAAGTCTAGTTTAAACGGCTAGAATGAAACGAATTGACAAAACCTGAAAGACTTGGTCTTGTTGCCAAGCTTTATGATCAGTATACCTTCACTGGTCTTACCGAAGCTCTCTTCAATACTTATACTAACGAAAAGACTAACAAGAATTCTTGGCAGCGTCTTAACGCTTATATGTATGAATGGGATCTTGAGGTAGAACGTATTAAACGAGTACCTATTCTCTCTATTGAGGGTAATGGTTGCAATGCAACTGACATTCTTTTCCGTTTCCCGGAAAACTACTATCAGAAGTATGATACTTTCATTCTTGAAGATCTTCGTCAGTATGTTATTGTTATGAATCGTCCTCAGCGTATTTCTGACAACTGCTTCCTTGTAGTTGGTAAGCTTGTTGATGATGATTATTCTGCTCAGCTTCCTCAGTCGTTTATTGAAAATGCTAATGGCAGACTTACTCGTTTTGTTACGAATTTTATGCCCGAACTTCATGAAGAAGGTAAGAAAACGTACTTGTATTGCCCTCTTCCGCTTATATTTAATATAAGTGTAAAATTAAAAAAACCTCTCTAACTGCTGGAAATCCAATGTGGACAATCAGCAACGAAGACTCAAAAGAGTAACGCTCAACGACTATCGAAAACATAACATAAAAGAAATATTTATGTGAATAAGTGAGTAGAGTAGGATTTATATCCGAAACGGGAGGCAATTTAACAAGGATAAAACAAGTTAAATTGAAGATATAGTCTGAACATTACGGAAACGTAATGATTAACACAAAATGTATACTAAGTACCAAAGCTCAACTGAAAAATTTAGAGGCTTTATCTCTACACACCGTTGCGATGTTGATTATTCCGCTCAATACAAGAGTATGGAGGATGTATTCATTCAGATTGGTAAAGGAAAGGATGATGATCCCGTTTACCGTCTTCCTGGTGTAAAGAAGGTTCTTCTCGATAGCTTTATGCAGGTTCGTGAAGGAAAATTCACCTGGGGTAAGTCTGACGTCGATAAGAATGGAAATCCTTGATAATCAGGGACTTACGATGGTGACATCGTACTGAAAATCACTTAAATTGCTGGGAAGCCTTAAAGCAAATAACACTACAATACGTATGTATGATAGTATGACAAGCTTATTTGATTAGGTAATCAGCAGCAAAGGCTGTCTAAGACAGAATGTTCAACGACTAAAAATTTGAAATCTTTATATGTATAAATACATAGTTTATAAAACGACAAATATAATAAATAATTTTATCTACATAGGTGTTCACAGAACAATTGTAGGTATAGATGACGGATATATCGGTTGCGGTTTATATAACTCACCGTATGCTGTTAAGCAATTTAAGCATTATAAGTTTCATAAGGCTGTTAAAAAATACGGAGTATCTAATTTCATTAGAGAAACGTTATTTGAATACGCTGATACAGAAGAAGGAAAAAAAGCAGCTTATAAAAAAGAAGCTGAGTTAGTAAACCGTGATTTTTTAAAAAGAAAAGATGTGTATAATACAGTTCTTGGCGGAAAAATGCCATCGTCCGCAGTAGAACGAGAAGTTGCACAATATAGTTTAGATGGTGTGTTTTTAAGAATGTATTATTCAATAACACATGCGTCTCAAACTACAGGAATTTCACATAGCGGTATTCAAGCCGCATGTAATGGTGAAATTAAATATTGTCGAGAATACCAATGAAGATATTTTAATGGAAGTACAGACAATATTGATCCTGTGACTGAAAGAACTAAACGTGTCTATCAGTTTGATTTACAAGGTAATTATATCACGTCTTATAAATCCTGTCACGAAGCTTCCAAAAAAACAGGTATAATTGTAACATATATTAACAATGCCTGCCTTGGAAAGATTCGTTGTTCTCATGGTTATTATTGAAGCTACGAAAAACACTTTAATTATACTCCAGCTGATAAAAAATGTACAGCAGTTGCTTGTTATAATGATAGTGGTGAATTTATAAAAGTTTATTCGTCGATAACAGATGCTTCCAAAGAATTAAAGGTTAGTTATGGAAGTATATATAAAGCGTTATCTGGATATAGAAAGCATTGTGCTAATTATAGGTGACGTTATTTTTATGGTAATACCGATAACATTGAGTCGTTAAAAGATTAAGATATAGTCTGCTCTTTATGGAAACATAAAGCTAACACAAAGGACCATTTATGAGAGCGAAACTGGCCGTCCAATTATCACATCGGATGGTATCATAGCTCAGGTTGAGAGATATGCAACCAAATTCGTATTTAATAAGCTTTCTGTCGCATGGCTTAAGAAAGCTATCACCGCTCTTACTGCAAAGAGTGACAAGAGTATGGGTAACTCCTATATAGTTATCTGTAATACTTCCGCTATGGAAGATGTACAGCAGTGCATCGATCTCTTCCTTAAGGATCGTCATACTGATGGTGACTTCCTCTGGAGTCGTGGCTCTAACGGTTATGTAAAAGCTGGTGCTACTTATGATGCATATACTTATATGGGTAATACTATTGCCTTTAAGGTAGAACGTTCTCTTGACGTTGAATTCCCTGATCGTAAGTACATGCTCATGATTGATCTTACCCCGGATTCGAAGACTGGCAAACCCGCCCTTGCAAAATTCACCTTCAAGGGTACTGATTACGTTGAAAACTTTATCAAAGGTGTTGGTGGATTAGACGGAATCAGCTCTGGTGAAGTATCTAGCCCTGTTGCTGGGTCTAAGCTCATTGCTTGGGGTACCGGTAGTGTCGCTTGCTTCAATCCTTACAAGTCTGTTATTCTTATGAGTAACAAGACTCAGAACCCTTGGTTCTAATAGTAACTTAAATTAGATAAAGGAATCTCCCTTTCGAAAGGGAGGGAGATTCATCTTTTTAGATTAAGATTTTTTAAAAGAATGGACTAATGATTAATAGAGAAAATAAAATAATTACTCTTAGGTCGGTTTATAAAATTAAAGAATATCATTTTCAGCCAACTAAACAGCCTAATGGACTTAATTGGCCTTTTGTAAAACCTGTAAGAGTAGATAATGATGGACAGTCATACATGGTTCTATCTGAAGCAGAAAGAAATAGCCCAGAAGCTGATTATTTCATTCCAGAAGATATGGATATTGTAGTGACTGAAGGAACAACATTTAACCTTAACGATCCACTTCAATGCAATAAGTGGTATGCAATTAAAGATAACGATCTTATTGCCCCAATGCGTGATGCACGTGATGCTGATGGAAACTTAGTTATTGATGGTGATAAGAAGCGTTATGGTATTGCTGAATTGTATGTTGATGTTGCAGGTGAAGATTCTGAAAGACTTCTTACTCGTCGTAAAAAGCAACTTGAAGCTCAGCAGTATGTGTTTAATGATTCTATGAATGGAATCTTAACAAAATGTCGGCTTATTGGGCGTGATATGAGAAATGCACCATTTGCAGATGCACAGGCTCTTCTCATTGAAGAAGCGGATAAACGTCCAGATAAGATTATTGACCTTTATACTGGACAAAATACTGGAATTCAATTGCTTATTCTTGACGCAAAAGATAAGAACATTATTCGTAAGGTAAATGGTTGATTTATGTATGGAGAAACTAATCTTGGTGCAACAGACGATGCTGTACTTCAATTCTTGAAAACTCCAATGAATAAACCTATTTTGGATGCATTAAAGGTACATGTTTATCCAGAATTTGCTACGCAGATAAATACACCTGCTCCAATTATTGAAGATGTTCCTGTTCCTGAAATTAATCCAACTACTAAAAAATCTGGATCTAAAAAGTAATTACATAGACAATTATTAGGATAGTCTATAAGTTTAACATTAAAATAATTGAACATATGTCGGAACGTGAACTTTATGAATATGCATTAATTGAGATGAATAAGGTTGAAGCACCTTCATTACTTCTCGAAGATTACAATTATTTTATTAATAAGGCTGTCCAACAATATATAAACAAAGTATATAATCGATATGATATTAATCAGCAATCTTCTGATGATTTACGAGTTTTAAAGGCTACTGCTGAAGTTAAGCTCTATCGTGAGGATAATATGAGACTTCCAATGAATTCTCTTGATAAAACAGAAGAAGAACGCATTAGAAGAGTTGCTAATAAAGTTAAATTTACTTATGCTGGAATACTTCCTGCTGATTATGTGCATTTACTTAATTGCGTTGTAGATTTTCAAGTAAGTCGTGATTTTAAATGCTATCGTGCTGGTGATTTTGTAGAATTTGCTGCAAGACGTCTTACTGCTGATATGGCTTCTGGTATTTTACATAATGTTTATATGAAGCCAGATTATCGTAGACCTTATTTTTACATTAATAACGTCAATTCCACTATTAAATCGGATTTACGTTCTGGTAATATGACAGTATCTAGCGTAAATTACAATGTTACTACTGGTACTCGTAGTTGGAATACAACGAGTAAAGATTTGGATGCTCAAATTATGACTAGTACTGATAGAGAATCTACAAATCCTGATGGAAATCGTGTTGCTAATGCATCTGATGTTAGAATAGAAATCCGTTTTGGAGATGATGATTCTGTATTTACTCCTAAATTTGCATATATCGATTACATTAAAGCCCCTATGTTTATTCAATTGACTTATGATGACATTACATCTACCGAAGACCATACGAGAGTTCTCGAATTTCCGGATTATGTATGTTTTGAAATTGTTAATGAGTTTGTAAAACTGTTGATGGAGAACGCAAGTGATCCAAGACTCCAGACCAATTTTGCTGTTAATCAGACTATTGGAGATCCTACCGTTAACACACAACAAAGTCAATCTAGGGACAAGTCTTAATACATTAACTTTTAAATTACTTTAAATTATGTTTCAGTACACACACGAATTAGTTATTAATAGCATCAATTCTGCTATTAGCAAGAAAAACTCTGACAACACTGTTACCATCGAACGTGGTGGTGAATATAAGAAAGAATTTGTTCAGGGTGGTGTTATTTGGCAGACTAACGCTGTAGAGGGTGTTCTCGATAAGATTACTCTTGATGTTTCTGCTCTTAATCTTGAAGCTGGCAAGAATTATGCTCTTAATATGTTTGTTAAGTTGGTTGATCCTCATTCTTTCTTCGAATATGGTTATCCCAACTATAATACTTTTGGTAAGCAGGTTCTTGTTGACTTTCAGTCTGTAGATGCTGCTACCGATGCTAAGACCATTCTCGATTCTATTCTTCCTCAGGTTATGGAGAATGATCTCACTTTCGTTAAGGATGCCGGTTCTTCTGGTAACAATGTAGTTCTTGAAGTTGGACATACTGGTCTTCGTTTTGACTCCCTTGCTATTGCTGAATACGATCCTACTACTTGTGATTCTTGCATTGGTGAGTATATGGCTCCTAAGGCTCTTCTCGATCGTGGTGATTGGGACAATGCTGATTCTGCTCTTACTCACACTGCTGAAGGTGTAGATCCTTTTGCTACTGGTCAGTGGCTTATTGAGAATCTTAGATTCCCTGCATATCCTAACATCCGTTATGCTGCCGTAAATAACGAAAATTATCCTATTCCTGGTGAAAAGTATACGATGTTCTCATTTGCTTACGAATCTCCTCGTCCTGGTCTTGGTGGTCTTTCTGGTGTTGGCCAGATGGTTGCTGCTGTTACCCGTCATATTTATTATGTTCGTGGTGATGCCTCTGTTTCTGGTACTCCCGCCGCTGATTTCAAGACTCTTCTTGGTAATCTTGGTACAGTTACAGTAACTTCTAGTTCTGTTCCTACTGCTGCTACAATGCGTACCGAAAAGTCGGTCAATGAAAAAGAAGACGCTTCTTAATTTTTAGATATATAACCTTAAAAAGAGCGGGTGGAGTTTTTCCGCTCGCTCTTTTAATTTAATTGCTTATGACTGTAGAACAAATAGCTGCTGCGATAGAAAACGATATTTATTCTGGATTAGCTGGGCTAAATAATAGTAATATTTCAATATCTTTAGACCAATTAGAGGATGAAATTGTAGAACTTCGCGAGATAATTATAATGGAGTGATGAAGAAAAGGTATTCTTCATAAAGATGATTTACTTGAAGCACTTAATTGTGTTGTTGTGGATTGCAAAGATCCAACTAAATGTTCTGCATGTGATAAACCTTATGACGGACCTGCTGGACATTCTGAAATGCATTTCGAGATTCCTAAAACAGTGAGTGGAATTGGTGCCGACGCAATTACATTTGTTGGATCCGCTGATAGAAAAGAAAAATATCGTGTTTACTATAGTCCAACCCAAGTAAAATATCAAAAATATCGTAGAAAATATAAAGATAAACCTTACGTGTATATTGAAAAAACTCCAAATGAAAATGGCAATTATGATGGGTGAATTTTTAACCTACCTTATGTTAAAAGAATTGCTGTTATTGGAATTTTCAAGGATCCACGTGATTTAGAAAAATTGGGTTGTGTTGGTGATTGCGATAAATCAAAATCTGACATGGGTTCTGTATCTTTGGAAATTAAAACAAGACTCACTAAAGAAAAAATATATTATTATAGACAAGCTTGAATGCCACCTCAGCCAAATAATCAAATAGCTAGATAAATATGGAACTTTTAAGTATAAATGGTGCATATGGACTTTGTGAAAGTTTATATGACATAACTCCAGACGAAGATACATTTGAAGACATTGCTTTAGAGGCCTGAAGGAAAATTAATAATAGACACACACGTCTTTATAGATTTATTGGAAGTGTTTCTAAAGGAAAATTAAAATTACCTTGTAATGTAGATGAAATAGAATCTGTACATATTCCAATTCCTGACGCACAAGTTACAAGTGATTTGTCTTATGATTTTTGGACAGAAAATATTTGAATCGAATCTTATATTGACCATCGTAAACATTTAGAAGATCCATATTGAACTAGGGGTAAACTTGTAAAATACGATGAAGGTAATAATGAGCTTATTTTTGCACATGATTATCCTAGAGTAATGGTAGTTTATCATGGAATTATTGTAGACGATGAAGGATTGCCTCTTGTAAACGATAAAGAACTTAGTGCAATAGCAACCTTTGTAGCATATACATCTCTTTATAAGGAATCTATTAAGAAGCGTGATGGGAATTTATTAAAACTGGCTCAGGTTGTTAAGGAGGATTGGCTACGTCAGTGTAATGCAGCAAGAGTTAAACCATATTTGAATCAGAATGATATGGATAGAATCTTAGATGCAAAAATGTCTTGAAATCGTAAAACGTATGGGAAATCCTATAAACCAACCTTGTAATACAAGAAGATATAAAACAGGTTATTGCTTTACTGCAAAAGAATTATACGAAACAACCAATCCCGCTAAATGAAATATAACAGAAACTCTCGCATGTAAATTAAATTACGAAAGTAGATTTGTTTTATGTGGATATGTTTTAGTATATTTTCTATATCTTGTTTTTGTTGATATGATATCAAATAACGTTACTTTTGAACTTCCAACAACTGGAAGAAAAGAAGGTAGATTTTATATTAAATGTTTTCAAGATGATCTTTTTCGTAAACTCTATGCTGGAGGTAAATTTTTAGGAATTGATTTCTTAAAATCAGAATTTAAAGGATATCAGATATACTATCAATGAAAATATAATAAGACAATAAAAGAAAAACCAGTTTATATTAGTAATAATATGAAAAACTGGATGTATAGTAAAGTTAATCAAGGAATGCAGTATTATTAATGGATATTGTTTATGCAGAAAAATATTATAAACAAGTTCAAGAAAGATTTCCGTTTTTAAGCATAAAACAAATTGATAAAATCATTAAATATGGACTTAGATCCTATTTTATGATGACTCATCACGGTGTAGATGTATTATTTAAGTCAAATTATTATACAGCTTACGTTGGAAAACTATTTAATAAACCTGAGTGTTTTTGAAGATATTATAGAATAAAATGAGCAATCAAACTTCGACTTAAATACTGCCGTAATAAGCAACCGTTTAATGGAAAGTATTATTTTATTCTTAGTAAAGAAGCTAAAGAAAATAAAATTCCATCTCAAGAACATAAACGTGGAGTAAGAAAACAAAAATATACTTTTGATAGTCTTACAATATATAAGATTTTTGATGAATGCGCATTACACTTTGGAGATTATATTTACGAACTTGATTATCCTGTAGATGTTGGATTTTGTAAGAAAATAAATAATTTTACAATATCTAAATTTAGATTAGTTTCTATTAAAGATGAAAATGGAAACTTTATACCTGTAAGTGCGGAGGGTAAAAATGAAAAAAGATACAACTAATACTTTTCAGGATGGATTAAATCTAGATTTACATCCTATTGTAACTCCGAATTCGGTGCTTACAGACAATTTAAATGGAACGTTCATTACCTATAATGGTAATGAATTTTGCTTGCAAAACGACAAAGGAAACACCTATAAATGTTCTATTTCTGAAGGATTTACTCCAATTGGTGCTAAAGAACACAATGGTGTAATATATATAGCTTCTGTTAATGATTCTGGAGAAAGTGAAATTGGATTTTATCCTGGAATTACAGACTGGAGTATTACAGATACATCTGGACGTTGAGGTTATTTAAACAATGAAACATATTCTCCTTTAAAGAATCTTTCTACTAAAAGAGAGTCTATTGCTTATAATTTACAACTTTCTGGCTGAAAAATAGAATCAGATAGTGAATGAAATGAAGTTGTTAACAAACTTGAATTATTTGGTGTATCTGCTAACGAGGCAAATAAACAAAAAGGTCGTAATTTTATAGAGTTTAAAATTGTTGAAAATGAATATTCTATAGATGATTGTGTTGCAGCAATAGCCGATCTTGGATATTTTAATGAAGTTAAAATTACAGCAACAATTCGTGATTATGAAATAGTAGAACGTAATTCTTTTAGAACAAGTAAGCTAAATTTTAGTAAAGAATATCCTGTAACTATTGAAATTCAAGATTCATATGATGGTTCTGTTAATCTTATTCTTACTGATGATAATAATCCAGTTAGAATAATTAATACTGGTTTTACAGTTGTTGGAAATAAATATCAAGTAATAACTCGTAACCAAGAAATTGAAACAAATCTTTATGACGAAGATCAATTTACAGAACAAACAAATCTTGTTAGAATTACAAATAAAATAACTAATGCTACGTTAAATACAGTTAAACCTGGTGGTCAATTAAAAGGTGGCAATTACAAATTCTATATTAAATTCGGAGATGCTGATTTTAATCAGAGTGATATTGTTGCAGAATCTGGAATTGTTTCTATATTTAATGGAACTGATGGAAGACCAGATACAATTTCTGGAACTCTTGCGGATGAAAGAACTGATAAAATGGTTTCTTTGTCTATTACTGGTTTAAATGCTGCTTATTCCAAAATATATATTTATTATACTCGCGAATATTCAGATACAAACGGCTATCGAATGTCTGAAGCAGCAATGCTTACAGAACCATTTGAAATGATGCCGGATGGAACATTAACTGAACCATTAAATATTTGAATTACTGGATTTGAACAAATCACTCCAATTAGTGTAGAGGATTTAAACATTGATTACCATACTGTTGATTATGCAAAAACAATTACTCAACAACAAGATATGCTGTTTTTGGGTAATGTTGGACAAAAAGAAACCTTTGAACTTTATAGAACCTTAGAAGGATTTACGAAACGTGTAACAACAACAGTAAAGCAAGATACAACTTTAGATGCTGTTTCTTGTGACTATAAAACTGGAGATGAGTATTATTCTACTCGAAATATTCATGATAAACTTGGTTATTGGCCAGATGAAATTTATAGATTTGGTATTGTTTACATCTTAAAAGATGGTTCTACTACACCAGCATTTAATATGAGGGGTGGTAGTTTATCTTCAATAAATGAATCCATAGGCGCTGATACTGAAGTCGAAAATGCAAATGATTATGGTATTTTTAAAACACCAAATGTTGGTGTAATTACAGATAATACAATATATCCGATTTCTTTTGAATTTAAACTTCCTGATGCCCAAGATTCAGAAAAAGAACAACTTGAAAAAGTAATTGGGTGATTTGTTGTAAGACAAAAAAGAATTCCTAGAACAATTTGCCAAGGTTTGTCTATTGGTATTGATAAAGATAGTCATTTACCAATGATTTGAAATGGACATGATTGAATTATTGAAAGTTTTTTGTCTTTAAATCGAGATATATTAACGTTAACTTCAGAAGAAATACAAAAAGTAACACAAGAATATTTACCAACACATCTTAAAGAAAAGCAAGATTGCAATTATTGGGGATTGCTTAATTTTATACTTCCTGGTGCTGGAGACATTGCTATGATTAAATGTTCCGGTGCAACAGATAGTCAGATTACAAGTCAGATTACAAGTCTCATTGAAGAATCTAAGACATCTGAAAAAATTCCAGAATTAACATATTTGTATTCAAAACGAGCCATTGCAAAAGCTTCTAAATATTATTGCTATTATAATATATATGATGATTCTATTTTAACGCATATTTCACGTTTAGATGAATGGAAAAAAGATCCTGCAAGAGCGGATTATTACATAATTGACGAAATCGTTAATAAACGGGCAGATAAATGTGCTGTACACGAATTAGAAATGTATTCTAAAGATGATTCTAATGTTATTTTATTAAAAATATTACTTTTAACAGATTTAAATACAGCAAGTCCTCAAGATATTGTAGTTGAATATAATGGTTCAAAATATCGAGTTCCTGTATATATTGGTGAACAGTTTGCTAAAGAAGCTGATGGCGATATTCAAACGTATCGAATTATACATGAGTCTGATTTAGACTTAAACGGATGAGGATTGTTAACATTAGACCCTTGTGTAAACAATACAATAGCTGGAACAATTGATGGTTCTGAATTCATAGTTAGACGCGAATATAATACAGAAACTGCCTATGGAGTAAATCCAGAAACAGACGAAGCGGATTTAGATAACAACTATAATGGAGAATTTACTAGAATTGATAGTATAAAATATGAATTTAATAATTTAGATATAGGAACCACCGGTATACCTTGTGTTTATGTTGGAAAAGAAACCAGAAACAAATCAGTTAATGGCTTTTCTTTTTCAAATATTGCTGGAAATGCAAATTCATTTACGGATTATAATTATACAACAAAACAGTTATTTTTAAAGAAAACCGGAAATGATAAAGACGCGAAACTTGTATATAGTACGGATAACAATAATGATTCTTATAATATAAATATTGTTAGAGGTATTTTTACTCCATTTGTTGGTATTCCATCTACATATGCATTGGAAAAAGAAGGCATCTACTCAATTCGACAGCAAGAACCTGCAATGTACCTGATGTTTAAAGTCAGAGAGCAGGACAATTCTCCGTATTATACCATAAGTAAACGATTTGAAATCAATTCTACTGACGAAGAAGTATTTGGTGGAGACTGTTATTCAAGTACAGTTACTATGCGTATTCTTCGTAACTTTATAGATCCAACAACACCTTATGTTGATAGAATTGTCAGACCTAATGGATGAAAAGAATACTTAATTGCATTAGATAATGAAACTAGCACAGGAGAAGCTCTTTTAGAAGCAGAAAAGAATGTAAACTTAGCAGATGTCAATGCAGTAGATTTAGGATATTGAGTCACATTTAAATGCTTATCTTCTTATAATCTTGGTTTACGCTCTGAAAATCGATTTAATACAGAAGAATTAGCATTAATGGGTTCACATAGATCGTTCTATCCTATTAGTGGACTTTCTACAGCAACAGGAAATAAAGTTGAAGAATCATATCTTTTAAACGATGGTTTATCTGCAACTGTTGGACAAAAAAGATATTTAACTTTGAATAATCCACCTTATAGTAAGAGTGATTTTTCTACTCGTGTAATGTTCTCTAATAAACAAGTCACAGATGCTTTTACAAATGGTTATCGTACTATTCAAGGTTTGTCTTATCATGATTATGATAAACAATACGGTGAAATTGTAAAACTTCTACCATGAGGTAATAATTTGTTCTGTGTATTTGAACACGGATTAGCAATATTGCCAATTAACGAAAAAGCTCTGATGCAAACTACAACAGAACAAACAATTCATATTTATGGTCATGGTGTATTACCAGATCAAATGTCGATTGTATCTCAAGATTATGGTTCCAGATATGCAGATTCTGTTATAAGAACACCTTTGGGGGTTTATGGTATAGATGTTGACGCTAAAAAGATTTGGCGATTTACCGATAAACAAGGTTTTGAAACTATATCTGATATGAAGATAGAAAGTTTCTTAAATCTGCATTTAAAACCAGAAAATCATTCTCAAATTTCAGTTGGAACTAATGATGTTCGTACACATTATAATTCCTTTAAAGGAGATGTAATATTCACATGATATTACGATAATGAAGAGTTTTCCATTTGTTTTAATGAAAGACAATCAGTTTGAACCACTCGTTACGATTGAATTCCAATAGTTTCTGAAAATATTAATGGAGAATTTTATTCTTTACAAACTGGATTAGATAGTAACAATACAGTTGGCATTTATCATCACAATCCTATTGATTCTCGTCCAACTAAATGATATGGTAAACAACACGTGTTTGAATTCGAATTTGTTGTATCTGATCCAATTGGAGTTCATAAAATATACGATGATTTGCAGATAATATCGAATAATGTTCAGCCAGAAGAATTATCTTTTGAAATTATTGGCGATGCTTATATGTTTAATAAATCTCGGTTATATCATACAGTTTATGATGGATATTTTAATCATAATAGACTTTATGGTAACGAAACTACTGATAAAAAATATGTAAATAGAGATGATCCAGAATTTACAAAAGATAAAACTGAATCCGCTATTTATAAGCCTTTTAGAAATGCTAGTAAATTAAATGATAGAGGTGGAAAAACTGTTTATGGTGACATTCTAAAGACAGATAATGCAACTGAACAATATCATTTGAGAATTCCTCAAGAATGCAGAAATATTGAAACATGAGGTCGCAGACTTGGAAATATTCATTATAAGAATGATTCTTGATATACTAACATAGAACCTATTATCTATGATGCTCGATTAAATGATCCAAACATTACAACATTTGACAACAATATTAAGAAATGAAGTTCTGCAAGAATTAGAGACAAATGGTGCAAAATCAGAGTTCGTTATTCAGGAGAAGATTTATCTGTTATTACAGCAATTAAAACAAGTTTAAATATATAAGATATGGCAAACGTTAATTGAAATGCTTGAAATAAAGGTGCTGCTGCTAGAAAATCATCAAACGTAGATTTATCTTCTTATGGTTATCAAGACGTTGTTGAAACTGAAGTAAATGAATCTCTTCCAAAATCAAACAAAAAGGGATTTGGTGATTATGCTACTTCTTTTAATAATAAACTTCCTCAAGGATTTGGCTCTGCAATTGGAACTAGTATTGCTGGAATTGGTGATGCTTATGGACAATCTAAATTTAACGATTCTTTTTCTGAAGAAGAACAAGCCGCTCAATCTACAATTAGAAAGGGTTTAGAAATGATTCCTGGTTGAGGACAATTGATTGCTGCTGCATCAGGTGCAGTTGATGCAATTGGTTCTGCAACCGGAACAAATTTAAGTTCTGTTAATAAGGAAGATGCTGACAGAGCTGGCGTTAAAGGAACGTGGTTCAATAAAGCAATGAACGTTCTTCCTGGTAATTCTATGATTTGAGGAGGATTGAGTGCTTTATTTGGGAATGATAGAACAAATAGCTTTAATATTTCTAAAGATGCTTTATCGATGTCCGACGGATATGGTGCTACAATGGGAGATCTTAACGCTGCACAAAACCTATCCAATAAAAGACTATTCTTTGGACAAACAAGTCAAGCAAATAACTTTATAGATTCTCAAAGAAACAATCAAGAATTACTTGCACAAATTGGAAAAGTTAATACACAGCGTAAGCAATCCGATTATTATCAAGATTTACAGCATCAAAATATTAATAGATATGCTGGTCAAGGATATCTTGGTTTAACTGTTGGAAAGAATGGAATGAAATTAATGTCTGTAGAAGAAGCTCGTAAAATTGTTGCTTTGAGAAAAGAAACTAAAACATCTGAACCAGAGAAACTACAAAACGGTGGTAATATACCAGGTATTGATTCTTCTATTCTTCCTGAGGGAAGTTTACATAAAGAATTGAATCATCTTGATGAAATAAATCCTGAAATTGGAGATATCACAAGAAAAGGAATACCTGTAGTGACTTCTGGTAATGATTCTGAGCAAGTTGCAGAGGTGGAATCTAATGAAATTGTGTTTCGTTTAGAGATAACGCAACGTTTAGAAGAATTAATGAAAGATGGTTCTGAAGAAGCAATGATAGAAGCTGGTAAACTTGTAACTACAGAAATTATTGAGAATACTGTTGATAATACTGGACAAATAACAGAGGAGGTTGTAGATGGAAAAGAATAGGAAAGCTAATGATGCCATTTGAATGGCAATTCTTGAAATGATTCGTGGAGGACAGGCTGGGAATGTTGCTGCAAACTCAGCCATCCTTCAAGCGAATATAAAACGAGATGGTACACAGAAAGAAGATATTGACGAAAGTACAGCAAATCAGATATTACCAGTTGAAGAAAAAATTAAACTTCAATTTGCACAACATCCAGAAATGTTAGATGAACTAAACGATTATGTTGAAGAAAATAATATTTCTGAACCACAGGACATAAATGAATTTGGGAATATAATCGAGAGTTTTCTTCACAATATTCGTGGATATGCTAAAGGTGGACAATTCGAAACAAATGATGAATTTGTTGATGTAACAATTAATAATAAAACATATCATCTTTTAAATCTTATAACAGAAGAACAAAAAGAACACGGTTTACAATCTGTTGAATCAATGAATCCAGATGAGGGTGCTTTATTTGATTATTCTAATGAGCCTCAGGCCGAAATTTCTTTTTGGATGAAAGATACAACTATTCCTCTTGATATAATATTTGTTAACGAACAAGGAAAAGTTATTTCTGTTAAACAAGGTGAACCCATGTCAGAAGAATTGATAACAGAATCTTCTGAATTTGTGGCTTATGTGATTGAACTTAATGCAAATTCTGGAATTAAGCCAGGTTATCAAACTTCGTTAGGAGAAACGATAGAAGAAACAGATCCTGATGAAGACGACTCACTTGAAGATGAATATCCAGAGTTAAAAGTTAATCATTTAATAATTTACGGATCTGATGGACAACCACAAGGTTATCTTAAAGGTGGAGAGAGAATATTTAGTAGAAAGAGTACACGTGTTATAATTCGTAAAGCAAAGAGAGCTTATACTTCTCAATCTGATACGGATTTTAAAGCTCTTGGTAAATATATATTTAAAGAGATGGCGGCTCAAGACAGTCGTGAACCAGAATATGTAACAAATTAATATGATAAAACATTATCTTTTATGAGAACACGCATCAGAACCAGATGTAGATAAAGAAAAATACGTTTGGCTAAATGATGGTAACTGTAAAATCTGAAATGGTATTCGTTGAGTTATAATTAACGATGGAACGAATAACTGAATAGATGATACGCTGTTGTCTCCAAATATCGCTAGAGTTTCAGATATTCTGAACTATTTGCGTATGCTCAGAATTAGTACAAGTGATCAAGATCCTGATGGAGATGGTCCTGTTATAGATCTTAGTGATTATGCAACAAAGAAAGCACTTGAAGATGGATTGGCTGGGAAATTAGATAAAACAGAGTTTGAAAGATTCAGAGATAACCTTAATCCCAAACTAATTAACATAACTGAAAATACAATTCGTATTGATAATCTAGAAGATGATGTTAATTTATTATGAGATAAAATTAATAATTGCTGTAATGGTAGTGGCTCTGATGATGAATCTGGAGAAGGTGATTCGTCTGATTCTTATAAGTCTAGGGTTTTCTTAATCTATACAAAAACAGCATCTCCTTCAATTGTACCATTTCTTCCAACAGAAACATTCACTTGAGTTCGTTCTGCAAACGAACTTAATCCAAAAACAAGTAAAGTTACAACTAGTTCTGGAAATACTTGTATTTGGCGTACCGATAACAAAAACGCTAGTTCTGGCGAATATGTATGAATTTCTATGGGTTCTTTTGGTCCGGATGGTAAGCAAATTGGTACATGAACGGATCCATTCTGTATAACTTCTGGTGGCAAAGACGGAAAGGATGGTAGAAATGGTGTTGATGGTGTAAACATGGAATTTATATATAAACGTGTTACAACTTTATCTGAGGCATACGCTGAGCCAGCTCCTAATGGAGATCCTACTGTTGATGATTGATATGATGAAGAAAACGGCTGATATGATCATCCTAATGGCATTGAACCGGAGTTACCAATAGAACTTGTAAGTTACAGGAAAAAATTAGGTGATGGTTCTGGAGATTGGGGTCCTTTTAGTAAACCTGTTATTTGAGCTAAATGAGGTGATGATGGTACCGATGGTGATGGCGTAGAATATATCTTTTTAGTTATTGGAAATACCGAAAATGAAACTTCTGTAGAAGAAGTAACTTTAGATAATGGTGCAACTACATATAAACTTGTCGATGAGACTTTGTGACCACCAATTAATGGAGAAATGCTTACGAGTGTTGCATCTGTTTCTAGAGAACTTATACTTGCGGATTTTCAAAACGACGAATGAGTTCCTGGAAATAATAAACAATCTGTAGGCTGAGATAGAAACTGGACAGATGAACCATTAGATGTAAGTTCTGCACAACCTTTTGAATTTGTGTCTAAACGTAAGTGAAATCATAAAACTAATACATGAGGTTATTTCTCTGTACCTGTTTTATGGAACAAATTCGCATATGTTGCTCCTAGTGGATTTACTGCGTTTGCTTTTACAAGAACCAATAAAGATATTCGTTCTTACGTTCCAGAGGGTGGAACTAAATTACATCCTATTCCAATTTCTACTAAAATTGATTCTACAAGTTATGATACAGATATTACTTGGTATGATTCAATTCCATCTGGTAATGAAACAGTTTGAATGACTCGTAGGATATTTGGAGATGGTGCTGAAAATCAAGGTTGAACTTCACCTTCAAGATTAACAGATAATTCTGGCTTTAATGTGGAATATTCGAACGATTATGATTGGGAAAATCGTGATACTAAGAAACTTCCTAAAATTGATGGAAACCCTAGTTTTGTAACAGATAACGATGAGGGATTTGATGAATCAGCATGAAGAACCTACTGTTCTGAAAATGGTTTAGGCACATGGTCCGACGATGATACAATAGATAGTCCAGAATTTATGGCTACTTGTGTTAAAGGTAAGAACGGTTCTTGAAGTAATTGGGTTATATCTCATATTAAAGGTGAGGCTGCTACAGAATATAAATGATTCCGTATTTATATAGCTTCGGTTAATAGACCTAATACACCAACTACAGGTAAATGAAACGTAGAACAAGATGTTCTTGAAAATATACCAGAGGGTTGATCTGTAACTTCTCCAACAGACAGAAGTATTACTTGATGAGCATCTGATGCTAGATTTGAAAGCCGTACAGGTGGATTTAATCAAATTTGATGTGATCCTTATCCAATTACAGCCAATGCTGTTACAGTATCTAATCAAAGTACTTATTATAGGGCTGATACTAAAGAAACTGGAGTTACTGCACCTATTTATGATCCAACAGGAAGTTCTTATGACAACGACCCGACAAATAACGGTTGAGCACCTGCACCAGGACTTACTACAAATAAATATGATTCTGTTTTAACTAGTGCTAAACCATATTTGTGGAGTTTTCAAAGAATTAAATACAGTAACGATAATGTTTATACATCGCCAGCTGTAATTATTCGTTATTATAATGCAGCAGCTAATGTAGAATATCAACAAGTATTAAATGCTGCAAATCAGGCAATCATTGACGCATTAAGTAATAGTGAGTCTAGATTATATGAAATTAATGAGACTGCAACAAAAATTGAGAATAACTCTGGATTTTACAGTATTTTAACTCAATCTGTTGATGGAAGTAATAAATCTTTCGCTGATTTAGTTATCGATTCTGCAGATAATGCTAAAATACAACTTGCTGCAGGAACTAATGCTGGTGGATATGTATTAACGAGACTAGACGGAATAGATTCTACAATTACAACATTAGCAACAAAACAAGAACTAAATGACGTAAGTGCATCTGTTCAAACTATTTCTAATGATGCAATACAATCGGCAGTAACAAAATCGCATTATGTTTGAAAAGGAACGTTGCCTGAAAACGAGGTTGTATATAAAGAGTATTTAGCTGCAAGCGGAACGTCTGATTATAATAAAGAAGCATGATTTATTGGAGGAAATTATCCGTCTAATGTGTCTAGTTGAACGCGTGTATTATTAAGTGATGAAGCTTCTGTAATTAAACAAACCTCTAATAGTATACTTATGGCTGTTGGGGATGGAACAAATGTTGCAGCTAGTATTCAGGTATTAAAATCTTTAGAAGTACGTGATGAGAATGGAAATGTTATTTCTCAGCCAGATTCTAGTAATACTTCTGCTATTGTTTTAGATGCCGACCATATTATATTAAATGGAGAAGTTGTAGCAAACGCAATTAATACAAAATATGCTAATGTTGCAGGCGGTGCTGTAGTTTTAGATGCAAATGGACTTCGTGCTACAAATGCTGTTATAGAAGGTGATATTACTGCAACTACAGGTAAAATTGGTGCTATTTCTGTTGATAGTGCGGGTTTGATATTAAGAGATTCTTCAAATATACCTGTAGCAGCATTAGTTAATCCTGGAACAATTGCTAGTGATAAAACAGGTGTTGATTTAATATTTGCTGCTGGTCCTTCGACAACAATAACACCACAAGGATATCCAACCGTTCTAAATACATCCGCATTTAAAGTTTATAGTGATGGTTCTGTAAAAGCTAGTGATTTTGAGTTCAATGGAGGAAGTATTACTGGAGATTTAATTCTTGGAGAAAATGGTGGATTTAAATCTTCTTCTTGAAATGGAAGTTCTGGAGACGCTATTAATATTACTCATTCGCAAATAGAATTACGTACGTTAGTTGGTGATTCTAGAATATATACAAATCGCACACTTGTAACTAAAGATTATATAATTGTTGGAGAACAACCAGATAGAAATCATAGTAATCACATTACAATATCTCCTACAACAATTTTAAAAACTGTAAGTGCTGGAAATACACATGTGCCTTATACTTTAATTTGGTGTAACGGTAGTGAAAATTATTATTTAGCTATTGTGAATCAGCTTCCTTCTTCACCAGATTCTAACACTATTTATTTTGTAACATCATAATATGGGAAGTATTAATTTAGGAAATACTCCTATAAATAAAATTTATTTAGGGAGTACAGAAATAAAAAGTGTGTACTTAGGAAGTACTCTGATTTGAGGTAGTTCTGATACACCACCTGTATCAAATACAATATACTACAGTGTAGCAGGTGCATTTCAAAATAATAATCATTCGAGTTATGCTGGACTTCCTGGTACAATTCGTGTTGAGGACAATGAAGGAAATATTTTAGGACAACAGTCTGTAACAATACCCGAATTAAACAATAGTGTTGGAACATCGCCAAACATAACATTTAGTTCTGAGGAATTATCCATAATTTATGTTAGACTTATTGTCAATAATGAAATATTTTCAACAAGTGTGTCTAGTTTTACTGGAGGTGACGGTTTAACATCAGATTCTCCAAAAGTAGCAGTATTTAATGGAACTTTTTAACTGATAGTAAAATAAAAAGCCCCGCTCTAAAAAGCGGGGCATACTAATCAGGTTAATAATATTTAATCGAGTAACTATAAGTTCATTCCGACTATTTGTCTGATTGTGATACAAAGATACTAAATTTCTAAAATTTATCAAAATATAAGTTTTAGAAAATATAATAAAATTTTAAAAAATAATTTGGATTTTTCATTTATTCTTCGTATATTCGCATTCGAATATATGATTAGTGTAAATGAGAGATGATATTGTTTAATTAAAATATATAATTGATATGAAACTTAAAACTGTAAAGAAATATCAGGAAGGTGGCCAAATGGCTGCATCTGCTCCAGCTGAGACCGCTCCTGCTGAACCTATGGCTCCTGCACAGGGTAGTGCAGAGGAACAACTCGCACAACTTGCTGGTCAATTGCTTCAAACATTGCTTGAACAGCTCCAGGATCCTAATGCAGTAATGGCCGTACTTCAGGCTGCAATGGAAATGCTTCAGCAGTCTATGGGTGGTACTCAGGGTCAACCTGTATTTAAGAAAGGTGGTAAAATTAAGAAAAATACTAAGAAAGCTTGTGGTGGCTTGATGAAGAAGTAATCACTTGGCTCTAACAGATCAACACGGGATTGGGATTCTAATCCCGTGTTTTTAGTATAATTTAAATATTAATTTATTATGAGTTGAGTGAAAAAATTTCAAGAAGGTGGAAAATCAACTAAACAATATGGACATTTAATAATAAATGGTATTGATTTAGGTAATTCCGAAGAAATGTATAATGCTTTTGCAAGACATGCACAAAGACAAGATATAAAGCAAGGTAAATTCTACGATCAGTGGTTAGAAATGCTTCGTAATGGAGAGGATGTTGAATTTGGAAATGGAAATACTGTTAATGCTAAACCAAACGACATGTCTGAACGCAGAGCTGGTGAACGTAGTAATTGAACTAGATTTTGAGATGATGTTTTTGATACTGATAGAAATCAATTCTCGAATGCCGTTGCAACTGCTAGAAAATTTACTTTTGCGTCACCTAAATCAGAGGATACAAATAGTTCTAAAAAAACATCTCACTATAATAAAAAAGCAAGTTTTGATTATTTAGGTACCGGGAAAGATTCCGTTTATCAAAAAGATAATCCGGAAAATATCGGAATTATAAAAAGATTTGGTTCATATTTAGATTGATTAGAAAATCCAGATACTTGAAACAAATCAAATGAGTTTACTACTGCAATTACAGATGATCAAGCCCAAGCATTAAAAGCGTGGTATCAACAATTTACTGGTGATACTCCTGAAGCAAGACGTTCTGCAGCTCAAGCAGCAATTGATACTGCATTAGATGCTGTTTATAATAGTAAAGGTGGGTATCAAAATGTTCCTGAAAATTATAGAGATTTATTTGCATATTTTAATATAGGCGATACTCAAAATAATACTGGGAATGCGCAAGGAGGTAATACATCTGATGGCATTTCTAGTGGTACTGGCTTTATAAATCCAGACGGCTCGATTAATCATGGTTTACGTACATCTAATGGTAGTTTCATGATTCAAAAAGGTAATGGAGCCGGAGATAATAGTGGTTATTATACAAATTGAAACGGAAATACATCTACACCATATATTATAACAAGAAACGATTGAGATACTCTGGGTCTAAATGGAGATTATGAATTTCTTAGAAATGGGGTAATTTATAATGGCCGTATTTGAACTCCTGAAGAATTAAGTACGCAAACCGGTAATCCGTTATATGGCATTATGGAAAGAGTAAAAGCAATTAATGCTGATACTTCACTTACTGGTCAAGAACGCTTTAATAGATTGTCTCAATTGGTTAATTGATATGGAAAAGAAAGCGGTTATAATCAATTTGACTGAAATCCTGATAGTTATTATACAATCAATCCTTCTTTAAGATCTGTTCTTAATGGATATAAAAACCTTTCGTTATACGATGCTTCAAAATCTTTTGGATTTGAACCAGGGGTTCTTTTAGGTGCATATGATAATTCTACAGCTGGAACTGAGAATTGAGGTTTACGTAATCCTTTCTATTTAAAGCGAGATCAGAATGATAGATTTATCGCTTTAACAGCTGATCAATTAAGTCAGATGTTTCCACAAAATGTTTACAATCCTTATTCATCAAATTCTGCATTTGATAGTAACTCTATGTTTACTAATTGAGTAGATTTGATGAACGATGGTCGTTATTTTGGATTATCTTTTACAACTCTGGGCACTGACCGGGATTCTCGTACAGGTCAATTAAGGCAATATCAGATTTACGAAGGTCAGGATGGAAATTTCTATCATAAGAAAAATAATAATACGCTTGTTAAATTAGATCCAGATTTAGTGGAATGAATACGTCAAGGTAATCGTCCTAATAATAAACAAATGGATACTGGTAAATTAGGTAAATTACCTTTATCTGTAGAAAGTGGCGGTGCTAGAAAAAATGGCGGAAAGATTAATGCATTTCAGATTGGTGGCTCTTTTGAAGGTGGTCCTAATGGTGTTCAACAGATAAATGTAGAACAATCTCCTTTACAAAATGCATCTTATTTACAGGATTCTCTTACAGATGCCGACTGAAAAGAAATTAGTGCTGCTGGATTAGATTTAAGTGGTGCGATTGCTGGTCTTATTCCAGGAGGTTCTATATATACAGCTGGTTCTGGCTTAGTTTCTACAGGATTATATTTATCTGCTGCTAAAGACAGAAAAGGTAAAACAGACGCAAGTGATTGGGGTCAAGCGGCATTATCTACTATATTAGACGCTGTATCTTTATTACCTTATGTAGGAGAAGCCGGAAAACTTGCTAAGATTGGAAAGACTGTTTCTAAGGTAGCAGTACCTCTTGGTAAAGTGTTTAATATGATTGGATTGGCGCATCTTGTTCCTACTCTTACTAAAAATCCTAAAGATTGAACAAGTGATGATTTAATTGCCCTTTCAACCGGTATTACGGCTGCATTAAATGTTGGACATAGTGTGCATACTTCACGCGGGGATTCAAAACTAGCGGCTGAAATTAGTAAAATTAGAAAAGCCCAACCTGTAGAAGAATTTAAATATCATAAGACGTTTAAAATTGAAGATAAACCTACAGATATTGAACTTTCCGCTGGAGATGTAGCTAAAGTTGTTGAGAGTAAAACTCCAGGGAATACGTTAAAAGATATTCTTAAGCAAACATATAAAGTCTCAGATGATCAATTAGGAAATACAAAACAACTTTTAGAAGATTTTGGATTTGAAATTGGTACCAGGCACTTTCATTTTAAAGACAAGCGAATTAAAGCTTCTCAACACCAGGAACAAGAGATGCCAGAATATTCTGAACACGGTTGAATTGGAGATCAATTTAGAATATTTGGCAATCCAGAAATTGCTCGTAGACAATATATTGATCTTAATATGAAAGATCCAAAAGTACGAGCTAAGGTAGAAGCTTTTTCAAAAAAACGTATTACCGGTTCTCATAATAGTAATGCAATCAATGATGAGATAACGACTACTACTTATAATAGAGAGTTTGAAGATCCTCGTCTTAGAAGAGCTTATGCACAGTCCTTAATGCGCTTAGGTGATGAAAATGCTAGAATGAATTGGACTGGCCATATTTGATCGGGTGCAGAATTGAATCCTATTACAGAAACAACTATAAAACGTAATCCCACGAATGCTCAATTAGAAAAAGCTGTAAGTAATTTCCAGTATAGAATTTCTGATGACGCTATCCAAATGTCTCGTACCGCTAGAGAGAATCCTAGTGCGATGACTAAGGCCGCTTTAGCTGGTTTACCTGAAGCAAGAACTGTTGCAGAAGCTACTGGATTTAATCCGAATGTGCCTAGACAAGCAAGACTTGGAGCTGCTGGAATGAGCAATAAAGAAATTGCAGATTGAGCAAATAATGTTAAAAAGAAGGGAATGCCTGCTGGTGAGGAACCTGTAACCGTTGATGATGTAGTAGAATTGCTTAATAGTCTTCCTACAAATAGACGTTGGGGTTTAATTCAATATTTCCGTAATAATACTACTGGTAAAAATACAAGAGAAGCAGCTGCAAGATTTTTACCTAGACGAGAAAAAGGTACTACAACTATCCGTGATATTCGAACTCGTATTAATAACGTGCAGGCTACAAAAAATGAAGATGCTAAGTCTGCTTTTGATGAAGCAAGAGATATCGCAAGTAATTTAGTTGCTCTTAGAGAATCTAAAGATCCAATGGCCACATTAAGATTGCTTTCTCAAAAACCTAATTTTGATGAAAGAGCTTTTGCTCATTCTGAAGAATTTAGAGAAGCTCTCGAATATGCTAAAGCTCATGGTAAATATGCTAAGATGTCTCCTAAACAAAAGCGTCAATATGATTTTGAACTCGAACAGTTAATGGAGGGTAGAAATTTATTATTTAAGAAAGGTGGTAAAGTTGTTAAAGCTCAAAACGGAATTGTGTTGGATCCTAGGATTTTGGCTTATTTGCAAAGTTTTAACAATTCCTATGAAGCAATCGATCCAGACACCGGAATTCAATCGGAAGTAAGTGTATCTGCTTCAAAAATGAACACTCCTCGTGGTCCACTTCAGGTACAAGTTCCACAAATAAATACAAATTTATCTACTACTAAAGTTCACGATCCGAATTATTCTATTTTGTATCAAGCTCCTAACAGTGATTTAAGTAGCGATTATATTAAGAATGTTTTAAAGCAGGATTCTGCTACACGTATTGGCGGGTTAAAAAGTAAATCTAGATATTCCGATTACAATCTTGATTCTTCTCCGTATATAACAGCTGGAATTAATGCTGGGTTAGCTGCTTTAGATTATGGTTCTATGGCTTGGGGTAGAAGAAAAATCCATGATATAACAGAACGTGCAATTAAAGATTCTATTTATAAGCAAACTGTTCCTCAATTGCAAACATTGCCAGTAACAACTCCATTAGAGGATAGACTTGCTAAAATGTATGAATTACATATTGGAAGAGAGAAGTTACCTCAAACTTCTGATGCTGTTATTAACAGAAATCTAGAATTTACAGATGATGCTCAAGCAATGCAAGGCTTATCTCAGTCCGTTGGACAACAATCTGCAAAAGTAACATCATTACAACAAGCCAATCAGCAAACATTAAATCAACAGCAACAGTATTATGCAAACGCTGAAAATGATTTAAGACAACGTGTTGCAGGTGCTATTATGAATCTTGGACAGAATGACGCGTCTCTTGTTGCTCAAACTGCACAATCTATTCAGAATCTTGCTCGTGAATGGAGAACTAAATTCGATAATGCAAATCAACAGTTCAATTTATTCCAATATCAGAATGAGATTAATGAACTTAATCGTCAGGCTGATGCTGATTGATTAAATCAAGTTCAAACAGCGCATCCTGATATATGAGCACAGTGAGATGCCGCAGATCAATCTAAATACGATAATGACTTTAATACTTGGGCAATGTCTCAAAAGGGTGTTTGAAATCAGCTTGAAAATGACTATAGAGCAAATCAAGAAGCAATTAATACTGCTGCTGGAAATGCGTATCTTGATTATAGACTAAAAGATCCTTTTTTAAGAAGTCTTTATCGTAATAGATATGCGGTTGCACGTAAATCTGGAGGTAAAATTACTACAAAACGTCAAAATCGTTATAAGAACGAGCCTTCTGAAGATATTTGAATAGAACAAAATAAAAGCACTCATAAACTTGTTGCAAAGTTAAACGATAATATAATTAAGACGTTTTTAAAAACACTTAAATAATGAAATTGAAAGTATATCAGCAAGGGGGTGGGTTAATATACACCCCCTTTATTCCAGCTAGAACAGAAAGTACTATAACTGGAGAATCTAAAGATACCAGTGGAGATGACTCTAAAATAAATCCTTTGGATAAAGAAATCTTAGCTTTGATGAAAGATAAAGATTTATTACCAAGCGATATTGAAGCAATTTCTTCTGCCTTGATTAGTTTTCAAAGGCGTACTCAACATTTAGGAAACCCTGCACTCGGAGGCTCCAGTGATTATCGTTCTGTAATGCCTGGTATGCTTCAAATTATGCAAATGGTTTCTACTGCTAGATTTAATAGGAAACAATGAGATAATTCTGTTGCAGAAATGCAAAAACACGATGCTGGATCGGAGGTTGCTATGGATTCTTATGGTAAAATGTTCATAATTGGAGAGGATGGAAAATTATCTAAAGTTTCTCCAAACGAATATGATAGTACTAAGCATCATGCTATCTCTAATTCAGAATTATTACAATATAGAGAACGAGTTGCTGGAATGGATGGACAACTTTTAAATGCAATGGATGATCTTGTTGGAAAACAAGATGTTTATAAAGCAATTAATGAAATTATTAAGGCTTATGGTACTCAGGATAAAGTTGCATTCCTTACAAAAGATAAAGCAGCTCAAGCAGTGATTCTTGATTTAAATGCTCCAGATGGTGTCTATAATATCAAAGAAACACATACTGCTGCAGATTTACAGACAGCATTTAAAGTTTTGTATGACGAGCTTCCTACTAATATGCAGCATCTTTTAAAGGCAAATGCTGCATTAGCAGGTGAAGAAAATCCTGAAATTGGTGCATATAAGTTTATTAATAATGTTATAAGTAACAATATTGGTCGTAATTTATCTGCGTCTTTTGATTCTTCTGCAACGAAAGCTTCTGGTCTTGGCGGAAGTGATGGAAGTGGTGACGACACTAAAAATCTTACAGATTATAATTATATTGAAAATCTTGCAACAGGTAGAAATTTTCAACCTCCTGTGTTCACTACATTTAATCCTGGTGGTTCTTCTGTATATATGCATGCTGCAATTCAAAACGTTGGTGCCTTAACTACTGGTGATGGTGTAACACCTGTCGGTCCAGGGATGGTGGATTCTATCCTAGAATCTATTAAGGGTTTAAAAACAATTTCTCCTCAATATACTGTTACATTTGGAGATCAAATTTTAGATGCTTCTGCACAAGGACAATTGTTATATGATGGCTCTGCATTACAGAGAGTAAATCTCCCTTATAAAGAAGTAAATGGAGAAGTTACCGTTGATTGAGAGACTGTTGAACAGCTCGAAGAAATCAATAAAAACATTACTGAAAAAGGTGCCACTCCTGGAATGATTCGAGACATGATAGCAGATAACCCTAAATTTGTTTGGAATTCTGAAACAGGTCAAGTAGAAGCTGTTAATCACATGTGGTTCTTAACGTTTGGTGCTATGGTAGGTCATGATTTCGTAGACGGATTAAATACTAATTCTCGTTATATTTCAAGAATGACACAAGACCAAGCAGATTTCTGACATAAACGTTATGAAGAAGCTACAAAGTATGGTTTTGTTAATCACGATAAGAATGCTCCTATAAGAACAAATGCTCCAACCGATAAAGGTTTTCTCGGCATTGATTGACAGAGAACTAAATATTATCATGGTAATGTTTTCATGCCTATCTTAAATGAGATGGCTGGTGCAGTACAATATTATCCTAAAGCAACTCATATGGACAATATGCACACTTATATGGATAATCAAAGAGATTTACAGATACAAAATCAAGTTCAAACCGGACAAAGAAATTTTAATTGATAATTATGGCAAATACTGATAAGAAATATGATTGGCTTGCTGCATTAGCTCAAAATCCGGACTTGAGTATTGCAGATTTTAAAAAATTAGGTGTTACCCCAGAGAACTCTGATTTTAAAAGCAAATCTGAATATGAAAATAATCCGAAAGTGTTAGAGCTTTTTAAAAATTCCGCCGGAGAGTTTGATAAAAAAGCTTTTGAACAATTCTATGATAATGCTCTAATAGCCTACAATAATTATTCTAATGACGAATACTTACCTAAAGCCGCAGAATTATTTGGTTATTTAGACTCAGAATGGGATAGACCAAGAGGCTCAAAAGTTATGAATACGGCACCAATGTTTGAAGTTGGTCAGAATTCTAGTAATTCTTTTGGTATATCCTATATCAATCAGTGAGGCCCTGGGTTTGTGGATCAATCTACTAGAGAAATTGCAGAACAACAGGAAGCTGTTGATTTTGAAACTGGAAAGGGTTTAGGTTGAACTCCTGATGACAAAGGTGGTTTATTTAAAGGTCTTGTGCGTCCAACATTAGTACTTGCTACATATGATGAAGAAGGTGACTATGAAGAAAATGGTGAACTTGTGCATCATTTAAAAGGTGACTTGAAATTACGTAATGGTAAACCATATGCAGAAACTCTTGGCAATCGTAGTTTAAATGGTAAACAAGTTATTGGTTATGCAGATACCATAACTAGAGAAGGAAGTTGGTTAAATAAATACGATTTTTTTGATTCTGATGGTTTGGATAAAAATCTAGTTGGAACCATTGTAAAAACAGCTTTTACTGTTGGACCCTATCTTATTCCTGGTGTTGGAGAAGTTCTAGGAGCTATTTCTGCATTTACAGCACTTAATAGAGTACTTCCTGAATTTGGTAAAGCAATTAATGGTATTGCCGGACAAAGTGAGAATAATGAATTCTCTAAAGCCATGAATGAATGGGCTGGTTGGTTTGCTAAATTTGATCCTACTGTTTCTGATTATTCTCAACAACATTTAGTTTCTTTTGAAAATCTCGGTAATCTTATTTCTTCTGTTTCTGGACAATTGTTCCAGCAAAGAGTTGTAGGAGCCATTCCTAGACTTCTTAATAAAAACGGTAATATTATTAATCAAGCCGACTGAGGTAGAAAACTTGCTTATGGTTACATGGGATTAACTTCTGCACAAGGAGCATATGATACCTTTAAAGAAGCTGGCGCAAGTGATATGGTTGCTGGCTGAGCTTTTGTAGCTAATATGCTAGCCCTTACAGGTTTGATGAATACTGACTACGGAAAAGGTATTCTTTTTAAAGGTTCTTGACTCGATGAAAATGTTATTCGTGAACCTTCTTTACTTGTTGCCAAAGATGTGCTTAATGGGTTAACAGAAGGAATTGAAAAAGCACCGGTAAAAGAAAAAGCAAAAGCTATTCAGAAGCTTACTAAATTTTATACTGATCACTTGTCTTCTGCAGCTCCTGAAACATTCATTACCCGTGGTTTATCTGAATCATTAGAAGAAGTTATTGAAGAAGGTGCACTTGATGTTTCTAAGATTTTAGCCTCTGTAGCTCAATCTATTGGTATTAACACTGGTAATAAAGAATTAGATTTTGGTTGATCTACTACTGATATTCTCCAGCGCTATGGAATGGCTGCTGCTGGCGGTTTTATTGGTGGTGGAATATTTTCCCTTCAAAATAAATGAGATAAATTCTTAGCTAATGATTTGGTCCAGCATACTGACGAAGATAATCTACAAAGACTTGCATATTATATTTCACAAGGTAGAGGACAAGAAATTCGTGACTATTATGGAAAATGACATAGAAAGGGTTTATTAGGTTCTACAACACTTGGTACAAATCTTACAACAGTTGACGGTGTAAACGGTTCTGAAATTGTAGCAGAAGCAGCTACTTCTAATCTTTCACAAAATGATGTTGTTTATAATACACTTATAAAGTATATTGATACTATTGAAGACACAATTAAATCTGAAGGTTTACAAATTGATGTTGGGAGTTTAACAAGAAATGCTATTAATGGATATAAAGAAACACCCTCCGCTTTGCGAGGCGATACTCTTATCAATCTTGGTATTCACGATTTACTTATAAAGGATGTTTATGATTTAGCTGGTAAAATTGTAAAGGCTAAAGCGGAATTACAAGCTGAAATTAATAAGCTTACTGTTAAACAAGACAATCCAGATGCTAAGAAAGAAACTGAAGAAAATATTAAAAACAGCGCTAAGATTAAAGAGCTTGAAGACAAACTTAATAAACTTAGAGAACGGAGAGACTTAATTCTTTCTGGCCAAAATAACTGATACTATGCTCAACAAGCAATTTTTGTATCAAATACAGAATTAGCTAAAGGTTTTATTGATTTATCTGTTCAAAACTTTACTCGCGTTAAGTATGGTAAAGTTTACGAAAATCTTTCAGAAGAAGAAAAAGCGGAAATAGATGCAGACTATGCAGAATACCAAAGAAATGAAGGTAAAAATCAACTTCTTCGTGCTGCTGATGTTTATTTAGGTGCTTCTCAAAGATTTGCAGAAAGACTGAAGGCAGAAGAACAAAATCTACAAGGTTATACACCCGATGATTTACATAATGTTAATACTGATTTTCAAGAAAACTTTATTAAACTTTTAAAAGAGTATTCTGAAAGTATTACTCAATTATCTGCTTTACAGACAAAAGCAGATAAAACAGAAGAGGATAATGCTAAAATTGCTGAACTTAAAGATCGTCAAGTTGAACTCGAAAAACAACTTGGAAGAATTCAACAGCAACCATACACTGCTTTAGTACATCATTCTGATAAATATAAAAGTTTGTTAGATGCGCTTTCTGCACCCGTAATGACTCCAGAACTTGAATCGGCGTTATTTTCTGGCATCAAACAAATGTACGAAGATTATCGTACTGATAGGAAACAATTAAATGGTGATGGAGAATTAAACGCGGCATTAAATCGTGTAAAACGTGAGTTTTTAAATGCTGCATCTATTGATCAACGTGTAGATAGTTGATTTAGAAATCTTGTAGACCAGTTTACAGACGAAACTCCTGATGGTGATTTTGATAATTCTCGATGGGGAGAATTCATCGACAGTACATTTGGTGAAGGAAATTATGATATTCTTCCGTTCTATGAGGATGAAGAAACAGATTTCTTAAAGCATATTAAAGAACTTGCAAAGAGTTTTGTTGACAATCTTGGCATAGATAATATTAAAGCTAGTGCTGAATATGAACAACTTGTAAGAGAGCTTGATGAATCTGGCATTCCTAAAGAATATATACAATCTTTATTACAAGCTATTGTACCAGAAATCATTTATGATGGAAAACCTACTTCTATCATGAATTATCTCACTGAAATAGACAAAATTCGTAAAGATGTAAAATATTCTTCTTTTGAAGACTTACTTCAGGATTTTGCTGTTGATATGTTAGGCGCAAGAATCAATCTCCTTGATTTAATTAAAGAGCAACGTAATAAACTTTCATGTGTAAATGCTTTATCTGACTATGTTATTAGAAATAATAATATTTCTGCAGAGCTGGAAAACGCTGAAAAGCTTATCACAATTGTTCAAAGTTTAGTTCGTGGTGCGGTTGATAAAACAAATAGTTCTATTAATGCTTTTAAAGGAAATCCCATTTCTTTAGCGGAATTAAGTGAAAATGTTGGAAATATTCTTTATCGTCAGTCATTCACTCTATTACGAGAAATTCAGTCTTTGAAAGAACTTGCAAAACTTAATGGTTTAAAAATACTTCGAATTCATGAAGATATTGATAAGCATATGAGAGCTTTATATCTTCATACACTTATAAATAATCCTGCATTTGTAGAAGCTTTTGGAAAAAAATTCTTTATTGAGGATGCTGAAGGAAATGAGACACCAATCGATATTAAAGCAATTGCTGATTCGTTCTTAACAGATTCTATTGATTTATCTGCTCCTGATACTATTAATCCTCGTGATTTGATGCAGTTTGAAATTAAATTTGCGACAGAATTATATCACCAGGTTCAGAAATCTACTATTGGAAAGAATACTGTAGAATTAGCTAAAGCACTTGTTTCTTTATTTGGAAATAATGTATGAAAGATGGAAACAAGCACTCTGTTCACAGATACAGATACTATTTCTCAATATTCATTAATGTCCTACTTAAAAGTTCTTTTGAGTGTTCCAGCTGAAGATTTTTACAGTAAATATACGGCTGTTACACAAGCAGATGATTCTTCTTTTGCACCAATTTACAGTCAAGAATTAGGACTTCGGTATATTGCTGCTGCCATTTCTAGACCAGATTTAGATAATGCTATCTTAACAGAACTTAAAGCTCAAGCAAATTCATATGCTGGAACTTTAACAGATAAAGAGTCTAAGATTTGAATTGAGAATTTAAGTGCTTTACAGAATTTTATTTGTATTCAAGGCGGTGCTGGAGTTGGTAAGACTCAGGCAATCGCTCGTACAACAGCAAAAATGTACGAAGGATATGATCACGAGTTTATCTGTGTTGCTCCTACTGCTGGACAGGCCGAAAATCTTGCAAAAGCGGTTGGAGAAAATGTGAGACATACTGACAAAGATACTTTCTTTAAAACGGCACTTGGTACAAAATTTGATAATTATAGTTTCTTACATACTACTAGACATTGAACTGCAACAGAAATTCCTGTGCCAAACGATAAAGTTTTTGATGCTTCTAAAAAACTAAAAGTTCTATTTGTAGATGAAATTAGTTTATTTACAGAATCAGAACTTAAAGCTTTATCTGATTATGCAGTACGTAATGGAATTATTGTTGTTGGCTTAGGGGATCAAACTCAAAATTCTGGTAAAGTGTATTCAGGAAGTTTTACAGGAGAAGACGGTAAAGTTAATACAATAAAACCGACTTGACATTCTAGTGGTTTAGAAGATTGCTTATACAATGCAGCTCCTTATTTAACAGCATCTTTACGAAATTCTAATCTTGCAAAATACGAGAATTTCCTTACTTTTACAAAGGAACTTAATAAAGTACAATCTGAATGAAAAAAGAAACGCGAACTTGCATTTAGTGAATTGGACGCCTTTGTTTCTCCTGAAATTCACATTGACTACTTTGAAAACGAACCTGCTGGAATTTTATATGGTGAAAAGATTGTTGACTCTTCTGCTGATTTAAAAGCTATTGCAGAAAAATATAGTACTAAAGGCAGAGTTGCAATTATTACTGATAGTTTAGATAAATATCAGGGATTAAATAAAGATATTAAACTGGTGCCTTATCATGAGATGCAAGGTGGCGAATGAGATTATGTAATAGTTGATGTTAATTTTGAAGAAAATAATACCATTGGTACTAATTATAGTAAATATGCTGTATTAAGAGATCTATATACTCTATCCCAGCGTTCTAAAGTTGCTAGTATTATTCGAGATAATGGCATTAAAAATAAGTTAGGAATTAAAAATAATAACAATCCTACTTTAAATCAGCCTACAAATCTTAGTGAAGGCGATATTAAAACCTTTAAAACAAGAAGAGGGCAAATTCTTGATGGATTGACTAGTATAGATAATCTTTACGATTATATTTACGAATTTAAAAAATCGACTCCTAATCCAGTAGCTCCTCCTCCTACACCAACAACACCTCCACCTGCTGGAGGTAATCCGGCACCAAAAGGTCAATCTGGTGTACAGCCCGGCACATCTGTACCTTCTGCAGCATCAGCCAATCCTTCAGGTACACCTACTCCTGTTGGAGCACCAACTGCACAAAGTGGTAGAAGTATAGTAAATAATGCGAGAAAAAAGACTACTGCGAGGATTTTTGCTGGAGAATTTAACGGCTTCTTAAGGCATCCTGATTTTAGAGAAAATGAAGTTAAAAATCCGACTTCATTGGCAAGTTGAAAAGAAGCTAATTTTAAAGGTGTAAACATTTCTTCTGGAACCTATAGGAATCTTATTTCTCATTTAGGATCTTCTATTCGTACAGAAATTCCTATTGGAATTGTTTTGGACCAGTTCTTAAATCAAATTCTTAACGATCCTACGAATCAAGATAAAAGAGATTTTACTTATAGAATGATTTCTGAGTTAAAACGTATATTTAATAGTGTTCCTGATATTTATATCTCAGAATATGATGCTGAAAAGAAAATTATTACTACTAGATATAAGGTTGATGATTCTACTTATATTGAGATTCCAATTGGATTTGCGAGAACTGCATTGTCTGGACGTTACACTGGTAAATTCAAAAGAAATCAAAATCTTAGAATAAGCGATCAAGATCAACAATGAAGACCTCTGGAACAGTTTATTGCAGATTTTCCTGGTGTTGAAGTTTGTGATGATTGAGGAATTGTTTCTGATACTGTTTCTGGATTTGATAAAGAAACTACTTCCTTTTTACAAGGTAATTCTGGTAAAGTAGCAGTTACATTGTCCGACGAACCAATGTATGCAAGAACATTCTTTAGAAATTGATTTGAACGTGAACAAATTGGAGAACGTGTGTTATCTGTAAGTCATTACAATGATTTAGTTGTAGCGATGATTCAAAAACCGGTTGATCCTGTTAAAGTGTTACAATTTGTTAATGCGCTTCATAATAAAGATGCTGATCGTGTTGATATCCAACGTTTAATGGATAGAGGTTTATGAGAAGATCCTGACAATATTCTTGGAGAGCTTACAGGCAATAATCTAGCAGACTTGCCTACAGGAGAAGAATATTATAAGGTTCTTAATAGTCGTGCTTGGCAAGTACTTCCTAGAGATAGAGCTGATTTATTTGTATCGAGTGCTTTAGATGTACTTAAAGACACAGAAGATTATAATACTTTGATGACTAGCCTGACTATATTTATGCACACTATCGGTCTTCCTAATGAACGTATTAATGGAGAACGACATGCTATAGTATTATCTGGTGGGAATAAATCATACTGAATTCAAACAGCAGTTAAAGACGGCCATATTACTGGTTATACGGTTAGAGAATATTATCCTAATGGTTCCTTTGGACCAAAAGAATCTGAGCGGTTCTTTGAGGTAGAAAGATATTTTCCTTATGATAAAATTAAACAGCAATTATTTGGAGGAGCTCAAACACAGATTTCTCTAAAGCGTGCTATTATGAATAAGGAAAATGTTCCTTCTTATCAGAATTTAACTGCCAATGATACAATTTATACGATATTTAGAGGTGCTAAATTTAATCTTGAACAATTAAGTTCTAGATTAATGTCCTACGGACCATTCATTAATGGTGTTTATGTAAATGACCCTGGTGGAGACCGTTTCAGTCCTACCTCAGCATACCGTAAATTTATAGGTAATAAATCTGGTTATTGGATTAAAGGTGGTATCGAACCTTCAATTTGAAGTATTGATGAAAGTGCTATTCAACCAATTGAAGCTACTGTAGATCCTATGGATAAGGTTATTAATGATTTTACCAATATCTTTAATAATATTCTTAATATTCTTCCTCTAGAATATCAACAAAAATTCAGAGAGTATTACGACTGAAGTGTACGCGAAATTCGTAGCGGAAAATATGAAAATGAGAATGAAGTGGTAACAAAGTTAATCAGTTCTATTAATAATGCTATGGCGTTTACACAAAACAGTTGAATTGGTAAAAAGGTAGTTTGAGCTGGGGATAGATTTGTTCTTGAAGATGTTAATAATATGGCTCTTTGAAGAGACCGTATAATTCATAGTAAATTAAGTACAATTCCTGGAATTGAATTCACTGAAGATACTGTCGATCAAATTGAAACTATGGAAGACAGGCTTGAGAAATGGAAATACGGAGTATTTGGATTACATGTTCCTAATCTTCATGAATCAAACGAAGCTTTCCCTAATGATATACGTCCAATAACATTAATCTATGAGGAGAATGAATGAAAATTGTATAAAATGTCTGTTCCTACAGCAATAGCTCTAGCTCAGATGTTAGATGCTGTTGATACAATTAATCAAAATCTTCCTTGAGTTCATGAAATCATTCCATATATTAATTCCTTGCAGTTTCATTGAACTAATTCTAATAAAGTGAATGCTGTAAAGGCTTCTCAAATAATAAAACAAAATAATCCAGAGCTCTTAAATGCAATTAATGCATATCTAGAGCAGAGAATTTTAAACGACGAATGTTAAATGGCTTGTAATTATTCACCAAAATTTATTTCGCTACTCGCTAGTAAAAGCGAAACAATGTCTGAATTAGACTTTAAAAATTGAGTAACTACTTACTTTAATGATGGCGAACTTGTTTATACTAGGTTCATGAATGGTGCCCTCTTCAGAGAAGGGGGTACCATTAACCCTAGTGGTAAACAATCTACCAATTCTAATTGGGGACGATTTACCTACGATCAGGAGGCACATACTTTTGCAGATTACTATCGAGGTGCTGATGATTTAAGGTTAAAGGCAGAACAAGATTTTAAAACTGAAATTGTTAGAAGATTAATTTTTGATTTTAAAGAAGAAAATCCAGAGTTGAAATGAAAAGATTCTGCTGGATCTGTAAATGAAGTTATTGCTAAATATAAACAAGAATTAGCAAACGCTCTTTTAAAAGAGTGTGGCAAAGACCCTATTGCATTAACGGAAGACTTATCTAATGATGAGTATACTAAACGAATTGAAACAGCTCTTACAGAATATAGACAGTTTCTTAGTACTAATCCTGCAACTGTAGAAAATTATGATAAGTTTGTAATTCTTAGTATTTTTGATACTTTACTTGAATCTTATGCAGATTTTATTTCTCCTAAAAGTGAGTTCATTAATTCTAGAACAAGAAAAGCAATTAAGACCGATGGATTTAATAAATATGAGTACAAAGGACCTAATGTTCAACACTACACTGGATTTACTTCTTCAGAATTTGCAGCAATTGAAAATCAAGATTCTAATCTAGCAAAAATTCTGTTAGATGTAATTCCTGAAATTAATAGCGATAGATCTCCTATTCCAAATTCCTTTATTGGCCTTTCTGGTTTTAATGCTCCAATGACTGCTGTAAAAAACTGGGTTTTATTTGAAGCTCCAACAGAAATTCGTGATGAATATAATAAAGGTGCTAAAGCAGACATTGGCAAAATCATTGAAGCTTACATTAATTGAACTTCTGCTGTTAATAAGGATGTTACCTCTTATTATGATAATCGAAGAACATTCTTAATTTCTAAATTAAGATCTATTCAACACTATTTGTTTAGTGCAAATACTGATCCTGCAATTAAAGCCATGTTTGCAGGAATGTTCTTTAAAACTGAAAATGTATCATATCGTGTATATGATTATGATGACAACTTAGGAAGAATTGGGGGTCGTAACCTTAAAAGTTCTTTTATCAATTCTCAGAAATTTAGTTTTGAGGACAAAATTAGTGGTGTATCTTACTTGGTTCATACTAATTCTACTCAAAGAGATAATATTAAAGCTAAATATAAACTCTCTAATATTAGAGGTTCTGTAAGAATTCAGAATATTAATGATCCTGCTGAATACATTGACGTTTGTCTTTACAAAAAAGATAATGCTGCAGAAGGAACGATTAATGGTAGTTACTCTGATAAATTTATGAAAGATATAATTAAGGACTTCTTAATGTTCGTTCTTCCAGATACATATGAACAAGTCGGTAGAGCTACTGAAAACGCAGACTGGAAATGAGAACAAGACTTTGCACCTTTCATTGCTTTAATTGCGTACGATGTTAATGGACAGACTATTACAGCGGTTAATAGAAAGAAAGGTTCTATTCCTGATTTAAAGCCTTTAAATAAAGCTACTTTACGAGTTGCTCAAAAGTTAAGTACCATTTATGGTTCAGAAACAAGAAATGTAGTAAAAAATCCTAGTGGCAACAATCTACCAGTTTATCAACTAACAAATCTTACTTATAATATTCAGTCTGTAATCGATAATATTGTAGCTGGTACTAAGTCACTTAGTGGTGTATCCAATCAAAATCTTTTAGTAGAAGCTAGACAACTTCTAATTAGTCCTCAGGTACGTAATCAAGTATCTATTAACGGAAGAACAAAAGATGCTTCTTCTTTAACGATTAAAGAGTTACTAGAATTAGGAGTTCTTCATGATTTCTATGGTGCTTTCCTTAATAAGGATAGTAATACTGAATACGGTAAGATTTACTTACAATCTGCTACTTATGCTGATAAAGGAACTCATTATCTTGTTGGTTATGATCTAAATAAAACAATTACTACTTCTTTTGGAGATATCAATCTATTTGATATTATTCAAGACGTAATTAAAACTGGTGATTCATCTAAACTTTTAGAAATTACTAGACATTTTAGAGCAAATCGTATTAATGCTGCAGTTGCACATCTCTTAAGTGATTATAATGCTGTTTATAAAGATCAACAGTTTAAAACGCTAGATCAGCTTGACGAATTCTTAAAAACTAAAAAATACAAAGATGTTGTTAAGGATTTTGAAACAGCTAATATAAACTTCATTGACGAATTTCATGGTTATAAACCAAGAAATGGGTCTCTTGGAAACATTAGAGTAAACGAAACTCTTAAATCTCAATATGATACCTTTAATGATCCTAAAAAATTCGAAGATCGAATTAATAAAGCAAGACAAGCATTTATTCAAAATATTGATGAGAATCGTTGAAAATGAAATCGTTATGATAGCCCTTTAATTGATCAGATTTACGGTAATAAAGCATATAAGGATTTTCAAGGTAGTAACGGAGATGTTCTTACTCATATAGGAGACAGATTACATCCTATTCTTGAAGCGTATTTCATGTCTGATGTTCTTCTTTCTAATGAATATAATTCAATTGCAATTGGTGAAGTTTATTATCACCCTAATAAGAATTCTACATTAACAAACATAGATCCTGACGAAGGTGAAGTTGGTACATATGAAGAATTCTCAGAAGCAAATCGATTAATTGCTCAGATTAAACGTTCCGTTGCTTTCGGTGCAACATATCATCCTTATATTCAAGGTCTTGATAATGGAGTTACAAGTGATATTCAAGTAGCTGTAATGAATGATATTAAAGGTATTGTATTTACACCAAATGGCGACGAGAATGATGAATTAGATTCTAGTGATGGTTCTGGTTTAGCACATCCTCTACAAGCAAGATTTGAAAATAATTCACTTCTTGATGCTAGAGTTGGTATGAACAAGAAGTCAATTATGATGAGTCTTGACCCTCGTACTGGCAAACCGACACTTCTTAAATGGGCGGTTTATGCTCTCGATAATGAAGTTCGTAGAAATGGATATTTCGCTAAGGCTTCTACAGAATTACTCTATAAGAAGATGAGTAGTGGTGAGATTGATACAATTTCTACAAAGGATCTTGATTATTTAATTCGACACTATGAAGGTGGTTTGATGTATAAAGATTTTACTACTGGAATTACTTACAGAGTTACTGGTGTTGAAGATACAGAAACTAGTTATAGGCAGCATCGTGTTATCGTTAAATCTGATGGAAGTACTGAAGTAGCAGACGATAAAGTCTTTACTAAGGGTACCTTATATGATTTAGATCAATTATTTGGTGGTTGTTGGACTGGTAGTTATAAAAATGGACAGTGAATATATAATGAAGCAAATCTTGATTTACTTGAAAAGCTTTTTGTGGCTGCTAGAAAAAAAGCTGCAGTTGATACACGATTTACTACAACATTAAACCAATTAGATCGTTCATTTATCGCATACGCTGTTAATAAGTCTGCAATTAAAGTTGGTGCAGAAGCAATTAATCCTTCAAAAAGATTCTCTAATGATGAAAAATTAAGAACTTTCACAATGTCTACTAAATATGGTGGTGTTCAGATGAATGCTGATCATGAACTTGATTTAGCAGAAGTTACTGAAATGACACAGATGATTTCTGCTTTAACAGAAGACGGTCATTATAAAGACATTGTTGAAAGTATTTATCAAGATATCGGTGAAACTGTTGCAGCGCATATGGCTAAATTAAATACTGCTGTAGACGATGTTATTAAAACTGGTACAGAAGAATCTAAACGAGAGCTTTATAAAATACTTGCAGATTCTTGGATTCGTTCTTTTGAGAATTCTAATAAAGATACAATTGGTATCGCACAAGCTTTTGTAAAGAGAGCGTCTGAAGCGTTTAGAAATGGTAATTTTGATTTTAGAATTCCATTTAGTGCAGCTACTATCAACGGTTCATTTATTTCAGATGTTGTATCTTCAATTAATCGTGGTGGTATTAGACATAAATATGAAGGTTTTGCTGGAGTTCTTAATCCTTCTCACGATATGATTATGTATTATCGTGTTTTAAATGAAAATACTGGTAAATGAGAAACTCGAATGTTTGATCAATTTGCAGATTTTGCTAGAGGCTCTTTTACTCCTGAAACATTCAATGCTCAGACTGTTAATTCAGTACTTGTAAACGGACAGCTGAATCCTCTCTGTAAAGAATCCAATTACAACGATATTAGTTTTGAGGATACCGTCGTAATTACAAAAACTACTGCAGATGGTCTTGAAGTACTTGTTCACGATATTTATCCTGATGGAGGTGATCCTGATGCTATTTATTTAAATTCTTTTACAGCTTATGATACTGTAAAACGATATTTGAGAAACAACGCCGGATGTAAAGTATATATTCATACTGGACGACCTAGAAATCTTGCTGCTGGAAATGTACGATTTAAGGTTGATAATAGATGATATTCTATTTATGATTTAGATTCTGTTCGATGCTCTCAGTATTTAACCAAAGCGTTAAATAAAGCTTCTAAAGCTAAATCTGGAAATATTGAACAGTTCTTATCTAAGGAACAATTAGCAACCATTAAACAAACTCTCGGTTATAATTATACTCGTTTAATTGCTGATGATAGTAATAGAAATGAAATTTATAATCGAGTGATGAGTTTGATTAAGAAACTTAATGCTAAAACAGAAATCACTCTTAAAAATATTGAAAATGGCAATAGAATCGATAACAGTGAAGCGTTTATTACAAGACGTTTGGAACGGTTAGATATCGATGGCAATGTAATTAATCTAAATTCTTTCCAAGCAGCTCTTGCTTTAATGGGTCCTAAGAAACAAGTTGATACTCAATCGGCCATTGAACTTATTCAAGAAAATGTAGAGGACGCTACGGATTATAATCCTGTTACACATTCCTCACTAATTGCTAATTGATTAATATCAATTCTTCAAGACCCTACAGTACTTTCTGAAGAAACCATACCAATTGGTTTAAATGCAACTGCTAGGCAAAAAGTAGCAGAAGTGCTATACACAAATCAAGAATTTGACAGACTTTCTAGAAAACAAAGAGAGTTTCCTGATGAAGTTAAAGTTTCTACTTTAGCGGAAGCATATAATGCTGTTCAAGACGCTTGAACTGATTTATATGATTATATTGCAGATGAACATCTTACAGGTTTACATTTTGAACATATTGTTCGTAAAATAGCTAGAAATGAACAAACCGTTCCTTGAGATACTTCTGTTACAACTACTGATTATGTAGTAGATGCTCCTGAGATTATAATGGGTAGATATCAAGGAGAAAAATTTGGAATTGGAGAAAATGATCACATTTATCAAATTAGTGATTATCACTACTTTGAAGACAAATTATATTCTAAATACAGTCTTCCCGATTATACAGAATCTGAATTATTCGATGCAATTCTTTATGGTAATAACGAACAATTCTTAATAAAAATTGGTGAATTACCTGAAGAGTTATCCGGCAGAATCTCTGAAAGCACTGATTTTACTGAAATTGATGGAGACGTCTATTATGAAGGAACTAGGATTGGTTCTAATCAAAATAAACGCTTCTTTACATATCTTGATAATACTGGTAATAAACACCACGTCATTCTTGTAAATAATGCTGATACATTCAGAGAAATTCGTAGATCTGCTTTATTTGATGATGTTATTCGATATAATTGAACGGATGAGAACTTTGATATTCTTAAGAACGTTAAATTTGGAAATAGAGACAGATTTAGAATTTACTATGACTCTGAACATACAACTGAGGTTTCTCTAGACGAGTTAACGCTTGGAGAGGCTCAAGTTGATGAAACAATCAGACTTGATAAGCGTATCAGAAATCAAGCACAAGATATGTATGAGTCTTTTGAAAAACAACTTAACTATGTTGGTGCTCGTATTCCTACTCAAGCTATGCAATCTTTTATGCCGATGAGAACTATTGCTTGAGTAAACACGTTAACTAATATGGTATACGTCCCTAAGATACAAACGTATCTAGAGGGTAGTGACTACGATATTGATAAACTTTACATTCTAGCATATTCGGTTAATAGTAATGGTCTAGTACAAACTGGTTCATCTCTCCAATCTAAATATGGTCTTAGTTTTGTTACAAGTCTGTCAAGACCTAATGGGATAACTTATCAAGTTGTAGAATCTCCTGAAGGAGCTTTTACAATTTCAGCTGATACTTTATTGAGATTTAATGAAGATACCCTTTCTAATGAAGAAACAGCAGCTCTTTATAATCAAATTTATAAAGAATCTAATGGTAACATTTATTTTGAACCTACAACAACTCTAAATGTTCGTACACGTAATCGTGTTATTAATAAGATGCTGAATGAGATAAATGGACATGCAGGTTCTGTATTAGAAAGAAATAGTGATCCAAACTATTTAAAAAATAGAATTGTTTCTGCGATTTATGATTTAACTACTAAATTACAGAATCAAATGATTGCTCAAATTCCTGTAGATATGGGTGATCCTCAAGAAGCAGCAAAGAATTCTACTCTTGGTAGAGCAGAAATGCATATCAATTCTGATAATCCTGCTACAAAATTCATGATGCAAGTACAGAATATGATTGGTAAAGAAGTCATTGGTATTTCTGCTGTATCTCTTAAGGCATTCTTTGGATTATACTATTATTATTCTACATTAAATCAGAATTTAAAAGATGCTTGTACTTATTCAAATCCTGAAACGGATGCTGATACAATTATAGAAGCTTTAGATAAATTACTTATTATTCATCCTTTAACTGGTGAAATTACTTCTCTTGCCAATATTGATATTGAACAGGTTCAAGAAATAATTGCCAATGATAATAGGTTTAGACATCTAAGAGTTAATCCTATTGTTCAACATAAATTTGATGGAAGTAAATGGTATAAAAATGGAGAATTAAATCTTATTGGATTCTTAAAAGATTTACAAGTTAGTGTTAATAAAATTGATGCTGCTCTCACTGATAGTGCAGTAATTAGTGCGGCTACTGATAATGCAAAGGAATTAATTCTTGCAAAAATCAATGCAACACCAGAACTTGTAGATATTTATACTTATTTAACTACTATTGGTACTCCTTTCATGGATATTGCTAATATTATGACCTCTCCTGCTTTTGGATTTATTTTAAAAGCTGTAGAATCTAATATATTTGATGAAGGTACAGGTAGTTACAAAGCAAAAACGGGTATAGATTGGTTCTTAGATAAGAAATTACTTCCTGGAGTAGATACTGATTTATTAAAACAATTATTACCTGGTATACCTGAATATTTTGATATTCCAAAATTACTTACGTTAGAGAATATTGAAAACGCCTTACACCAATTATATGCTTATCTTGAGCATCCTGTTATTTTAGATGATCCTAATGCAGCTGATACTATTAGAGCTCAACTAGATGATCAAGGTAAATCCGTTAATCGTTTATTTGGCTATGAATATATTCCCAAATTGAATGTTCGAAATGTCATTAAGTACCTCGAATTAGAAAGAGATAAACAAACCTATAAAGCATCTTTAAGTGAAGATGAAATTAAAAAAATTGAATCTATCTCTGAAATCATCCCCGCAATTGAAGAAATGACAATAATGGGTGGTGCTCAAGGTATCAATCAAGGACAACGAACTAATTTATTTGATAATAGAAGTTTTATTAAACGATTAGAAAACTTTATTAATAAAACGGTTGATGCTAAAACTCCTGATGAGTATAAAAAGAAACCTGATTATAAACCTTCTGATTTTAATTTTAGAACATTTATAGCAGATGAGAATTATAGAATATACTGAATTAATCATTATGATGGATTTAAGTATACCTATAATATTCTTGATGCTCTTACAACACTTCCACATTTCTGGGAAATGTTAAAAACTACATATGCTTCAAAGAATGCGATTACTTTATCTTCGTGAAAGTCAAATGCTATTTGGTCTATGGCTGATATCATTGAAAAAGAATCTTCTGGTAGTTATCTTTCTCAAGACGACTGACGTGCTGGAGAAAGTTATTTGAACGATTACATGATCACATCTTTCTTGGCCAGTTCTAATATTGAAATTGAAATTCCTGTAGGTGCTAAATATTATAGTGGTTTAGGAATTAAAGGATTATTAGAGAATAAAGTTAACGGCTATAAGATTAAACTAAATTCTATTTCTAATATTGCTACGTTTAAGAAAATAATGGACGATTATATTATTCCTTCATTATTTAGAAATCTTGATTTTGCAGGAAATAAATTTATTGATAATCTTATGCCAATGGCCAGTGTTTCTGGAAATAAAGTTCTTACTGGATGAAAACTTCCTTTAAATATGATGCTTATCGATGCTTCTCCTAATACGAAACTATTGTGAGCAGATATTATTAACGGCTTTGATCAGATTGCTAATCAGACAGTACCAGGAGTAAACATGAAGTTAGGTGATTTGTTCTATTTATATAATCTTATTGTAAACAAAGACACCTTTGGGCAATCTTCTTTTACAAGATTATTTGAGAATCAAGTTAATACAAATAACGAAGAGGCTCTTCCTAATAAATTTAATGAGTTTATTTCTAGGTTGGATAAAGGTGACATTAATTTACCTATTACACCAACTATGCTTGATGAGATGAAATATAGAATTAAGAAAGCTAATCCTAATTCTAATATTAAATCTCCCATCAGTAAATGACTTGATTTACCTTCTGATTATACTCTGGATTTACCTAAATTTTTCCAATTACCTGTTACTAGAGAAAAGGGATATGAAACTGTTCAAGAAACAAGTAGTCATAACATAGGTACTTCTGATACTGATGGTTTATTTGCATTAGTTCAAAACTTAGCTCAAATGTATGGTGGTGAAAATCAACCTACCGTAAACCTGATAACAGATGATGATTTAATAGATCTCCCTACAGCAGCTAAAAATGCAAAAGCCTTTATTTTAGATGGTAATGTTTACTTTAATGTTAATTCTGCTCATATGTCGGATGGTTTACATGAGTTATCTCACCTTGTATTAGCGGCAATGAAATTCAGTGATAATCCTGAAATTAGACAGCAATATTACACTCTCGTTGGTAAAATGAAAGATCGTAGTATTGTATCAGAAGAGCGCTTCAATAGCATTGTAGATAAGTATAAGAATGGTGAAGAAGATATTCTCATAACCTCAGATATATTAGAAGAAGTTTTGGCGAATGAGTTTGCTTTCTGGCTTGAAGGCGAAATTTTCGAAAATAACCCTTTCTTAACAATTGATTCTGAAAAGAATGTACTAAAAGCTATTCAGAACATGTTAAATATCGATAAAGATTTACAGTTAAAAGATATAGAAGGTAAGACACTAAATGAGATTTTGCAAGCTTTTGGTAAAGAATTACTCAATACTACAGTGGTTGATTCTCAATTTATCTTACGTAGTCAAAGAGTTGGTGCTAAGAAAGTACAACTTTATAAGGATGAAAAATTAAAATGTAAATAGTATGATTTGTGAAAAAGGATATAGTTTAACGCTTAAAGATGGTTCTATACGTACATTTAATACTGATTTAGAGCTTGATGCTTTCTTAGATGAACAGATAAGATTACATCCTGGTAGTGTCGATACTTCTGAATTTCTTACAGAAGCTGTAGACTTTCAAAAAGAACCTGTAAAGATACTTGATGAAATCGCTTCAGCGGTTTCATCAGTATCTAGAAAGGTTGAATCCATGCCTAATAGTGATGATCCTGAAGATATTGTCTCTTATAATGTTATAGATGGTTCTATTGGCGTAAATCGGTTTCTTCAGAAATTTAAAGTTCCTTCTGAAGATGAACTTTTTGTGCAACCTTTTAATAAAGAGGCTTGGAAAATTCGTAGAAAAGAAGCTTTAAAACAGGATTGTATATCTGCTGGAATGTCGATTATTGAAGCAGAGAAAAAAGCAGAACAGCTTGTTGCTGTAGAAGAAGGTACTTGGGAGAGATACTCTAAAACTGGTGAAGAAGTTCATAAAATTTATGAAATGGTCTTTAAAGAAGAGGCTTATGAAAGACCATCTGATTCATATCTTTCTGAAGCAATCTTTAATAATGTAAGACAACAAGCAGTTGCATTAAAGCAATCTTTAAAAGAGAAATATGGTTCAACTGCTAAATTCTATACAGAATTTGGTATTATTTCTAAGACTCTTTCTAATGAAATTATGGACCAGCTTAAACTTGCTGGATATGATTCTATTAATGGTAAGATTGACTTACTAGTACTAGATCAGTATGGTAAAGCACACGTATATGACTTTAAAGTATCTCGTAAAGATGTTGGTGATTGGAAAGGTAATTTCTCCAAAAAACATTGGGATTACGCTAAAAAGAAAGCCGCTGCACAACAATTGGCGTTCTATTCAAAAATTCTTGATCAATATGGTATTGATGTTACATCTGCTCATATCGTCCCTATTAAAGTAGATTATACTTTTGAAGACTCTACTCACGAAATTGGTATTAAAAACTTAGTTGACATTGAAAGACAACAAGAAATTCTTATTCCTGATGTTCTTTCTGGTAAATGAGCTGAACGTGCTAAAGAAGTTTTTCCAAGTGAGTTCACTTTAACTGGTGATCAAATTACCGAATGAGCTCGTCAATTTAATCAATTATTTCCTTCACAGTCTGTCATGAAATATCGAGAAAATCACAATCGTGATGTAGACTGGTATTTCAATAATAAAGATTATACACAAGAGATTCTTCCTAGTGATTCTCGTTACGCAGATGGGTATCGTTTTACTTTTTGGAAGAAAGGAACTAATCGTAAAGTCGCAAAAGCTAAAACAGAAGAAGACCTTCGTGGCATTATTGAAGAATATATTGAAGCTCTGTCATCGAAACGTTCTGATACCTGTATAGACGTTGCTAATAGAATTAAAAGTGTTCAACAAGGAAATCTTACTCTTGATGCTTTTGCTGATTTTGTACCTGCTACACAAACTGAGTGAGTAAAAACTCAATTTAAACGCTATTTTGATGAGCATTGAACTTTTAATGAAGATGAAACATTAAATGCAAACGGAATCTTTATTTTTGAAAAAGGTGGTGTTTGTGAGATTGTTTCTATTTCTGAAAACCCTTTGTTTAATGTTATCAATCTTGGTATAGGAACTTCTATTTTAGGAGCTACTACAAGAGACATGAATGTGAATAAAGTTAAAACTTTTGAAGCTTCATATGGTAACATCGGTCTTATGGAAGTCATGCTATATGTAGCACAAAATCAAGATAAATTTAGAACGAGAAAAATTCAACAAGTTAGGGTTATAAATCCTTCTCAAAACCAGGAAGTTTCTGCACTAAACTCTGAATTGCTTGATAACTATGCACAACTAAAACAAAAAAATCCTACAGTTGGTTTAATTGATATTGATTCAAATGTTTTTGTAGAAGATGTTAAAGCTCTTATTGAAGGTGCTAAATCTCGTATGATGTCAATTGATCCTGACGTTTTAGGTCAAATAAAAATTAGTGATAGTGAAGAAATCTCTGATTATTTAAATAACTGTATGAGTGCTTTAAAAAGAGCTTATTCTAATTTAAATAATTGAGCTGATGACAGTAAAATTTCTATGGGAAATCCTGTCTGGCAAGCTTATATGTTTTTAAGACAAGCATATAATTCTTTAAAAGGTGTTTCTAGTCATACTGAAAAAGACAAAGGTGCATACTGGCAAAAAGGTTCTGGACCAAATGGTACTATGATTTCTTCGTTGCAATACTCTCCTTCAACTAACTTACGAGAACTTGGCAAAATTGTTGATGAATTCTCAGCAGAAGTAAGTAAGCGCTGTTATGAAAGAGGTTGAAAAGCACAACAAGCTTTTAAAAAATTATATAATGCTCGTGGTAATGGAACAGAAGTTTTTAGAAGTTGATTCAGAACGGATTCTTCTGGTAAAATTGATGAACGTCTTCTTTTACTTGACCCTAATTCACCTGATTTTAAAGGTTCTCCTGCTGACAAAGAAGCTCTTACTATTTTCTTGGAAGAAATAAATAAATTAAGATTTCCTAGTGATAACGAGGCTGACATTGAAGCTAGAAAAGCATCTCTTCAGTATTATGAATTACCTTTAACTGAAGCAAAAACAGTTGGACAATTAAAAAACGGAGTTAATATTGTTACTGTTGCAAAGAATAAATGACAACAATTTACAACCCTTACTAAAGATGTATTTGCTGAAGATGAAGAAGATGTTCTTGAACATAATAGTTTAGGTCAACAATTGTACAACAAGTTTGATTTAACTTCTGGTGCAAGAAGACAAAAAATTGAAAATCATGGAGGTATAGGATATTTTGATTTAAATTGTGAACGTGTTTTCAACCAAGTTCTCTTAGCTTATACTAAATCTGAAGTATCTAAAGATTTTCTACCTCTTGTAGAAGGTTTGCGATTAGGAATTGCATACCGTAGTTCTTACGGTGGAGCGGAAACCGATGACCTTTTAAAGACTTTTGATAAAGCTGTAAAAAGTAAATTCTACGGACAATCTATTATTCCTAAAGAGTATCAAGGAATTTACAAATATTTTAGCTTTATAAGAAATGTTTTTACTAGAATGGCACTATCTTTAAACTTTACATCCTTCTTTAGAGAAACTCTTCAAGGTATTTATACTGGACTTTCTAGAGCAGGCGTAAAAATGCTTCCTGGTGTAGATGAGAAAAATTACATTAAAGCCCTTGAATATGTGATTAAAGAATCTCCTAAGAACTTTGAGGGAGTGTCAAAACTACAACAGTTAAATATTCTTTATAAAATGGCTAATCAATCTATGAGTCAAATTGCTAATGGGCGTAAGTTAAATTGAATGAATATCAATAACTGAAGCTCTGATACATTGTTCTTGACTGCTACTGCTCCAGATTTCTTGCATCGAGTTTCCATTCTTGTTGCTAAAATGATGGGAGATGGGTGTTGAGATGCACATAGTTTAGATGCTGAAGGTAAACTAGTTTATGACTTCAAAAAAGACAAACGTTTTGAACATTATATTGCTAACGATACTTCTCACAAAGACTATTTAAAAGAAAAGTCTCTTTATCTTAAGATGATTGATGAGTTTAATAAGCAAGGATATAATCTAGAAGAAGGAGATAATCTTCCTCAAGCTTACACTCAAATAGAAGCGTCTTCTATTAAAAACTTCGGTGATTTACTTTATGGACATTATGATGAAGAATCTAAATCTTTATTCTGTGATACCTTTATAGGAACATTCTTTATGCAATATAAAACCTTCTTAACTTCTAAGCTAGAGATGTGAACAATGCCCCAAGGTGTTCACAATACGGAATTACTTACTCAACAATTTGATCCTGAAACACATGAAGAACTTTATCAGGTAATTGAATGGGATGAAGATAGACGTCCTCATAGAAATATTGTAAAAAAATCGGATTTAACCGAAGAACAAGCTAAAACTGCTACATTGTATTATGACTACGAAGGTATTCCTTTAAATGGTCTATTACAGGAGAGTTGGAGATTCTTGAAAGATATTGGCACAATGAATCAGGAAGACTTAAATGAACTTTGGAAAGATCCAACTCATAGAGGCCTCTTAATGCTAGCTCTTCACGATCAATTTGTAATGATGTTAATGACCTTATTGGTGACATTCTTAACAGGTACAATGGCAGATGTAAATGAGCCCTTAAACGAATCTAAAGTTCGTAATGCAGTACGTAATATGGGACCTGTAGAACAGTTAACTTATAATGTTGTTTGAGGTTCATTACAAGATTCTCAATTTCATAATATACTTGGTAACTTTGCACAGAACCCACCTATGGTAACGCAAGTAAGTAAGTTCTTAAAATCTAGTTGGCAAGTTATTGCTGGAGATCATGAGTTACCTTATGCTTTAACACAAAATGTTGGTATGATTCGTAATTTCCAAGGTATTGCTTTAAACGCTGAAAAACTAGCAGAATAAAAAATAAGCCCCTTACCGCGTAATGCAGTAAGGGGCTTTATCTAACATGTTGACATTTGTGAAGTTATGCTATTATTTAAAATTTTATATGAAGGTATTGTAACCGTATCTAAATACTTACTTCAATCAACAGATTTCTCTTGCTTATTACATTCTTTTAAAGTTTCATTTACTGCAACCATTTCTGCTTTAAATAAATCATTTAAAAGAACATATGCTTCTTCTCCAGTAATCAATTTATTATCAATTAATTTAATTACTATTTCTTTACTAGTCATATGGTTCTAATTCTATATCAATTGTATCTTTTTCACTATATTCTTTTTCTAAATCATTAAGATAATACTTTTCTCAAGCTTCGTCTTTTGAATTAGCTTCAATTATAAAAAATTCTTTAAAATTACCGGATTTAGTAAGTTTCCACAACATTCTTTACACTATTAAATAAATCTTCAATTGAACCGTCGTTGTCAATTATAATATCATAACGATTTTCATCTAGCATTTGTTTCATTTCTTTTTCAGATTGATGTTGTCCAAATGTAGCAGTAGGTCTATTTACGTATATTAATAATCCTCCATTACTTTTAATTGCTCTAGCTTCATTGATAAATCTACAATCAGATATGATGGTTTTATCTGTGGCGTGTCTTAATGTAGAATTAATTCAAACATTTTCTCCAAAATAGGTACGACATATATTTGTAGCAAAGAATTGCATTAATTGACGAATTGTCAAATCATAATGTTTTATTGTACTATCTAACTCTTTTGCCATTTTATTAAATTTAGAATCCGATAGTAAATATTTATCTTTGACGTAAGCAGAATAATGATAATCTAACGATTCTAAATCTATACAATAATCTTCTTTAAACGTTCTATCATTAAATTTTTCTACTGGAGTATTTAATAGAACAGATAACATTTTTTTCATCGGGTCAGCAAAAGCCAATACTTTTCAAGATTTATGAAATAATTTACCAAATCTTTTATATATTCAGTATTGTCTAAATATTTTTGGAACACTTAGACAATACTGTAACATATTTGTAACCTCTGTTTTCCCAGAATTTTTTACTCCAGAAATACCAATTAAACTAGGATTTTCAAACATCTGGTATAAATTTTAAGTCTTTTCAATAATCGTTTGGATTTGCTTTAAGAGAAGCCTCATATTCTGGATATTTCACATTAAATAATTCTTGTGATAACTGAATATCATCATTATCATAAACAATGTCACTTTCTTGAAGATTGTTCATTAATCAATATGTTGGTCAACATCCAGAAATACCCATCATTTCTTTAAGCATTTTTGCAGTTACACTATTGCCACCATAATAAGAAAGCGATCAACATGTACGACGATCACTACTACATCCAGCTAATAATAATCGAAATGACAATCGATATTTAGTTAAATTAAATCCAGCAACCATATCAACCCCAAGTTTTACAATACTTTTATCGGTTGATTTTAACATATCTCACAGAGAAAGCATATCATCAATCGTTGGCTCTTGCAATGAACTGTTTATTTGATCAAACAACTGTTTATCTGTAATAAAAGGCATTGTGTATTCTCCATTTAAATATTTAAATAAATTTTCGCAATCGTTTGTGTCAATTGTTGTTAGTTTACCAGAATATACATGTGTTCAGCTATATATTGCAGGGTCTGATACAGATAAGGCATTTTTCATTACATCGAATGAAGAACCAAATAACGTACTATAATTTAAATCTGATATTGCATAATATATTCCGGAATTATCTATAAATATATGATGTGTTTCCATATTATTATGTGTCACCTTATCTTTTACTACAATAAAATTGGCTTTAGAAAGTTTTATGCAACGCTTAAAATCAGATACACATAATCTTGTTCTTGGAAAATCAGAACTATCGTCAAAATACAAAGTACTAATTCCAGGAATAGTACCTTGGATAAAATTTGCATCATATCCGCTAAGGTCTATTTCTGGAATTATTATACTCTTATTAGTATAAGAAATAAAAGTACTACATAGATATTTTTTGCCATTGTTTCAATCGTAATTATCTTTTGAAAACTCATAGCAAATTACTTTATTTCTATCTTTATCTAATCAATACATTAACCTAAAATTCTTGCTCTAATTTCACTATTATAAAGAGCCTTTTGCATACGAGTCTTGTATTTAACAGAAAGAGTCTTAATAATATTGAAAATAATATCTTCACTGAAAAGCATGGTTGGTGCATGCATGATTTCCAGCAATCTATCAATGGCCTTTTGAGAATCAGAACCCTTCTGAGAGAAATAAACGTCTGTGTAGTTAAGCAGTCTTGTTTGAAGAATTGCTGCTACCGCCGGTTTATATTTTTGATTATCATCATAAACACACTTTTCGATTCTTGGCTGAATTGATTTCCAATCACCAAGAAGCATGTCTTTGGGAGAAATAAGTTTATCCAGCTTATTTGCAATAAATGTTGTAAACAATGAACCAACAATATTATCTTTATCGTTAAAACACCCAGATGCAATTTGTAGAATCATTGCTAAGTTATCAGGATTATCCCAATTAGAAATACCACTAATGATATTAGCAAACATGGTATAACTTCTAGCATTCATTATATGAGTATGTGTATCCTTTGGATCCATTAATTCACTATAATAACTCAGCATGAAGTTAATTGTGCGGTCATCCAAGTTATTATATTCCGCCCATTCACTCCAGGAGTCAACATCCCATTTAATATTGAAGTTAACCATTCGAGTTTGACCAGCTTCATCAACGTCATTGACGTTATAGTCGCCACCCGTTGGATTAGTGGTTAAAATGATGGTTGTATGTTCTGGTAATTTAAAGGACCAGAACTCCTGCTTGTAAATTAATTCATAACAGGCTTGAATAATGTTAGGAAGCGCACGCGAGGCATCGTCAAGGAGTAAAATCGTCTTTTTGCTCGTATCTATACCTTTATACCATTCCGGAAGGGCATAGGACATCTTAGTTTCGCCAGTAAGCTGATATCCGGCTTTTACGTAGCTATCAATAAGTTCTGGAGCAATCCATTTGCAATCTGACTGATCTTCTCTACATGCAAAGTGCAAACAGATAGGAAAACCAGCAATATCACCAGTTTCAGTAATCTGAGCCAATGCAAGCTTTACGTAATTGGCATCAATTTCTTTAGCGATTTCTTCTACGATACTCGATTTACCAATACCAGCGTCTGCTGTAATGTTAACGGCCACAGGACTCTTTCCCTGTTCTTGAAGAGCATCATTGTTATTAATTATATATTTTAAAAGCGGCTTTAATTCTTTTAAAGTTAGTTCCATATTATTCTTTTTTATCTTTTGGTATATAAATCGAAATTCCTGGATACTGTTGTCTATAACCATCTGAAGTTATAACCCAAATCACATTTCTAGTCCTAGATAAATGATCTACTCCTAAATATCCATCTGTAAATACAACTAATGTTGAATATTCCTTATGATTTATATAATATTCGTATGTAGTAGTCACGTCAGTCCCTCCGCGACCACAAATCTCTATTTCTGTCTTTTTACCTGTATAAGGAAACTTTTTCTGAATGTCAGCATCAAATTCAATAACATCTACACCAACACCACTCTTATAAAGGTATTCAACTTCTGTAAAAAAGTCTTGCAACTCATTATTAGATACAGAACCTGAAGTATCTATTGCTACAAGAACTTTTGGTTTAAATTTCAACACATGTCCTGGTTGACCTTTAAACCTAAAACTGGGTCTATATCTTGTACTCTTAATATACGATTTAATAGAATTACCAACAACTCTTCTAAAATAACCTTTCCAGTTAAAAACAGCTTCTCTTTGTTTAAACAATCCGTTGATATATTCTTGCAGTCCTGCAGGAATATGTCCATTTGATTTCATAACGGTTTCTGCGGTTTGTTTAGCAATATGATTAATCTGATTTTGAACAAGAGTTTTTTCAGAATCGCTTAGATTTCTAAAATCTTGCCAATCGTGTGAATCTAATGTATCGTTTTCATCGTCTTTATCTTCAGGGATATTTTCATAATAGAATTTAGTTCCCATAGTTGACGGAAGACCATAATTCTCAGCAAGAATAGGATTTGGAGGCAAAACGTCAATATAACTATTTACTTCGGCCATTTATGTTAACTTATACTCTCGTATAAGATCGGACTATTCCTTCAACTCTTTAAAAAAGAGTTGGCTTATTATAGTCTCTGAACGTCTTTCTTATAGAATTCTTTGAATTTTTCATATTTTCGATTTAAGTAAACTGTAGCATTTGAATAAATATAGTTATAAAAATTCTTAACTACATTCTTTGTATTTGTACGTAAAATTCAAGTATTAGTTGTTCTACGTTTTTCTTTTGATACGGTAGAAATATAAAAATGTTCGTTTATTCCTTCTAATAATTCTTTAGTTCCATTAAAAGAAATTCCGATATAATCTGTATATTCTATTCTAGGAAGAGTTTTTGGAGTTCTTATCCATTTTTTGCGTGTTATAAAAACACTTCCATCCCCATCAAAATATCCACGAATAAAATGATGTATTAAATCAGAAGGAACTGTTTTAGGGAATTCTAAAATTAATGATTTGTTCGGTACGCAACCATGTTTACACAAATCTTCAAACATTTTATCTGAAGTTATGTGTGCGCCAAATACATCTGCGCCATTTCAATTTTTATATTCACCCACAGGCATATTTGAACCTATTGATTTTAGAAACTTTTCAATAATTTCTCTATCTTCAACTTTTAATTGTATAATAGATTGATTTTTATGTTTTCTAACATTTCCATCTGCATAAAGAAATCCCAATCAATAAGCCTTCTCTTCTGTATCTATAACATCAAAGAAATCATGATTTATTGTATATAATCTACGATTTTCTTTATTCGATCTTCGAGGAACACCACTTCTTTTTAGAACATTATTAATTGCTCCAACTGAGCACTTATTTTGTTCTGCTAATTTAATTGTACTTAAACCAGAATTGTAAAGAGTAATAATTTCTTGCTCTTTACTAGAATCAAATAATTTTTGCATATGTTTAATAATTTAGAGTTTAACATACACAAATGTAATAATTAATCTCAAAAAATCCAAATTATTTTTTAAGAAATTTCGCTGCACGTTGTCTAATTCTTTATGTTTTTACAATCCGTTTGCCGTTATGCAAACTGCTGCCACATATATTACTATTGTGCGCTGTAATAAAGACTTAAAGAGTTTCGCGCAATTTAAAGCTTAATTTTTCTATAGGTCACCCTATAGCAGAACTACCATTAATCCTGAGCAATATTAAGATGTTTTTTATTAGGAAAATCATCCCACATAGTTAGATGTTGAAATAATATGTGTCCTAATTCATGCTGTAATAATCCTAATTCTGCTTCATCACTTAAAGAATCCCAAAACTCTTTGTTGATAACTAAATCAGTGTTAATTCCATTTAATTTTACACAAGCGGTTGATATACTATTATCAAAATATTTATTAAGAGACATTAAATACAAGCCATAAAAAGGTTCTCTAATTAAAAGTTTTCTTATGGCTTGTGGTAAAGTTAATGGCATAATTTAATCTTTTTTAATAATAACCTAATGCTTTGTCCCAAGCATCTTCTTCGATTATTGATATATAGTCATCTTTATCTTTTGCACAATCTTCACAATAAGGAGAAATCCAACCTCTACTTATATATTTTGCTGGTTTACCACAATTAATGCACGTTTTACGCGAAAGTTCTTCATATTTTGGTATAATTGTGTTAAACATTTCTTCTGTACCACCGTAATCATACCAACGCAAAGATCCAAACTTCTCTTTAATTTGAGTAATTCTATATGCATTTAATGCTTTTCTTCCTCCGGCTTTAAGTAAAGATTGTTTTATTTCTTTACATATTTGTATACCAAATTTCTTACGCCATCCTTTTGGCATAACGTCTAATTCAGTATATGTTGGAATAATAAAAATTTTATCAAGAATATTTTTGTCTATCCAATTCAAAACTTTATATTCTTGTAGTTTTCTTTTATCATTTAATAGTTTTACAAACTCGTAACAAAAACCATAATTTGTTTTATCGTTTTCATCAGTAGTTTTAACATAAATTGTTATGTTACTGCTATTATTCCAAAATGCAGTCATTCCAAGAATTGTAAACTTATCGTCACTATTCCATAAAAGACTTTTTAAATCATGTTCTTTTACTTCTAAATGGTTTTTAATGATAAGTTTTCTATTCTTTATATCCAAATCTACAGTTACACTATGGTCTTCTATATGAGTAACTAAAGGCTCTTTTGGCTCATATCTTGTTGCAGTAATTCCGAATTCCCTAATTGCTTGATGATTTAATTTATAAAGTACACGATCTAATTTATATGCATGATGTTTTCCATCCCATCTATTTCTTGGATAGAGGAATGGAAAACGAATACATAAAATAGATGCTTTAATTGCCTTCTTTAATTTGTTCATATGTACAATATTTTCTATTTATAAATTCATCCATTAAGCTGTCTGCTAATATTTGAGCATCAGGATGAGGCTTTCCAGTAGCAGCAATATGTGAACGCAGTCTAAAGAAGTGAATCCAATCTTCTATAAACCCGGTCATTATAAGTTCGCTTTTAGTATCTAAAGGAAGAATACCACGTGCCTCTTGCGGTTTGAGTTTATATCCTTCATCTGTAGAAATTAGATACATATAATCAATTTCCATATGTGCTAAACACTCGTACCATGCAGATACACTTCTGTCAACACATATAAGTTCATCGATTAACTCCATTCCGCGTAAATCCATTAAATACTCTTGCGACTCATGCGTTAATGGATTTATATGCGATGCTCTTTCTGATTGTATATCATAAATCCATTGTGGAATAATATATGTTATCTCTGAACCAAATTTATCTTTGGAATAATTCACATAACGAGTAGATTCTTGCATAAAACTAAATTTTCTGTGTCTTGTGAATTCACGACCAATTCCTATCGATGTAATGAATTTAACAGTATATCTTTTTGCATGATACTCTGTTGGTTCACACATATATTGTAAATCACTCTCCCATCCATTTTCAATAATTACTCTAGCGTTGGTTGTGATATAATATTCTAATTTATCGTTATCAATCCACTTACTTGTTACACGAGAATAAGGATTACTTTTATAATCGTCTATTGGTAATTCAGGATCACCGTTGAAATCATACACATAACGTAGATATATTGTTCCATGTTCTAAACAAGCCAAGTGCTTATTTTTTATAAGAGTATCGACCATCTTTTTTGCAGAATCTTCTGTAATTTTATCCTCGCTTTTATAAGATGTTCTCGCAATACGTTCTACATGTTTATATAAACCTATTAAATTTGGTTGCTGCTTGATTATTTCAAAACTACTATCTATAAATTTCATAAGGTTCTATTTTTATAATTGTTGCATTTGGAAATTTATCTTGTGCATATTTTATTAATTCTTCATTTGAATAATTGCCAGAATTCAATATTAATGTATCCTTATAAACATCTTCATATTGCTTATATGTTACCTTATAACATTGCTCATTTCAAGGAGAGCCATATTCATTATAATACACTAGCATGTTCCAATAAATTCATAATCATATTCTGGTGATGGGAATATTTCTTCTATTTTAGCAAATGCATTAAGTTTTTCATCTGCACGTATAATTACATAATGTTCCCATATTTTTCCGGCCGGTAATATTTTTGTAACTTTAAATTCAAATTTAGCCATAATTAATAACTCAATCTAAAGAACGTTTATCTATATATGCTTGTACAATTTCAGCTGCCTCTTCTCAAGAAACAGCTGATACTGGTATATTTCCTATACCAGCAATTGTTATGTTAAATATTTCCATTATAGACCTGTTTGAGTTGTATAAAAATCTATAATACCTTGTCCAATTACTCTAACTTCCTCATAATCATAAGAATCAGAATCTCCTTCATCATTTATAGTTTCTTCCTTTAATGGAACAACTTCAATAGAAACATCACCAGTATAATTATTAATTTTTGTGTAGCAATGTTCTCTATATTCATTAAAGAAGTTAGGACAAAGTTTTAAAACATCTTCATATTTGAAAACAGCTACTAATCCAGCATCTGCACAAAAATGTCCAAGAACCTCTTCAGTATTTGCATCAAATGTTGTACAAGACCAATCACCGTAAATAGTTCCAGACCAAATAAATTCAACGCCGTTTATTACAGATTCATGTTCATAATCACAATTATCATCAAAAACATCTGAATTTAACCAATTGTGATAAATTTCATCAGGAATTACATAACAAGGATCTGTAATTATTAAAGTTTCATTATTAAATTTCATAATTAAAAGTTTCCATAATAAGTTTGACAACACAAAAGACCTAATTTATCACGCCACATTTTGCAAACTTTATCTCGATCATCAAATACTACTCTAACATCGTGATTTGGTTCAATATATTTATGATACATTTCTTCTTTAACAATTTCATCAGGTCTATGATCACCAGCTTCTCGCATATATAGTTCAAAGTATCCTCCAAAATTATCTTCTATCCACGTTTTAGTCTTTTGCTCACAATTTCCAATCTTTTCTCGTCCAGATAAGAAGATAATTTTATATTCTCGTTGATACAAATCCCAAAGAAGTGAAAACAATCTGTCTTCTGGTAAATCGGTATCACATTTCTCATAATCATACGGATTTCTACCTTGTCTCATTGAAACAGTACCATCAATATCACAAAGTACTGTTTGTAGCTTTGTTCTATCAATTGGTTTTCTGAAACGAAGATCCCAATTTTTATCATCGAGTAATTCAGGCTTATATTTTGCATAAAAATCACGAATTACTTTAAATCCTACAGGACGTTTACGAGTATTGTTAGAATCTCTTTTAATTGCTTCAGAAAAAGGTAGCCAGAAGTCTTTATATTCTATTTCACAATTATATTCATCTGCAAGAGCTTCCCATTTTGCAATTGTTTTTGGATTGCAATTAGTAGCATCAATAATGACATTCCATCCATCGTTTACTGCAGAAATAATACTATCACGTTCTATTTTAGAAACAAGATTTTCTCTTTCTGGAACCCAATATTCACCTAAAGACTCACGAATCGAATCACGGCAAACAATTACCCAATGATTATTTTCAGAAATAAATTTGCGAGCAAATGTAGTTTTTCCACTCGCTTGAGGTCCCTGTAATACTAATATTTTACTCATTTTGAAGTATTTTCTTTATTTTATCTCTCTTTAAAAGATCATCTGTTCTTTCTCTAAGTAAAGTATATGGTCTGTTTAAATCAAAAGCGTATCGTTCTATTAAATCAGCGTCTTCAACCTCACTTCTAAGAGCGTAATATTCTGGAGAAGCTTCCTTAAAGTTAACAATTTTGTGATTTTCTATAATTTGATTGGCAAATTTACACTCTACAAGTATTCTCCATAAGTCTGTAAAATCAACAGATTCATTTAAAGCAATCTTTCCAGATATTTCAGAAAGGTGCTTATCAATTTGCTTTCGTAGTTGTAATGGGTTGGTTTGCATTAAAAGTTTAACATGTTCTTTAATTACAAACTTCTTATTTAAACACGAACACTCCCAACAAACGATATCTCCATTTAGAACATAATCAAACCAATCTTTTATTTTATATATTGTAAATTTTGTACCATTATCATAAAGAATGTCAAATTTTTGTTCGTGGCTAACTAATCCAATCCAATCTTCTGGGTAAACAAAATCTTTATTAACAACTACAACGTAATGATTAAATTCTTTTTCCTTTAATCCATATACAGAAGAACTCAGGTTGTAAATATATAAACAACCTGAGTTTTCTTTAAAGTATTCTAATGCTGTCATTAATTATCGTCTTCAATATTAGATTCTCCTGCATCAAGTTCCTTAGCTTCACCCTGTAAAAAGGCAAAACATTTTAATTTATATGCAAATGCTCGAGTATTATCAATCTTAATAACAAGACCTTCGTGAGGAACCTTATTTCTACAACTTGGTGAATTCTTTTCCATGAAAAATTCAGAATCATTAGCCAATTTCTCTAAGAATTGATCATACCAATCACTAGGAAATATTCTATCACCATTACAATCTTGGTATAATTCTTGATACAATTCTCCAGCATATCCATAATACCATTCAGTAACAGGAGTTAATCCACATTCATTACACCAAATTTGGACTTCTCTTGGACTAAATTCATGAACATAACCATCTACATTTGTTAAAGTAATACGATAAACTCTTACTTTAAAGTGTTTCTCTGGAGTATATGGCTCGTCTTTTTCTGGAGGAACACAACCGTAATCATAGTTCTTTTGAATATACCCACCATTAGGTAAATATCCAACTATTTCGTAATACGCAGTCATTCCTTTTTTAAGTTTCGGACGAATAATCTTATCTGCTTCAGCCCAAACATCTACTCCATAGTAACCAGGAGTTACATCACGATTATAATATTGATTTTTAATAACTGAACGAGAAGAATATACATAATCATAAACTTCTTCGTAAGAATCAAAAGACTTACCACTAATCCAATTCAATATACGTTTAACAAAAGAAATAGGTTTCTTGCACAAAACATAAGCACTAATTCCACTTGTACCGTGTATCTTTTCAGACAAATGTATTAAATCATCAGGTTTAATAGCATCCTTAAATTTCTTAATTTGCTGTGTATCATAATGGAATCTAAACTGAGTATCTATAATTCTATTAAAACGTTTTACATTCTTCTGATTACGATTTTTGCCATTCTTTCCAGGAGTTCCTTGTGTTCTATGAACAACATATTTCTTACAAATCCAGAATTCCTTTCCATTGTGTTCAAATGCATCAAATTCCAATCCGTCATGAACATCAATATTAGACGTATCTAACTGTGTATCATGACCAATCCAATCCAATACAAGCTTTAAAGGAATCAAAAAACCTTCAGAAAGACAACCACGAAGTTTAATAGCTTTTACACGACCATTATCTTCAAACATGCCTGTCTTTTCAGTATTACTATTCTTTTCTTTATGACGATAAAGATTAGCAAATGAAAGAAAGTTAGGATTTATACAGCTTGAAGTTGGAAAGTAAACAAACAAACCAGGTTGTTCATCTATTCCAACAATTATATTCCAACCTCCAACAGAAGCACATTTAAGTCGTGTTACTTCAGGATCTGGATGATTGTGAAACGAATCTATTTTAACAACTTGTGCTAAATAATTAGGATTCGCCTTCTTTGATTTTATTAGTTTCATCTTCAATTTCTTTTAATTCTATTACTACATCAAATACATCATCAAGCGCATCAATATTGAATTTAACAATATATCCTTCAATGTTATTTGCATCTAATGCATCTAAAAGTTCGTATAAATCATATAGATAATCTCTAAAATCACCCCATCCATTTAAACCACCATATAGTGTAACAATTACATTTTGAACTTCGTTTACACTAAATTCTGGAGAATGAAGACGCGATGTATTCTCAAAATCTTCTTCAAAGAAAATATCTTCAAAGATTTCTTGAATTTCAGAATTTGTCATTTTTAAGTCCTTTTAAAAGATTATTTTTACAAAAATAATACCTACTTCCAATTAAAAATAATAATCAATTTTTAATAGGTTTTAGGTACCGTTAAATTGAAATTGATTTAAAGGTTAGAATACAATTCTTCAACAGAATTAAAATTGGAATTTCCGAAACAAAAATCGGCAATTTTCTCTTCACCGTCTTCACCAAAAATAACCTTAATAAGATTCCATACAAGATCATTATGCTTGACTTGAATTGAATCAAGAGTAATTCCAAAAGTATATTCAAGCTTTCTAAAAAGATTTTCAAGATTCTGATAATCATTAATCCATTTACGAAAATCTTCAAGTTTCATAGTCTTTTTAGAACCTTCTTCAACTAATTCATCTGGATTCTGACAATCGTATTGATGATCTAAAATAACATCTTTAGTTTTTGTTTCAGGAATAGTTTCTTCATTTTTAATTGCTGCTTTAGCTGAATTCATTGCTTCTTGTTTTTCAACTTCTTCTAAATATGAATTAACCAAATCATCAATACTTTCGTTAGTAAAAATACCAGCTAACTTAATTAAAGGGTTGTTTTTAAGAGCATTAATTTCTTCTTCTGTATATTTCATAGTTATATGTTATTAAATGTCATTTTCATATCTAACTGTACGAAATGATGGCAAATTTGGAACAGGATGCTCTGTATGAGTCATTCCAAAATACTTAACAGTTCCCATTTTACCAATTATTTCGTTTATGTGCTCACGATAATATTGTTTTTGTAGTCTATCGCCAATTGGTTTAGCTTTAAACTCTGTTCCATCTGGCATTGCCATTAAGAAACACATATCTTCTTCACGAAGACCTTCGACAATTCCTTTAATTAAAAATTCTGAATCTTGAAATTCTTTAATTTTAAGACACCTATTATCACGAGCACCGCATTTATATTCTTTATCTGGATCTTTTATAACGAGGCCTTCGTATCCATTTTCAACAGCCTCATTGTGCATATCCATTATTTGATCAAGACCTTTTATAAGTCTTTGTTCAATAATTACTAATTTTGAATCAGAAGGACAATTCTTTTTAAACTCATTAAGACGTTCAACACGTTCTTTAAAAGGAGACTTTTCATCGACAATATCATAACAGTGAAAACAAAGCTCTTTATGATCTTCTTCAAGAGTTTCTTTTCTTACCAGTCCACTGATTCTTTGTAGATTTCATAGATGGCGATAAAGTTCTCCATCGAGTATTAGTCCTTCGTTTTCAGTAAGTAATTTTACAATATATGGATCTTGACGAATATAAGTTGCTGCTATATCATAATCACCGCCGCCTCTAGATGAGGTATGAACTTCACCATCTCTCATAAATAATAGCATCCTTACTCCATCATGCTTATATGATCCATATCATTCTCTCTCTGTTAATTTTTTATTTTCTTTATCGAGAATCTTACATAACATTGGTTTTAAAGCACCATTTGCATCAGTCTTGGTATCTCCAAGAATTTCTTTACATTTACCTTCAGTTAGTTCACTTACAGAAAGATCACTAACATCTTTATATCCTTTATCAAGATACTTTTTAAAGTTAGAATTAAACTCTAGAGTCAATTGTTCATCAATTGATCTTTTAACTTTCCCCTTAAGTATCTCAATATCAGGAGCAATAGTCTTTTTTCCAGTTAATAGACCAGATTCTCTATGAATAAGATATTTATTATCTACTCATTCTGTTCAAATATGTATATAACGAATTTTATTCTTGGAATCTAATCCAATTGCATGTTTATCTAATTCCACTGTAATATTATATTATTTTTATTTTTAGGAAATTCAATTGGGCATTTAAAAACAATTTTAGTATCTGTTAATTCTAAAACTTCTACTTCTCCGGCTCTTTCACAATTGAATCTATTTCTATAGCTTACATATAACAAGTTATAATTATTTGGAAACTTATCAAATAGGATACCTTCATAAATAAATAAATTAGTATCTATATTAATTAATTTAACACCATAAACGGTAATGAACTTGTCATATATAAGATCTCAAAAGAAATCTTCTACTTCAGAACCAATACATATAAAATCACTAACTGGTTTTGCCTTAATTTCCATTAACGCTTTCGTTAAATCCTCACTTGTTAATAGTTTAAACTGAACAGGTTCTAATTTGTTTATCTGACCTCGAAGTCCATTATTTCAATCCATTACTTTCCGGTGCTTCCAAATCCATCAGAGCCTCTATCTGTATTAGAAAGTTCTTCAACGTTATTCCATTCAACTCTTTCGTGCTTACTAATAACTAATTGAGCAATTCTATCACCATTGTTAATAGTGAATGGTTCAGATGACAAATTAACAAGAATTACGCCCACATTACCTCTATAATCTGCGTCTATTGTTCCAGGTGTATTAAGTACAGTCACTCCGTGCTTTAATGCAAGACCACTTCTTGGTCTCACCTGTGCTTCATATCCAACAGGAAGTTCTATTGATAAGTTTGTAGGAATTAATTTTCTTTCAAGACTTCGAAGAGTTACTGGTTCATCTAAAACAGCACACAAATCACATCCAGCAGCTTGTTTACTCTGATATTGAGGAATTACTGCTCTTTCGTCTAATTTTTTAATATTTATCTTCATAAAATCCGTTCCAAACATTATTTATTTCTTTAAGTTCATCTTCTGTAATAGTTGTACCGTTAATATTAGATATTTCTGTAATTAATATAATAGCATCGTCATCATATTCATTGTGCTTTAATCACTTATTCAATAAAATATTCATGACAGCTTGCCATCTAAATTCTAAAGAAAATAACGGAAGTTCTGCAAAAACACAATTTACATAAGGATCACCTACAGATTTATGTGTTTCTTTAAAGACTTTAACATCTTTAACACGCATCATTCAGCTGTTAAATTTACTGACTTTTATCATTTTAATCATATCTAAATCCCCACGAGTCAAGTCTGTTATTGATACAAAAATCCCAATTTCTATTTATACAATTTATTTCTTCTAGTGTTAATTTAGATACATGATTATTCGTAAGCAATATGTAATCTGATAAAATTGGTATTACTTCTTTAGGTGAATATAACCCTATAAAATCATGAAAAATTGGTTCACAATCGAAAATTGGAAGTTCTACAATAAAGTTGAGCACTGTATCAGTCACAGATAAAAGTTCCTTTTTGATTATTTTCATAACAAAAAAAGGAAGTCTTTTAGACTTCCTTAAATTATTGTTTTACATATAAAGTACAATGACAAATATTATTTTCACGATATTCTTTACATGGACAAAGACGATCTTCGTGCGTTTCTCCAGGATTCTGACAAGGACATTCTCCGTTATTAAGTTCGCAACGCTTAAGAATTGCATTTACCACTTTATCGTTTGGGTTTAATATTCAACCTTCTTTTCTAAGAATCTGTATCATTTTTCCAAAATAAATCAGTTCTATCATAATATGAACCAGCGTAAGCACTCAACTTATTCATTATCCTGCCATTCATATAAAATCTTTGATTGGTATTGGGATTGTTTATAGGTCCAAATTCTGATTTATATGGCCCAATTTTTATATAATCAATTTCTGGCATATCAACAGGTATTTTGTCTCGACCTGTATACCAAGCTACTTTTATGTTTTTAAACAATAAAGGACAAAAACGAAAAAGATTATACAGTTCCTCTAAATCAGAATCTCCGCCCATAAAACAAATACAAGTAATTCCTTTATTTTCTGCAACTAAATCGCACAATTTACCTACTCGAAGTGGAGTTCCTATATCTTTCCATAATTCTTTTGAATGACATTCTGGACAATGATAAGGACAATTAGTTAAATTAATACACAAAGAGATTTCGTCAGGCACTTCTGAGAAAGTAACCATTGTATTAAGATATTTTAACATCGTTTTCTTTAGTATATGTTCTACCCTTTTGTTCAACCTGTCTTTCTTTGGATCAATTGTCAACACAAGTCAAATATCCAATAATTCTTGTCCAATATTTTATATGTTTTGAACCACAATGCGGACATTCTGTTATTGGAGCATTCACTGTATGGTGACAATCCGCACATTCGCTCATAGGAATATTAAATGTGAAGTAATTTGTGCCATTATCTTTAGCAATATCTAGAATTTTAAGATACTGCTCCTTAGAAAGATGCGCATCTAAATTGATGTGTGCAGCCTGACCACCGTCTGTAAACTGTGTTATTTCTTTTCCGTGCAATTTTAGTTTATCGAGAACATTAGTATTGTCCCAAGGATTGTAAAAATAGCAATTATACAAATTTTGATCCTCTGGAACATAATAACCATCCTCTTTATCCCACTGATACAACTTTACAGCCAAATTTTCTCCTGGAATAGCCTCACTGTTGAAAAGAATTGGTCTTTTCTTATCATGAATTGAGTTCTTTTTATTCTCGTCACGAACAGTGCCAAAAATAGTAGACAAAAAGTGTTTATATTCCTCATTGTTACCGACTGTTAATCCTAAGAATTTTGCAGCTTCTGAATATCCAATTAAACCAATTGTACTATATAATTTTCGCATATAAATATAACCTGCATTTGATGCTGTAAACATTCCTTTGTCTTCAACATCATATAACATTGTTTTGTAAGCAATTTGATATTTATAAACGCGAGAAAGTATATTCTTTAAATATTCTGGAAATTCCTTATAAAATCTATTAATGTAATCATTAAATGCGTTTGGTTCTGTCTTTGTTTCATTAAATCAATTTTGAATAATTCTATTAAGATTTAACGTGATTACATTACAACTACCTGTCATTACACCAGTCATTCCTGTAGTAGAACTAAAGGTATTTTCTGAAATTTCGTTCAAGACTCTACAACATGATGCTAAACTTGTTGGATTGTCACTATTAAAGCAAAAGAAACTACCACCCTTTGCCCATTCATCTGCACATAGATTTTTATAATCCAAATCAAGATATTCTTTATTATTATGAACCAATGCCATTGTAGATACTGGGAATGTAAGAGGTTTAATAAGTCTAAGTTCACGATGGAGTTCCATAAACATTCTTTGAAGAACATCTATTGCTTTTCATTCAGGTTTTGTTCCATCTGGATAATAGAAGTCTTCAAATAATGACTTAAAATAAATAGAATCGTAATAAGAAACATTAGAGAATGGAGAATTAAAAGATCTGTTGCCAGCTGGTTGATTTACTCCGTAAATAAACTGCTTCATCCCTTTTCTAATGTAATATTTTACATCATGTGGTTCTTCTGTTCCAGTTGTTACTATTTCGTCCAATCTATTATATCATTCTGCACCAAATTCCTTAATTACATAATAATTTAAAGCAATAAAATAATCACCGACAGCAACAGCGCCTTTACATTGAGAACTAAGTAAAAATATTAAATTAGTAATCTGTCCACTAAATGATGCAATATCATTCGGCGCACTTGGTGTTACTCCATCTATATTTCCAACTCCATCAACCATTAAAGGATATAATGTTACTGCGCAACAATAATATTTTAAAACAGGAGTTGATGCTTCATCGTGTGTATAAATTATATGATTGTCCAAATCCTTTACGTATTGTTTTGCCACTTCTGGAAACATTTCGTAAAGTTTTTTCTTCATTCGTGCTCTTTGAATTAGTCTATTTCTGGTTTTATAAACCTCACCTTCTAGATTTGCTACATTTTTAATAGTAACGTTTGAATTAGCATCTGTTTCAGAAGCAGTAGCAGCATTTGTACCAGAATTAGTATAATTATCCATATAATCAATACGCTCTTGTACAAATCTAGATTCTGAATGTTCCTCTTTATATTTTATATAAGCTATTTGAACATCATAATACTTAAATTCACCAAGAGAATAAATAATGAACTTTTGAATATCTTCAACAGTTTTATTATCTTCAAACGTTTCAGATGTTGCTTTTAGATAATCTATAAATTCTTCAGGAGCATCCGTTTTATATACTGCGTTAAATGCTTTATTTACAGCATTTTTTATCTTATTAAAATCAAATTCTTCTAAATTTCCGTTACGCTTGATTATTTGCATAAAATTTCATCATTAAGAATTTGTCCACAAAGATAATTCTTTTCAAATCGATTAAGAATATCCTTGTCATCTTCTGTAATAAGGGAACTAAATGCATTGTAATAGTTAAAAAGAGAACATTCTTTAGTATCTTCTACATAAAATTTAGAAGAACTATCCATATAAACATTCTCATATGCTTTTAATACTAAATTTGGTGTTATTTTAACCTTTCCACCTTTAGTATTATAAGAATAAAGCATACTTTTTTCAATTAATTCTCCGAGTTTTTCGTGTCTATCGTCCTTTGAAAATGATTCTGAATCCATTCTTCTAAATCTGATTTCAGAATCATCAGTCATTTCCATTAAATTTTTGATAGTTTCGTCAAAATCAATAAACTTTGTCTCTGGTTTCAACTCATAATCATTTAACCATTGAGAATTAAAACAAAATAAATTTTCTGAATTTTTATCCTTATATGCTTTAAAAATCTTATATACAGGCTGTCTCATATCCAGTCCATATACAAGATTGTATGTTTCTACAAAATCATTTATATGATTTGACATTACTGCTTGTAATCAAACTCTGTTATAAGTAATATCTTCGGAATTATTAGTTAAGGTTAATTGATTTGGAAGCTGAACATGACAATAAAATGTATCAGTAAACTTCTTCATTAAATCAATAAACGGTTCACAATATTCCTTTGTTTCAAGATATTCCTTACCTTTGATTACCGTTGATTTTCCTTCTAAGAGCTTCCCAATAGTTATTTCCATTATCTAAATTTAAATATTTTTCAAATAATTCCTCATACCTCTCTCCCTTATATGTATATTCACGTTGCTTATTTATAAGGGAAACTCCATCTCATGTATATTGGTTTCGTTTGGATAACGTTCGATTATTGTTCTTTAAAAGATATGCTTCTATTATTCCAGCTTCTTTTTTAGATAATCCGCATGCTAATATCTCACATTTCCATTTTTTACCTATTGTATTTGTAAGCATATCATCCTTATGATTAAATGGACGACCCTCCTGCCAGAACTTAGTATCCAATCGGCCTTCTCCTATATAATGGGCAACACCATGTCTACACCATAAATAAATACAATAGTTTCTATCCGAATTAAACCAATCTGCATCTCTTTTCTTGAAAATAACATTTAAATCTAGACTTCAGAATTTAACCAAAAATCCGTTTTGATGTCGTTTTCTAATTTTTGTTACTTTCATAGTCTAGATATAAAAAGGAGAGGACTGTTTAGTTCAATCCTCTCCTATGTTCCTTAATTAGTTGTTAATATTAGAAGCTAAGTTCGTTACCAACGAATACATACTTACCGAGTTCTGCATTAACAGAAGGAGTGTACTTAACATGGCAAACAACTTCCTTGTTGTTCTTAACGCGATAAACAACACGAATGTCAAGATCGGCTTTTACGTCAACCATAGCTTCCTTAGCAGCCTTAATAGCAGCATCCTTAGTGGCACCTTCACCAGAAAGAGAAGTAATAATCTCACCATTATCTACACGATAAACTTCGTAAGTACGCTCAGTAAGAGTACGGCCTTCATTAACAACATTCTCTACAGTATAGGGACGCTCACGGGTATCCTTAGAACCATTAGCAACAACTACCATGAAACCAACACCGGGAATCTCAGTAAGTTTCTCCTTTTCCATCTGAGCAACAGCAAAAACCTTAAAGTCTTTGTCAGAAATGGGAGAACCAGCGTTTTTTCAGGAATTAGTCTTATTACGGATAACCTTAAAACCTTCAGCTTCAACAGCAGCCACAGCCTCAGCGTAGCTATACACAGAATATTCTTTACGAATCATAATTTTTAAAATTTTAAAACATTAAACATTAATCCTTGTTTTTACGTGTTGCTGTCACGGGTTTTCATAACTGTTTTCCTTCATGATTTGTGATACAAAGTTACTAATAAGAATTGACATTTCCAAATTATTTTTAGAAAATTTGAATTATTTTTCAGTAATATCAATTTTTGATCTGGAAATCACTTTTCCAAATAATACGATCTCTGTTATAAGGTATTTTCTTTTATAATCTTTAGAATAAACCTTTTTCTGAATCATTTTACTTTTTCTTCCAACGTAATCTCCAAACATAACAATTATTATTTATTCAAATTCAACTTCTTTATCGTAACCAAAAATTTCATAATAGGCTACTCTCTTGAGTAACTGATTAAGTTCTTTTGTACCTCGTTTTAACTGTGTATCACTTACAGTGTAACAACGAGACCAATAATTAGGAATTGTTTCTACAACACAGACATTACAATTAAGTTTCCAACCTTGTTCTTTCGTAATTCCGAATTTCTTCATACAGTAATACCAAAGAATAGTAGAATAAACACTAAATTGTCTATAATAATGATAATGGTTAAAGCTACCTTCAGACTTCATAAAATTATTGATTGTTTTACCACTTGTCTTCAAATCATTTAGTGTAATGACTTTATTTTCGAAATCTATGGTCCAATTATCAATTTTTAACTTAAATCTTAATGTTGTACAACGAGTTCCTTTATAAATAACAACAAAATCCATGAACAAAGCATCTTCACAATGAGATTCAATGGGATCTCCAAAAATATCTTTTGGATGAAGTTTTGCCATAATTTCAGAATTAGCCTGTAAAGACTCAATACATGAATTTACAACATCCCAATCTGCATCATTGAGAATAATTTGTTCCTTATTAGATTTTTTGGCTTTTAATTCATTTAAGTTTTTGGAATATTCTTCCCAAGTTGTTTTGATGAAATCAATTTTAGAATCAATTGAATTGACATAATAGTCTGCATTTTGAGCAGCGCTCTTAATAGCTGTTTTAATATCCATATTTGGATTTTCTGTAAGATATTTGTCAATCTCATCCATTACAAGACCCAACTTTGCTGTAGGTTTGCCAATTTTCGGTGCCAATTCAAATTCTTCTGGTTGAAGTATAACTTCGTGAACAGAACTACCGCGAACGGTACTTGTAGAACTAAATTTTGGATTGGATTTAAATAATCCTGGAGAACCACCCTCTTCTGGATTAATATACTTTAATTTTGAATTACTAACAAATTTACTATACTTAGTAGAGAAGTAAACCTCATCACTAATCGCTTCTCTATGTACAGAATTAAAGTTAGGTACTATTTGAAAGTCTTTAAATTTTATCTTTTCCATCTTCTAAAATTTTATTCATCTCTTTAATTAATTCGTCTATATAATAACTGCCATTACAATTATTTAAACGAACTACTTTATTTGTTGTTTTATCTAAACCAACAATATTTTCTTCTTTTTCCTGCATTGAGAATGTGGTTCTACCTTTAACATTGTCCATAATTATTGCGTTTAAAATATCATTAATGGTTCCGTTTAAAAGTAAATATTCAATACCGGTTGTTCCTAATATATCATAATCATAATTAATATCCAATTTTGCAAGAATATTCCATTCAGTATTATTAATATTAGGATTTACGATTGCTAATGCATCTCTGAAAAAATCTTCCATTACTTTAGATTAAGATTTAAATTATATATACGACGATGACCAATATTCTTCAAATATCTATTATGTGGGGCGTCCATTAAATAACAGAAAATTCCATTTTCTGTAGCATCAAGATAATTGGCAATTTTGTCATCTACAAGAATAGATACATTATGTTCTTTTAGAAGTTTAATCTTACTTTCATTCCAAGGAACACAATATACAGGTGCACAAGGAAATCCATTTCTTTCTAGATTTTCTTTAGTCCATTCAACTGGTATGCTACGACTTGTAATATACATATCTGGTTCGAAATTGGGGAGGTGCTTTGTAGGAAGAGTAGTCCAAAATTCTTTATCTGTACTAAGTTCCTTAAGTTTCTCTGAAATTTCATAAGAACCATTCCAGTAATCATTAAGTTTAATTCCAGTCTTTTTTTCAAAGCTTGGAATAAAATCAAGGCATACATCATCGATATCTAAAGCAATTACCGGTCTATTTGATATTCCAATAACTCGATCATCACCTTGAGGATAACAATGATACATTTCACATATTAAAAGAGCTTGTGATGCAACATATGCCATGTTTAAAAGTCCTTTTTCATCACAATCATTTCCGATTTCAAATTCAGAAAGATGTTTCTTTAAATTAGAAAGAGCATCAGACCAATTTATGCCTTTACGCCACTCATTGATCGAATGCTCTTCTAGTTTTGATGTAAGAACTTTATTTACTTCGTTTAGTCCAATTTGTGGAACTAAATCATATCTAATCTTGTCCGTCATAAACTTTTGGATTAGATTTATCTTCGTTTTCTGCCTGTATAGCATTCATAAGAGTACTTGCAAGCAACATTGGCAGATCTGGTTCTTCTCCGTCTTTCATTTCGGGCTCTACTGACATCTGAAGTTCGAGATCTCCATTTGTTTCCGTAAAATACATTGCAATGATTCTTTTACCCGATTTAAACGTTACAACACATTCATTATTTACAGTTTCCATATTATTTAAATTTAATTTCTGTTATTGGTTTTAGATTAAAACTACTCGGAGTTATTTTAATTGTATCATCAAGAATCAAATTCTTACTAAAAGACTCGGGAGGATAAAGCCAGCATTTAATTTTATCTTGATTTACAAGATTTTTATAAAAATTAGCACCGAAACTAATATGTGACCAATCCAATCCAACCTTCTGGATAAGATACTCAAAAGCCTCATCAGAATAAGATTCATTAGATCTACCATGATTCATTAAAGGCAATAATACAAAGTAATAAGTATCATCTTTAAATTCATTATAGATGTTTATAAATTCATCTACAGAATCTTTATCTTTAATGATATAATGTAAATTTATGTTAGTGTCTCCAAAATCAACTAATTTTCTAAAAGCTTTACGCCAAGTTTTATTTATTTTATCATTCCATGTATTTGCAGATAATGCTACTCCACCAACGTAATTGCGTGTTGCTTCAAGAATTTTTTCACTCCATTCATCGTCATTAGCAATACAAATACCGTTTGATGTATAATTAGGTACAATTCTTAATTTGTAAACTGCTTCAAAAAAATCTAGACATTCTTTATTAATTAACGGCTCTGATTCTGAACCTGTGGCAATCTGAAATGGTCTATCATTATCAGACATACTCCCAAAGAAGAAATTTGCTTTATCAACAAGGTTTGTGTAATCTCTACCATTAGTTGACGCTCCAACATAACAAAAAGGGCAGTTACAATTGCATCGTGTACCTAAAGAAACATCGTAAAATTCTGATTTATTTGCCGGAAGTTCTTTTGCTTGTCCAGTACCAAGCCGTAAAGTTTTTAGATTAGCCCATATAGCATAATAATTATATTCTGGAAACTTTCTAACTTTAACTCCCCAATCTTTAAAATTCTTCATCGTAATATTTAATCTCAAAATTATTACCAAAAGATTCTTTTAAAATAGCTTCTAATCCCCATTTATAAAACGCATGACACTCGTCTAATCTATAAGGAAGTTCTATTTCTATCCATTTTTCTGGGTAATCTTCAGGTTTTGAATCACGCGTAATAATCCAACTTGAATAACCCCAATTTTCAATATCGCTTTGAGTTGGACGTTTTATTAAACGAACTACTGGAGTAACTTCGCTTTCTTGGTCGTATCCAAACAAACGATTAACTAATTCATATATTTTATCAAGCGTATCATTATCAGAATTAATTATTGCAAACAACTCACTTGATGAATTTGTAATAATATCTGAAAAAGATTGAATTGGTATTTTAATCGTAATGTTCCTCATAATCAAATGCATATAAGATTCTACAAATAGCGTCTTTTAATTTTTTGCCAAGTTCGCTTTTTGATATAATTACTAAAGTGAGTGCACGATACTTATTGTCGTAATCATTCTCTAGATCCTCAAGTAATTTATTATTAAAAGTGCTTAAGTTACTAAGAACTTCTTCATTTGTTTTATCGTTCACAAATTCATTAAACTGACGTTCATAATATTCCTTTCCAGATAGTATCTCGCCACTTTCTTCATCATAATATTCCCAGTCTTCGTCAATATCACAAGAAATCTCTAAATGATCATCGATATCGATTTCTGGATTTAAACAACGTGCGATTTCTTTAATCGCATCTTCTATTTGTTTAGCACCAGCTCTTGTATACATACAGTATACTTCAGAAGAGCTATTTGTGATTAAATCACCAAATGATTGTATGTTTATAATATGTTTCATTATCCTAAATGATATCTTTCTGCATAGTCTTCTATTTTTTCTTGATACTCAAAATTGGGATTCTCATCCAAAGACCACAATGCAATATCGTTTTCAAATTTTTTACTGAACACATCATATCCTTTAGATGAAAGATGTAAATGAAAATAATCATTATTATAATCGCCCCAATTATCGAACAACGAGTGAATATCTTTATTGTCAATATCGAATTTTTTATGATAGTGTTCAATTACATCATGCTCAAATGCTTCAATTTGTTCTTTCTTAGGTTTTCTTACCCAGCTGGTACCATTATAATAATAACTATAATTGGTAAACCAATTATAATAACTAGCAACCCACCCAATATAACAGTCCTGATCTTCTTTAGACATGTTTTTAAATAAGATCGGTTCTTGATATTCGCTTCGCCAATCAGGATATATTGTATTTAATATATTGATTACTTCTTCTACAGAATTATTCTTAAATACAAATAATTCTGATGATGAATTAGTAATAATATCAGAATAACTTTGTATATTAAATCTAAATAGTATTCGCATATGGTTCTATTAATTTATAAAACATTTTCTTGTCCATAATTACAGCTTCACCAACAGTAACTATATTTGTTTCACGAGGTTCTTGTTTTGCTCAAATAATACAAAATTCCTCAGGATTTACAGTAGATTCTTCTCTTATTTTAAAGTAAGATGGGATGGACTGTGTTTTTTTAAGTTGGATCTTTACAGGAAGCTTATTACCCTTATCTATTAAGTCAACTTTATTATTATCAACCGATTTTGATTCACTACGAGCTGTAACTACGTTATTGAAACCAAGTTCACGTAATTCTTTAGCTATTTTAACTTCATAAGCATTTCCTTTATTTTTAGAATATGCAGCACTACGTTTCTTCTTCGGTTTCGATTGTTTCTCAGAGACATCCGAATTCTTCTTTTGCTCACTTTTCTTCATAATACTCTTTTATTTTATTGATTAATTCTATCGTTCTTTTTTTACCATGTTGTTTAAAAAAATCCGATATATCTTTATCATCACCGTGTATTGGAAGAAAAGAAAATTCCAATTCAGGATATCTCTTTTTAAGTTTGGACATTGCGTGAATACCTGGCAAATCATTATCGTAATTTACAATTATATGATTGTATTTTGTTTTTATACGATTATATTGAGCGTCTGTTAAAAATTCATTTTCAGAACATGGTGCAATTGCAGGAATTCCAAGCTCATACAAGACCATTACATCTTTTAATGATTTTGTAATAACTATATAATTACCTCCATTTTTTGAAAGCATGTGTGCCCCTTGAATTAATGTAGATTTTCAATTAGATACAAATTTATACTTCTTTCTACCAGGCATATAAATTCGCCACAATTCTTGATTATCTTTTATACCTCCAAAATAACCATACGCCTTTTGTAAATCGTTATCAATATAAAAGATATTTCCATTTAATCATACGGTTTTACAAGCAAACACCTTGAATTTTTTCAAAGTGTCTGCTGTAATTCCATATTTACCTCACCAAGTCAAATCTTTGTCATTAAAATCTCTAATCTCTACACGAATGTTGGCTGAGCCTTGTTCTTCGATTTTATTTCCAGAATATTTTAGCTTAGGTTTGTTTTTGGTGAGATTTGGTCTTGATATTAGATTAAAATCATTAGCGATTATAACTAAAGACATGTAATAACTCACTTGAAACAACTCTTGTACATATGCAAAACAATCTCTGTGACTTCCATCACCAAAATCATGTACAATAAGACGTCCTTTCTTATTACGATATAAACTACAGGTTGGATTGCGATCGTTTCGTAATTTGGAACAAAACAATCCTTTCTTTATAGGAACACCATAATGTTCAAGAATTTCTTCTTCTGAAAGTTTACTTAAAATCAAAGATTTTGTTACTTCTATTGGTTCAAGCGAATATTCCATGATATTCTATTAAAACGGAAGATCGTTGGTATCAGAATCTGTAGTTTCAATGCCAAGAGCTTCAGCCAATCCATCTACATTACCTGTAGACTGCTGACGCATATTAGTAGGCTGGGCATTATTAGCAGCATCAATCTTTCTCTGTTCAGACTGATTAAGAACCAAATCATGACCAATAAAACGAGTAGCAATACCCAACTGACCTGTTTTACTAATACGTGCAGGAAAACCAGGAATAGAATTAAAACCATTGTTCTGAGGTACAAGTTTTACTTCAAGTTCGTCCCCTTTATGAGATTCAGTAAGAATTCCAATAAGAGTTACAAGCTGTTTGAAATCAAGATTCTTGATATTAACATGCTTTCCTTTAACTGTTACATTATCAGCATCAATTGCTTTTCCAATTTCTGGATCGAGCGCATCAACAATCTGACGAATAGCAACCATAAAGTGTTCAACCTGAGAAGGATTTTCACCAAATTGAGACTGCGTTCTTTCTGCGGAAGTTGGCTCAAAGAAGTTATGTGTAAATTCACCATAACCTTCTACATCAAGCTTCAACTGCATAGTATTATATGTATTTCCATTATTCTGAGAGGTAATCTGATTAAAAGAGATACCTTCAAACTTTGCATTATGAATTCCAGCACTAAGAACTTTACCTGCTTCTTTAACGCCAGCAGTAGCGGTCAAATCAAACATTCCCATATTAAAATGATACATTTAAAGAATTAAAAGGGAAGATCATCATAAGTATCTTCATCCTCTTTAAGCATTTCTGCCATATCATCTTCTACTTTACTCTGATCCATAGCTTCAAAAGAAGCCTCTTCTTCTTTAATACTTTCAGAGTCTGCATCATCTTCTACTTTTACTGGAATTAGTTTAAAAACACCGTCTTTAACTTCACCAGTCTTATCTATAAATTCTTCAAAATTAAACATAGAACCAAACTTTAATAGTGTAGTTCTCTGTTGCCCACGAAAAGAAATGGTTTTACTTTTTGTAAGTTTTGTTCCATCTGCTCCATCAGTAAATATTTCAGATTTACTTATAATAGGATATGTTTCAGTTGGACTTTCATTTCAATAATTAACTGCGATTCTATCTCCAGCAACTGCATTAAGCTTTGTTATTGCATCATCTGTTAATTGCAGTTTATTATCACAAACTTCCAAAGCATATGTTCCAGATACTGTATTTTTTACAGTATTCTTCTTTTCCGTGCTAGTAACTTTAAGGTTACTTACTTTTTGAGTCTGTTCATCAAAATCAAACGAAATACTAAGCATCGTATTCTGCTATTTTATCAATAACAAATTGCAAATCATTAGGAATATAATCGTCATCAAAACATCCCATTGGACTCTTTGCTGTAGTAGTACCATCTGAATGTGTTTGAAACATATATTTAGGTTTGTCTTCCTCATCTCTCTGAATTTCAGTAAAGAATACATAGGTAAATAAACCCTCTACGGTAATAGAATTATCGATCATTTTCCCCAACGTTTTAATCTTGAGCTGAGGTTCATCAGGAGTCCCAATATTTTCACTATGACAAGTCATGATGACGTTTAAATCATCTCTCATCATAATTCCAGCTTTTAAAACACTATAAAATTTCTGAGCAATATCACTAAACTTCTGAAAACCTTTCTCCTGAGCGCGGTCCATATATTCAAATCCCATTAAATATTGTGCGTCTTCCACAACAACATTTTTAATTTCAGGACGTTTAGTGTTTACATAATTTAATATAGAGGAAATGGTAGATACATTACTTGTATTAATATAATTACCACTGGGATTTTCTTTATTTCATACAATATACTTACTACGTCATCCTTTAAAAGGAAGTGGTTTTGAAGCAACATTAATAATAAAAGTTTCGCTAGGATTAAGAGTACGAATACTAGAACTCTTTCCGGTTCCACTCGCACCCACAATAGCTATAAGATTTGCCATTAAAAACTAAATGTTAAAGGTTGTTTAGTTTCTACAGTGTCTTCTGTAGTAACCTCATCTTCTTGTAACGCAGTAGTTAAACTGAGATACTTTTTAAAGTCTTTAATTTCATTAACTTTAGGAAATTGATTCCAATAACCGATTTCTCCAAAGAAATTTACAGGTACAGCTTTTTCTGATTCGCCCTGTCTATTTTTTATCAATTGTAAACTTCTATATCTTCCACGAAGACCATCAAAGTCAGAAGAACCATTATCTACAATTATAGGAAACTCTTTATGTGTTTTTAATTTAAATTTAAGAGGATAATAAATGCCAATGCATACTTCTGAATCTTGAAATGGAGCGCTTGTATCAGAAATATCTTCGGATGAACATTCTGTTAACTCAGCTTTACGTCTATCCATGCTTGATGAATTTCGATTCTCCTGCATAAGCATTACAAAAGATATATTACACTGATTCCTAAGAGTAACTGCATATTTTGATACTAAATCAATTTCCTCTTTCTTAGAACGACCTTCTATTGGAGTAGTTAAATTTAAATGATCAACTACAACAATTATTATTTGTTCTGGATCGTTTTTTGTATAAAGTGTTCTTCTTCCATCAACAGATGGATGAAATTTTCCATTTTCTTCTAAAAGGCCTTTAACTTTTGAATAGAAAAACTTTGATGTTAATGCGGAATCATATATTATCAATTTTGAATCAATAGATTCTAATCATTTTCTACCACTAATTACATATTGATAATCTTCATCATCAAGTATGTTACTTCAAGACATTAATCTTGTAAATGGTATAATTTTTCCATATTCTTCAAAAATATAGAGACATAAAAGTTTTGCAAGTAATAATTCCGTTGATAATTCTAGACTAAAATAACATAGTTTGATGTTTTTATCAGGATAATCCTTTAATGGGCGATATATATAAGAATAAAGAGCATATGCGCTTTTTCCGCTTCCAGAAACACCAAATATAAGCGTATAAACTGGTTGAATGCCTCCAGTATAATTATCCATTTTAGGAATACCTGTTTTTAAACCAATGTTTTTACCTTTTCTACCGCGATCTATTTTTTCGTAAAGTAAATCAACGTTAGTCATCAGTTAATATTTCTACAGCTATGTTGGATTCTAATCCGTTATCCTTAATATACTCTAATTCCTGTCATTTATGTGATACAACAAATTCAACTATACCATAATTAATTTGATTATGTTCTTTACCTCATGCAAGAAGATCCATTACTTTTTTGTGTGTTTCTGGATTGTGTTTTATTGCAGAAGAATATGCAAAGAAAAATTCATCTAAAGTATCATATTTCTTAGCAATATTCTTTAACGGATAAAGCTTTGATCCATTTGTCATAAATGGAGGATAAGCATCAAACAATTCTTGGCCCATTTTACCTGAATTTTTTAATCAAGACTTTAAGAAATTTTTATTAAATTCAATGTTATTTGGGTCATATGTTGAAGGATTATAATCTTTGTGAATCAGTCCCTTATTTTTAAGTGATTCAAATAAATTACGTAATTGTGTACTACCGCCGTTTGAAAACCATTTTGAGAAGAATTCTGGATGTCCTTCCTCATCACGAGCCAAAAACGTTAAATATACAAGTAATAATTCATTTGCATCAATGTTATAAGTAATTAATAAATTTAATATTGTATTTATATCCAATTTCAAAGGTGTTTAAAGTTCTTCTCAAACACCGTTTATTTATATCTCCTTTACAGGATATTTAATCGGAATATAGTTCCATCTGAATAGGTGTACAGTCGATTGCTACACGTAATAAATCTTGAAGACGTTTTGAATCAACATAACTATGAATAAAATCACAAATTATGGCTACACTGTTTTCAACATCATTTGCCAGTAAATCGACAACCTTTTTATTAGACAAATTGTTCCAAATATATTCAATTTGTCCATCTGTCAAACGAATACTCATTAAAATCTAAATTTTGTATTTATGATATTTTCTCTTTCTCTTGTTTCAATAGTTTCTCCATTTAATACCTTTTCAAGTTGCTCTTCGTTAATCGTAATAACTTTAGAAGTATTAGAATTTTGAAACCATTGATATTCTTGAGTTCCACGTAGAATTAAAGTAAAAATTTCTGCAATTTTACCTTCTTCAAAACGTATTGCTCTGCCAACTGTTTGAACCTTTTTAATTTTGGAAGAATCTGTATTTAATATAACTTCTAGATTAACTCCGTGTAAATCCAATCCAGTATTACATGCTTTAGACGAATGTAATACACCAGATTCTGCATTATTAAAAGCCTCAATTATTTCAGCATTCTCTTTTTGTTTTTGTTTAGAATGAACGACATAACCAAATCCAAAAGATTCTGCCTGTTTAATTGTTGCAGAAAAGGTCATTGCTTTGCTATTTGGTCTTGCTTCAAGTATTTTCTTTGCAATTTCAAGTTTTTTTGGATGATTTTGAATAAACATTTTTCTGTCACGCATTGCCTTGTTTCATTTTTGTGCAACGCCCATAGTTGTTTTAGAATCCATCCCATGCTTTTTGGCATAAATGTTACAAAACTTTTTATCAGTTGCACAAGACATTGCATCACTAAAAACAAATCCAAAATAAGCAAAACATTGATTAAATATTCTTGTTTTTTCAAGATATTCTGTTAAATCAACATCCAATAATACACAATACTCTCTATGTGGAGCAACTCATCCATTTTGTTCAGCTTCTATTATTGTGATTTCATCACATACTGGAGCAAATTTCTGAATATATGTTTCTTTACCATCCAAACGTTCGAATGTTCCAGTCAATCCAAGAATATTGTTGTAATTAACGCATTCAAACACTTTACGGAAAGTGTCGGATGGAGTTAGGTGTATTTCATCGATTATAAGCAAATCACATGTTCAGTTTAGTTTTACAACAGAATTGATTACTTCTACACGAGCGTTTTGTAATAATTGACGTTCTTCTAATTGATCGATTCATTGATCCTTTAGAATTTTAGTTGGAACCACAATTAATATACTTGCTTCTTCATTTCGTCTAACAAAAGCATCAGTTAAATTAAGTCCTACACGAGTTTTACCTACCCGAATCCGGTACAAGCTACAATAGTTGCTGCTCCACCGGATTCTAATCATCGCTTTAAGCAAAGTTTTTGTCTTTCATCACGTGTTACCATAGTGATAATTGCTTTTTATCCATTTTTTCAATTATTTTATATGCTTCTTGAACATAATATTGATAATTGATACATCTTTTATTGATAGGAATCTCATCAAATTTGTTATAAATTGTAACTGGGGATGCTGCACATAAAGCAACAGGACTACCTATTTTTTCTCCATTTATAACTTTTTGTTTAACCAGCATTTTACCGTTTGTAGACATATAATATCTGTTTATATGTGCTACTTTTTCTCCACCATAAAAAACCGTAAATTCTTTTGCTACTTTTTGAAAAGTACAAAACTTTTTAATATCGTTACAAGAACGAATAGTATCTTCTGGACTAATACCTTCTACAAAGTATTTATTAAGAGCTTCTGGTATAATTAATGGAGCCAAACCCTTTCCTAAAATTGGTTCTTGAATAAACAATCCTTTTGTTTTAATAAGTTTTGGATCATGTGACTCACTTCAACCTTTCTTTACTCCTATATAATCATTAACTGCATACTGATAAAATCTTTCAAACGTATCCTCTTCCAATCCAATCTTAGTAACACCTTCTCACCATTTACAAATGTCTAAAAGTTTTTGATAATCTTTGTTATCATGTAAAACAAATATGCCATCTGTATTAGTATTAATAATTCTAGCGCCAGCTTCAACAAATGCTTCAGCTAACATAAGAATTATTAATTGGCCATTAATTCTTAATGTAAGAACGGATTCTGGAGAATATACTCAAGAATATGGAGATTGAAGATTTCCAGTTAAACCATTTAATGCAAGTTTTAGAGTTTCATTTTTAACTTTATCGCCATTCTTTTTAGCGATAACTCTTTCCTCTCTAATACTGCGATACACATCAAGAAACTCTGGACCTAAATGTTTTGGATATAAACCTCACTCAATAATGATACTAGGATACATACTTGTAACATCTCAATCTCTTAAAGATTGATCTGGTCCAGGTTCAAAGATTTCAGGAGAATTAACTGAATGCATTCCTCCAAGAGAAAAGTTATGTTCAACACCACCAAGTTCAAAAGAAATATGAAACTTATTTTCTTTCTTTTTCTTTGCTTCTTTCTCGAGATCTATAGTAGTGTTCTTAACTTGCTCGAAGAAATCTTGCATCTTTTTGGTTTTGAATTGAATACAAGGGAAAATAATATCTTTAAATGATATTACATTGCAAGGACTTCGTAAATCTTTAATCTGAAATCATTGTAATCCTGTTGCTTCAAGATACTTCTTTTTCAGAATTTCCATTCCAAGATTTACACCATCTTTATTTAATGCCGATATGTGATATTCATCTTCAATAGCCAATCTAAGTTCTATGTCTTTTTTAGATCTATTTAGAAGCTCTTCGGTTGAATCAATATCATTATTATTATAATTTTTTACATTTGGAATTTCATCCTTTGGTAAAGTTGAATCGAAATCACCATCGTATTCTTCTACATTTGAATATTCCATTGTTACTTGAAGCGCTTTTAAACTAGGACGAAGCTTTTGAGACCATCGCATTGCTAATAAATCTAAATCATCATATAAATTTGCATATTTATATTGACTTCAAGAAGCGGATGTTTCAGATGTAATGATTTTATCACTAAATCGTTTAAGTTCAGATGTAATTTCTCAATAAGGTAATAGAATTAATCGCTTATAATTAATAATAATGTAAGAGATTAATACTTTATCATAATGGATTGTATTATATCCGCAAAAAAATATACGTTTATTAAGAAACAACTTAACTATTTCTGGCATATCGTTTCTTATCTCGGATATTTGATAAAACCTTCTATTACCAGATTCAGTATTTTTTACAGCAATACTAAAGAAATTTGGAAAAGATTCAACATCATAAACAAATACAGGTTTATTTCTTATCAGCATACTTATTTACAAGATTCCAACCCTTATATTGTGCGACTCGTTCAATCTTATGCTGCAAATCTGTCCATTTCTTAATATGATACTCAAGATCATTATCCAACATAAGAAGAATCTTGTCACGCAATAATTTAAGAGTGCTAGAAGGAACTGTAGATACTTTTGCTCTAGATTCAAGATTTAAAAGATTACGCAATTCATCGTAGGATAGTCCAGAAGGTGTAATTCTAAAAAATCCACTATCAATAAACAACCTTTCTTTCATCACTTGCAACCAAGGTCTAAGCTTACCACGAGCGTCAAATTCAGTTAAATCCTTTTTATCTGTATCAGTAAGCCAAACTCCGAGAGACATAATAAATTCATTAGAAATAAGTCGTCGATTAATCGGTTCAAGAGCATCAAGACAGGCCTTTACAAGATCACCAATAGTAAGATTTTCATAATCTTTTGGAAGATTGTTAAACATAAGAGTAATAGAATCCTCATTTGTTACTTGATTATGCTCTTTAAACTTATTAATGTAGTCAAGGATGTCTCGATTTGTTCTAAAAACATCAATAGCTAAATCATGCTGGATATATCTATGTAACAATTCAGCATTACAAGCTGTATAAATTTTATTAATGTTTTTACGAACTTCATATTTACCAAATTTATAATTGGTTGTACGATAAAGCATGTCTAATGAATGCGTATAAGCTTTTTGAAGTTCATCGACACTCATATCAATTAATCGAACTTCGTTATTGTTCTTATTGATCCAAACTCATGAATTAATATCATTGTTTCTCTTCTCAATTGCTTGAGACAGCTTTTCTCCTAAATCACTCATATCTTTAAAATTTATAATTTGTTGTTTTAACAATTTCTTTATCTTTTATAAAATTTAAAAGGTAACAACTTGTATATCTATACAATTCTTTGTTACCAGTTGTTCTTTGAAAATATTCGTCACCAGCATCAACATATTCACATTCTATAAAACCAGTATCTCCAATTTCTGGTTCGTCAATTTTTCAATTTGGAAGAATTGTAGTTGTAATATATCTCATTAAACTATTATTGGGTTCATCCAAATTTTGAAAAACCAATAGTTTGTAAAAATCTTCTTGCTTAGCGACTAGTTTCGCATGTATTGTTACTTTCATTTTCAATTAAATCCAATGGATTCTGTTCATTTTTAACAGCCTCCATTGCTCTACATGCAATATGATCAATTTCATTAATCTTTGGAAGAATATATGCAAGTGTCTTCATATCAGAAATAGAAAATGCAGTTTCTGCAATTTTATTTAATTTATCTGCATATTTATCTTCAAGTTCTGCAAGTTTTTCAAATATTTCTTGTGGAGATTCAAACTCAATATTTAATGCCGGAATTGTAAATTCAGGAATATTTTCAAAAGAATTCATTAAATAAGATACTAAACATGCTTTTGATTTTTCACAGCATTTGTACATCTTTTTAAAGAACTTTTTGTAATTCATCATTCCATGCATATAAAAATAAAACTTAGCAGAACTAATGAAACTCAATTTATTTATTTCAAACTGAATCAGATCAATGAATAAATCATATAAATCTTTATTCATTCCTTCCTTTTTTACTTCTTCTTTTAGTTTCATTTGCTTCAGTTATTGATATATCGTATAGAACACCATCCTTATAATAAGAATGTAATTCTTCATCTGATTCCACAATGTTACTATCTATTAAATGATAATATTTTAAGCCCTTACTATCATCTCATCCGAATTGTTCTATTAAATATCACATTCTTCAATTTTATAATAATTTTTGTGGAAGTTAGTATTAAATTGTGTTTCAAATAAATCCATTAATAATGTTGATACTTCAAACTCTCTATCCCCAATGTAAATTCTAACAGGAAATACAGAATCTGTGTTAAGCCACTTCCAAATATCATCGTCATTAAATTGAATACAATTAGAATCAACCCAACTATGTACTTCAGATAACAAGAAATGTAACTCTCCAGTATTAGATTTGTCCAAGAGAGTAAGTAATTTTTCCATTTTCCTGTCTAACATTAAATCCATCGGATCGTCGTGTTTCAGATTCGGGTACCAATGATTCCCCAATCTCTTTACTGTTATCAGTATATTCATCTTTTGGTAAATTTAAACAATTTGCTGCAAACTGACACAATTCATCAACTTTATTATTCATGTCATTATTTGCATGTCCTTTGGTTCATAACATGGTGACTTTATGAAATTGAAGATAATCTAATAGTTCAAATCAAAGATCTAAATTCTTTTTACTATAGTCTTTATCTTCAAATCATTTTTGAACTCAACCTTCATTAATAGAATTAACTACATATTGTGAATCAGAAGTAATTTCAAGTTCCGCTGGTTCTTTAAAATAACGCAATGTTTCTAATATAGCTCGTAATTCCATACGATTATTTGTTGTATTAGTAAATCCGCCACATAGTTCTTGAATTATGTTTTCAGATTCATCACAGATTATACTTCCCCAACCCCCTTTTGAAGAAATTCCAACATGTCCTTTAAGACTACCATCTGTTCAACATTTATACTTCTTCATTTGATTCAGTCGTTTCTTTTTCCGGAATTTCTTCTATCTTCTGAAAATCAACATATGTTCCAAGATTTTCACTATGAATTTGTCCAAAATATTCAACATTGTGTTTTTTAATGAGTTCCTGCATGTCTTGCAGGAACTCATCTGGATTTTCTAATTCAAAACGTCCATTAAATGTTAAACTAAACATGTTTTTCAATTATATCGTTTGCATAACGTTCAGAAACTTCACGAATTTTCTTTCTATTTGTTACACGAACTGTAATTTCAGGTCTTTGTGTTGCACGAGTATATGCGAGCTGACGTCCAATACTCTTTACAAAAATATCTTTTGTAGAACATACTGCAGAACCAAACCTCAAAGTATTTGTATCTGGATCATAGATAGAAGCCACAGTAACTCTAATTACTCTCTTTGGAGAACTTGTAGACTTCTCATTAATCCACAATATATTACCTTCAGAATCAGTAAACATCTGTACATTTTGAGCATATACAGGTTTTGAATAATAATATTTAACCTTTTCCATAATTATTCTAATTCAAAAATACCACCGTGTGAAATTGATTTAATTACTTTATTTTCGATTTTACTGCCAACTCTCATAAAAGGACCTCCGTCTGGATCAAATGCAGTAATATTGTTCATTCCATGTTCGTCACCAATTAAACGATAATAACCTGCGGATTTTGGATCTGATTCAAATTGCCATAAATTATCTTTAATATGTTTTAATTGATGAACATATCCATATCTGGCAGGTAGTTTAATAATTTCTTCCATTAAAATACTAATTCTTCGTTAATTACTAATGTATTTGCAGATAGATATAGATTTAGAACAGAAAATGCATTTTCGAATGCTAATCTATCAGATTTAGCTGGATTTATAATTCCAGATTTCAAGACATCTACCCACTCCATTTTATTAGCGTCAAAGCCATAATTAACAGGAAGATCTTGCAATATCGATTGAAGATCTAAACCACAATTAGAAATAATCTTGTCTTGTATGCAAAACATACAATCAAGAATGATACGTTGGGCATCTGTAAAATTTGTTTTATTTTTAACAATACTATCTGCAGCAATTATGAACGAAACACCACCTCCTGGAACAATTCCTTCTTCGATTGCTGCTTTGGTTGCACAAACTGCATCATCAATTCTATCCTTGCGTTCCTTCATTTCAAGTTCAGTAGTTCCACCAACATGAATAACAGCAACACCACCAGAAAGTCTTGCAATTCGTAAATTATTAAATTCACGAAGAAATTCAGAATCTAATGTATCAGAAGGATTATCTAATTCAGATTTTATTTGCTGACAACGAGCATCAATAAGTTCTTTAGAACCAGAGCCATTAATCAATGTCGTATTATCACGAGTAATTACTACTTTTTCACAAGAACCAAGTATTGTTTCATCACATTTTTGTAGATTCACACCAGATTCGTAAGTAATTACTTTTCCTCCAGTTAGAATTGCTAAATCTTCAAGAAGTTTATTTCGATATTCACCATAAGAAGGTGCTTTTATTGCACATACTTGAAGAATTCCACGAGTCTTATTAATCTTTAAATTCTGAATAACCTCGTTATCATAATCTTGAGCAATAATAAGAATTGGACGATTCTTTTGATTAACAATTTCGAGAAGAGGTACCAACTCCTTCATTAACTGAATTTTTCTATCAGTTATAAGGATATATGGCTTTTCTAATACACAATTACCTTTAATTGTATCTGTTGCAAAATAAGGTGACTCATAACCTCTATCAAACTGCATTCCATTAATAACATCAATATAAGTTTGAATACTTGATGATTCCTCAACAGTAATTACGCCGTCTCTCCCAATTTTCTGGAAAGCTTCTGCAATAAGTTTCCCGATTTCTTCATCATTGTTTGCAGAAATAGTAGCCACTTTACTAATATCTTCGTCAATAACTGGTATAGCTTGATCTTTAAGAGCTTTAATAATATCTTCATAAATCTCTTTTATTTCATTTTTGATTTGAATTGGGTTCTTTCCATTCTTGATAAGCTTGTTAATCTCTGAGATCATCTTAAAAGCCAATACACAAGAAGTTGTTGTACCATCACCGACGCTTTCCACAGTTTTAGTACTTGCTTCACGTAATAGTTGTACTCCAATGTTTTGAAATTTGTCTTTTAATTGGATATTTCGTGCAACAGTTACACCATCTTTAGTTACAAGCGGCTTACCATCTTGATAATCATCAATGACAACACATTTTCCTTTTGGACCTAATGTTGATCCAACTGCTTCTGCAAGGATTTCCATGCCTTTGAGCATAGAATCCCTTGCATCAGCATTAAATTTGATTAGTTTATTATTCATAATAACCTAAGAATGTACGATTAAACCAATTGTTCTTAACTGTTATTAGTTCGTCGACTTCTAATTCATCATATTTATCAATAAACGTAAATGCCACAAAAGCAAGTACCAAATAATTTGTAATCGGAATTGTACAAAGAATAATATATAGAACAGTAATCATATGAGGAAAATGCTTCCTCTTTGTGCAAGTAAGGAACCAAATTAAGAACAAATAAGCTAGTACGTATCCTAATATTATAATAAATCGTCCCATATTACTTTATATTAATAAAAGGCACAGTTCCGCCAGTATATGTAGGAAGTTCACCATTCCACTTCTCAAGAGCATACTGTCTTACAAGAAGTTCATTAAGAGATGCTGCTACAGTTCTATTATAATATGCCTCAGCATCTGCTTTAATTTTCATCGCTTTTGCTTCACCTTCTGCCTGAGCAATTGCAATTTTAGCATTTGCTTCAGCTTCTTTTACTTCATTTTCTGCGCGAAGTGCGGATTGTATTGCAGCATTCTTAGAATCGATCATCTGACGTAAGGATTCAGGTGGAGTGATCTGAGAAGTAAACTCTTTAACATGAAATCCTTCTTCAAGAAGACTACTTTCTAGCATGATACGAACTTCATCTTCAAACTGAGCACGAGATGCCATTAATTCATCAGATGTATATTTATTTGCAACAATACGATACGCATCATAAACACAAGTGCGCATATAACCTTGTTCAATATCACGAAGTGGCTTTCTATAAATGGTAAAAATGTCTACAGCTTTATCTCTTTCAATAAAGTAAGACATATAAGGATCCATTGAAAAAATTGCAGCATCTTTAGTAGTTACAGAAAATGCAGGATAGTCTACCTGTTGTACATAAGTGCTATATTTAAACACATCTGTAGTAAAAGGATTATATACGGTATATCCGGTTACATTTGTAGCTTCAAGCTTACCTTGATCAGTTACAGAGAATTTATTAAACTTAATTCCAACTTCACTATTATCTACAACAGTACAAGCACAAGAATTAAACATCAACATTGCAGTAAAAACTGCCATTACAATTACAAAAAACCTTTTCATTACTTAAAATATTTTTTTGAATCAATATCAAACAAACCTAATAATACCTTGATTTTGTCAAGTTCATCCGTATTTGCAATTAACCTAACATTACCATAGGATTTATCTTTTGTACTAAATATAATCAGTTCCCAATTACATTCGTGCTTAACGCCAGTTTCACTAAAATCAATCAGTTCAAATGTATCATCTTTCCAATAATGTACTGTAAAATTCATTTCTACATCACATTCGAATCCACAATTATGTAAATATTCATGTGTAAGTTTCATTAGAATCCGATTTTATTAGCTTTTTTCTTTGGCTCAGAATAATCAGTCTTTTCAGAATTATAAATTTCTGCTAAAGTCATTGGCCTAATGTCTTCAATGCCAAGATTATATTTTTCATTTAATTTAGCAACCTTATCCTCAGAAAGCTCTTTGAATTCATATTTCGCAAAACATCTACCTTTACGAAGAAGTGCTTTATCAATTCTATCTACTTCTGCATTAAATGTACAAATGAACTTAATATTAATCATATCTGACAATAATCCATCTGCCATGTTTAAGATTGTAGTAATTGCATTGTTCCAAGGATTATCAACTCTGTCCATTAAAAGTTGTTCACAATCCTCAAGAATATATACATAGTCTTTACAAGATGTAACATAACTGATAAAATCTGGATCCCCAAGCCTAGATGCCACACTGTTTGGAACGATTACATAATCTTTAGGGATATTGCTACATAAATGCCGTATAAGCTGGGTCTTGCCAGTACCAATCTCACCATAGAGCAATATTAAGCCACTTTCTCTCTGATTTAAGAAGTTTTCAATGTCTTGATATACTGGAAGGAAGTCATCGTTGTAATTCTCTTCAATATTTATTTTTGTGTTACGAATATCAGAAAAACTAGTATAATAATCGCCTTGACTATACTTAATTAATCCAACTTTTGCAGTTTTTTCTTCAGGTTCTTCTGCTGGAAAACTAGAATAAATTTCATGAGCTAATGTTTTTACAGAATCTAATTCATCAAAATTAGAATCGTAATGAACACAAATTTCTTTTCTACATACGTAAACAATCTTATGGTCAGCTATGATAATTAAAGAATTTCCAATTGGTTCCAAATTCATTAATATGTTACCATCAATTTCTTTAAATGTAACAGAAGATTCTCCTTTTTCTAAATCAGTTTCTTCGAAATCTTCTGATTCTTCTATTGCCTCATTGTAATAATATCTTACATATTCTACATTTGTGAACAAATGTTTAATTGTATCAAAATTTATCTTAGATACATCTAACATTTTAGAATCATCGTCAATGTCCAAATCGTACTTAGATGGAATCACATTAAATAAGACCGTATATAGCTGATCTGTTATAAGTGTTCCATTACTACTAAACGCTTGTATTAAATTATTCATTAATTTGATCTTTTATTGAAATTAAAAATTGCTGTTGCATAATTTCATTTATATCTCGAAATGCAGTAATTGTACCATCTTCTTCTTTATATCGAAGTACATTGTTTTGTATATAGAATTCATAAGGTTCTTCTTCAAATTCTATCTTTAAAGGATTGTTTTTAATAACAATATTATACAATTCTGCTTCTCATTTAGAGAGTTTACTTTCTTTCTTTTTAGAGTTATCAACCAAATCAGGTGCTCACTTTCTTAAAATATCCCCAATTTGTTTCTTTGGAGGCATTCCTAATTTCTTTTGAATATTAACGTATGTTCATCCTTTAAGTCTTAAAGCAATGATACATTTTTCAAAATCATTACATTCTGGATATTCATTAGAGATATCGTCACAACATTTATAAAATCCAGAAGTTAATTCTTCATATTTTTTTCTGTAATCCATTTTAGAAATTCCTTATTATTTTCTAATACCTGTGTATAAGCATAATGTAATTGATTAATCTTATAAATTAATTCATTAAACTCTTGTAAAGAAAGTTGTTTTACATTTTCATTACGTTCTGAAGTAAATCCTAAAATCCATTCAGGATTCTCCCACTCATTTGTATCCTCTGAATAAATAGTAACATTTGATGGTATAACTTCCCAAAAGTCAATACCGATTCGCTTTTCATTACAGATAATACGATAAACAATAACATGCTTTTTATTTCCTTCTTCGTACCAATATGTATTGTTATACTTTTTTAAATTTTCTGATATCATATCTTTAGATAATTAAACCTCCACTTGTGATGGAGGTTGATAAATTGATTATATTTATTAAATACATAGCACCCTATCTCCGTGTCGAGCAGAGTTCTTCGGTTTTGCTTACTTATCTCTTGTATTTATACTTTTTGATAAGCTTGGACTATATCTTCACCGTATCATTATGACTTAGGTGGATCTGCATCTAGTCTCTACGGCTGGAACATTACTCCCTATGCCTCGGTGTTGTTGTTTATACAGTTTTCACCGATATTCAGATCTCCACTTTATAAATTTCTTTATAAAGGCTCCATTTTAAACTATAAATCTAGCTAAAGACCGAGGTTTTAGCCATCGTAAACTAATAGGGTGTATATTATATTATTTGTGGTATATTTCAATGAAAGGATTCTATTTTAAGCAGATATAGTGAATTGCTGTAAATTTATTGTTATATAAAATTAGAGATTGGATTCGAACCAATGTTATGCGGAAGACTTAACTTCCGGTAACTTAACCACTCAGTCACTCTAATTTTATATAACAAATATACAAAAAATATTTTACTTTTCCAAATATTTTTTGATAAATTCATTGATATCGAAATCTTTACTCAGAGTATCGAGTTCAAGCTGTCTTGCCACTTTGGCGTAATCCGGATATTTAATTGAAGGGTGTTTTATGCACTTAACGACTTTTTCCTCAGAATACTTATTAAGTAATTCATCAGTTTCCTTCCAACTCCATCCATAAATAATGGACATTTCCATTGAAGTAAATCGATTTTCATTATCTTTCCACTTCAATATGATTTCTTTTGCAGCCATTAGCAAACTTTCCAATTTATCCTGATCTTGGAGAAAAGCCTTGATTTCACCATTAATCTTAGACTTGTTGCTCTTTTCATAAGCTTCATTAGCTACCTTCTGTTTTTCATCAAACTTCTCCTTGAGAAGACTGATGACTGCATCTTTTTGTGCTCTTGTAATCTTCATAATACTAATGATTTAAAATATTTTTAGCTAATTGTACATCTTCTTCTGTTAATCCTACATATGAATTAATATGAACGAAATGTACTTTTTGTTCTTCTGTAAAATCAGTTCTATCGTCAATTATGACATAATTAATAATTTCAGGATGTTCTTTTAACCAAATTTCAATTTCTTCACCTCTTGAAAGATGTACTCTGTAAATTATTGGCGTACAATCAATAATCCAATCCAATCCAGCACTATCCAATCTACTTTTCCAACCAGAAGAATATCTCCAATCGGAAGAAATAACAACTCTTGCATTAGTTTCTTCACAAAGTTTATTAATTCTACCTACACATAAAGGATCTACATCTTCTTCTCCATTTAGATTACCTGGATTTCTATCATCAATATACCATTCAGAATAATTAAGAACACCATCAACAAACGTCGAGAAAGATTACCTTTGATATTAAGGTAATACCTTCTCGACTATCTCTATTTTGGTTCATTACAATATAGTATTTTATTATTTTGATGTATTTCTGTATTTGTTAAAGGCTTTTCCATACGGAATCTAAAATCACGTAAATCTGGACCATAACACACAACAATACATCTTCTTGTGATATCCATTATCCAACCTTCAAATAATTCTTCATCATATACCCAAACAGTATCAAATATTTCTAAATCTTTAATTGTTTTTTGAGGAATTATTTTAGGTTCTTGTTCTTTTGGTTTAAAAAGATTTATTATGCACATTAAAATAATTAGTTTTTTATAATATTATAGAATATGTACTCCGGCTGCGATTCGAACGCAGGACCCACAGCTTAGAAGGCTGTTGCTCTATCCACTGAGCTATCGGAGCAACAGTTTATTAATGCAAAGCACAGAGAACCCCAGAACAATTACTAATATCAAGTTTAAATTTATCTGCCCATTCTTTAACAAAAGGTTTTAGTTCTTTAGTCAAATTACAATTGCCAAAACCATGAATTTGACGAACTTTCTTATCTGGAGTAACATCAATTGTAAAATAAGGCTTATCTAACTCATTATTTTTACGCAAAAACAAAATATATTCGTTTCCATTACTCACAGAATTTATATAAGAACCAACACAATGATGTAATTCAGAACCTTCTGTAATTAAATCTGAAACATCAGAACACGCAATTATAGAGTATTCGTCATTCTTAAATTCAAATTCTTTTGCTTTTGGATAAAATTGTGCAATATATTTATCATTACGTTGCTTATCTTTAAGAATTTGAATTTCTTTTAAATATCTGTAATAAATATTAGTTAATTTATCATGCCACTCTTTTAATTTATCGATTTTAGGAGTCTTTGGCGCACATTCTATATAATTAACATTTAATAATGATTCTCGAAGCAATAAATAATCTCTATACATTAATGCTACACCGAATAATGAATCCTTCGAAATTTCATTCATTATTGTTTCATAATAGTTCAGAATTTGACGATCTCCTAAAAATCTTAATGCTACATTATAAGTATAAAGAACTCTTAAAACATTTATTGTATCAGCCATCGAATAATTATTATTGTGTAGCATCTCGAAAAGCCCTTTTTCTGGATATTCAGTATACTCATAAACCTTAGATATTATATTTAAAGAACATCCACAATATGCATCTTTAATATTATCAGCTGATTTATTCGGAATATACTCCAATGGAGAAGTCATCATTGCTCCACAAAAACACATTTTTGGAAATCGAGTTTCTGCAATATCGTACAGATTCGTATACAATTTTGGATTAATAGTTAATATTTCTTTTAAATCATTTAAGAAATAACACTCTCCTAATACCTTTGAGAACACACGTTTAATTTCTTTGTTATCCGAAATAATTGTGTAATGAAAATTATTTATATAAGGAAAATTAATATTTGTAATGGATTTAATTTGTGTATCCTTAACTCCAAAATCAATAAAGTCGTAAGTATCAAGATTGTTTAAAAAAAGGCCCAAGATCTACCATGTCCATCTGTTATAACAAGATCAATATCTGGATAATTATTTAAATTGATTATAATCGCTTCTTCAGGATACTCTTTTGTATAGTTCCTTTTTAATTCTCTGAGTTCCGTAATTGTTCGCATTATTCATCTTCTTTATCTAATTAAATCACGTTGCTAAAGTTAAGATTCAACTAAAACAACGTGATTTAATAATTTACCAACTGATAATTACATTTCCATCAATTGTAACAGTTTGTTTGTAACCAGCGTTCTTAATAATTTTGTTCAGACTAGCCATCATTTCTGCGCATTCATACAGATTTTCAGCACCTTGAATCATCTCGTTAAGACAAATAGATACCTCACGATTGCCAGTCTCTGCAACAGTATTAATAAGTGTACTGAGTTTGTTTTCTGCATTTCTAATCCAATTGCTACGATTTACCGCCTGAGATTTAGAAACAGCCACATTTGCATTAATCATAATAAATTAGGTTTTAAAGTTAATAAATAAAATAGCGCTTCAGTCACATTGAGTAGGGAAGGTGGGATTTGAACCCACGTGCAACCAGCTACGGTTTCGACACTTTATAAGAGTGAGCCGATACTTCCCTGTTTAAATTAATTAAATTCGTATAAATCTTAATACAACAATATCTTTGTATGTTTTAATTGCAAACTTTGCCATATTTTCATCAATCCACACAATTAAAACATTTTGATTATTTATTGTTTTAAGTTCATAGCGACTGTCTTCTGTACCATAAAAATAAAATTGACACAATTCTTGTCCAACCGTGTATTCAATGTAATATTGTGGTGGTTCTTCAAAAACAATAGTTTTAGAACAACTAAAAACGCACAATAAAGTTAAAATTAAAACTAATCTTTTCATAACAACAATATATTTGTCTAGATGACAGGTGCTGCCCCTGCTTCATACTAATTCCCAAAATTAGTGTCTATAAGCTGACTGACTCCATCTAGATTTATAAAATTATGGGGGTTGTGATGGAATTGAACCACCATCTCCCGAACCACAATCAGGAATGCTAACCATTGTCACCAACAACCCCATTTAATTACAATAATTCTAACTCTTTCATTAGAATTTCTGCAATAAGATTTAGATTCATTTTAATTTGCCAATAAATATCAATTTTCTTTTCTATTTGCTGACAAGGCCAATCAACAAGAATAACTTCATATTCTGTTCTTGACCAAAATTGATACATTGCTTCTTTATTAACAAATTCAACAAAATCCACTCTTGTTACAGGAACCTTAAAATATTCAGAATCAGGATATTCCTTTTTCTTTTCAACAACTTCATTATAAGCGTCTACAAAATAAGGAATTATGTTATATGGTACAAATTCCTTATTATTAAAATCATAAATAATAACATTAAACATAACATAATAGATTTAGAGGCTCTGCCGGATCCCGAGACCGGTACTAGGGGTTACAAATCCCTTATTTTGCCTGTTAAACTACAGAGCCATCGTTTTTAAATAAATAAATGCAGTTGCGAGAGCCGGGACTCGAACCTGGGACCTCTGGCTTATGAGACCAGCGAGCTACCAACTGCTCTACTCCGCAATGTTTAGCTATGATGAGAGGCCTCGAACCTCCATTCCCTATTGGGCAACCTTTATGAAGAATGCCTTCCTCTTCTTCCATCTGATATTATCTCGTGGCGCAAGTATGCCACTTCCTTGTCACATCATAGTATATATCTGTCTATTCCAGATTGCCAAGTCTGTTATTTATTTATGACGAGAGTACAATACTAACTATCTCACCAGATTTCTATTACGGCCACTCTCCGAGAGGCATTTCAAACTCAGGACCAAAAGCGGGATTGTCTTTACTTACTTCACCAGTAACAGCATCTACATAGATTTGTGCTCTAGAGTTACCAAAAATCCACTGAGGATTACAATCTTTTGGACCAATTTCTTTTCTAAGAACCACCTGGCGACTATGAGGTTTTGGAAGATTAACAGACATTACCTTATCATAAGCTTCTTTAAAAGTAATCTTAATGATCTCTTCGTTAAGAGGATAATCTTCAACCCAGAAACCATGCACAGAATCGCTAGTGGTACCTTCTACTGTATGTTGATACTTATATACAATAGTATCAAAACTTGTAGAATCAAATTGTTCAACAACCTGAAAGACATTAACTACCATTTCGATAGTACCATCGTTTTCTTCATCAAGCCAGTCCTTAAGAACTACGCCTGTTTCATACCAACGATAATTTTCACCATTGTCAAGATACATTGTCTGTCTATCAGAAGAAATAGTATTCTCAACTACGATTTCAGGTGTGACATAATTAGTTTCTTGGGTGCATTTGCATGAATTAAAAACCAATCCAATCATCAAAGCACCCACTAAATAAATAAACTTTCTCATTAAATTATATTTAAAGTTAAAAGCATCTTTATTTACTGAAATTAATATTTAATGTGTTATTACACCAAAGAATCCATTGATTATCCGCTGCCGCAAACACTCCAGCTATTAACTCTGGGTGCATCCGCCAGAGGTATTTCTACCTGAAGGTCACTTCCTTCCCGGAACGATTCACTCTTTAAATGATGGACACCTCTAATCCAACATTTTAAATATTAATATAAACCAGACTCTTACGCGGTCTGGTGTTTACGTCCGATTTACAATAATTACGGAATATGGTCTACCTAGTCCCATACATACTGCTTAAACGTTTAGTAGTCTAGTGCACTCCTGGAGAATTACCTCGTGGGCTGTTGCCTAACCTTTGATATACAGGTTGATTCTGCTATTATACTTTGATATACAGGTCGTTCTGCACTTTTAGGCTCATGGATTCACGTTTCTACTCTTAATACAATCCATTTTTCCGTTGTTTCAGCTTACGTCTATCGTTACGATTTATACTACGGATAGGTTTTAAACATTTTTCTACTTTTTAACGGAAAGAATATTTTAGTATCCGTGATGTTTATTGTGAACATACTGACAGTTATTCTAATATTAACTGACAAAAATACGCAGACAGATTCCATCTATTTTATATGTTAGTCCTGTCCAACCCGACATATGATGATTATTCATCATCTTCTTCGAACTTACTCAATTCATCGAACTTTTGTTGCTTTTTTCAATCAGCACGATAATCTTTCTTATCCGAATACTTTTTTTCTTTAACTACTTTTTTAGTTTTCTTGATTTTACGAGGTCTTTCAAGTTCCTCCTCGTAATGTTCAAGTTCATAATCACTAACTTTAGGCATTTTCAATAGGATAGCTAAATGCGTTATAAGAACCAATAACCAAATTAGGAATGATTCTTTTAATCTCATCTGACCAATTATCTTCTGCTGAAACAACATTCATATCAAGAAGCTGCTCCCAATTGGTTTCGTGCAATCTATAACATCCATGTTCAACGTGGATATGATAAACATCCCACATTTCAGAAACTTTAGCAAGAATCTCAGAAACAGTTAAGTCTCTCTCAGTAGAATCACCAATATACTTCTTAATCATTGCTTCTGGAACATGTTTATGAACAGGTTCGTCTGAGATAGTAATAAGAACACCTTTTTTTACCTCTCTTTTCAAAAGAATCGGTTTTCATATGATTCGCTGCAACATACCAGACCAATTCAGCGTCTTCGCCTCCATTACCACCGCCTAAACCTTCTAGATAAATCACTTTAAGCCATTTTTCCATTAATTCATCAGAGGATTCAAATTCTCCAACCTGAATTGGTGCTTCTTCATATAATCTTTGTCCATCACCGAATCCACAAAAACAAACCTGAGGATGTTCAATTCCAGCATCCATAATTGCCTTAATAATATCTGGAAAAGTTTCTTTAATTAGATCTTCAGGAATCATTCCCATAGAACCAGTCTCATCAAGAGCAATAATTATAGGAAATGAATTAGGATGTTCTTCACTATCACGAGATTCTCTAATTGGCTTTTTTCTAATATCCATTTCTGGATCTAAATGAGCCTGCCTAAAGATTTCTTCGCGAGTTTTCAAGGAGTAGTCTTTACTCCTTGAACTCGCAGAAATGTAACTATAACTTCCACCACCCATAATTATTCAGCGTTAAGTGCGGTCTTAATCTGATTAGCCAAGTCGGGGTTCTTTTTAAGATTTTCTACAAATGCATTAACATCAAATGATGCAGTGGGCTTATCGTTCTCAACTTTAGGAGCGGTAATATTCTGGAAAGGATTCTGTCCACCCATCATCTGAGACATAGCCATCAGAGAGAACATATCATTTCCGAAGCCTTCACCATCCTTATTAGCAAAAGCCATCATCATCAAAGGATTCATTGAATTACCGCCAAACATATTGTTTCCAGTAATTGCCTGAAGCATAAAGAGATCCTTCATATCGAATTCATTATCCTCATCGCACATAGCAAAGATAAGAGGATTGAACCCAGTTGTATTAAATGCAAATGCATTTACAAGAACACGAGTCATTGCCTGACCAAGAAGGAAATCCTGAACCTCCTGCTTATTATGGGTATAGCCAGTATAAGACAAAATCTTCAGAGAACCATCAGGATTCTTCATCATTACCTTACCATAACCATTACCATTCTTAACAATATCTCCAATCTGAACCTGAGAAGAAGGCTTATTGATAGAAAATACAGGAAATTCAATCAGCATCTCACGAGGATACGACGTAAGAGTACCATCAGCCTTCATACCAATGTATTCGGAACCTACTGCAACACACAGTGTTCCATCCATTGCCATCTTAACACCATCTTCACGTTCAGGATAATACTGAGACTTGTACTTGTCTACAATACCTGCAAACATAGAATTCTTTTTTGCCATTTCTTTTGATTTGTTATTGTTTTTGTTTTCAACAGAGACTCCATTAACGAAGTCTACAACGAGATTTTTAAGGACAACCTCACTTCCATTACGAGTAATAGTTCGTTTATCTCTCTGTTCAACAGAGATTACCTGCATAGCAGTTGCATAATTAGGACTCTGAAGAAGATCACCTTTCTTTACAGGTCCATCATAAATAAAAGCATACTTTTTCTGCTGATTAGCTTCAAAAGCATTAAGTTTACGATTTGTGTAAACAACAGTAATTACTTGATACATTTTTAATTAATATAACGTATATTTTTTAACATTTGGTCTTCTGAAATGATTTTTTCAATAAGTTCAGCATGATTAAATGCCCAATCATACTTATCTAATTCATTTACAGAAACCCATTCGACATCATCAATTTCATTTGGTTCAGAACCTTCTGTACTTATTGTCTGCGATTTAAATGAAACACCTTTACAAACATATGTAAAAGTAATATTTTGTTTATTACTTTTCGGACTATCATCAATATGAAATAAATACATACATGTTTTATCAAGAGTTAAATTAGTTTCTTCTTTAACTTCTCTACAACATGCTTCTATAAGTGTTTCATTATAATCCAAATAACCGCAAGGACAACACCACTTTCCAACTTCATCTGGACAGCCAGGTCCTCTTTTAACAGCAAGTACTCTTAATCCATTATCTTGACAAAAACAAATAGCACAAACTGCAACAGATCGACTAATCCAATATTCTTTGCCATCTACATTTACTGGAAAATTATTCACGTTTTGTTTCTATTTTAAATTTGAACAAACAACTAATTAAAAGATTTAATCCAAACGCTTGCCAAAAAGTAATTGTCGGAAGATTAAAAATAACAGGCATTAACCAATTCCACAATAACATTATTGGAAGTGCGAGTAATGTTACTAATATTATACATCCTATAATTACACCGCATATATAAGAAACGGTTTCTATAAAATTATTCATGATTAAAATATAATAATGTAGGATTATCTTTATGAATGTCTATATCTGGAAATTCTTCTTTAAATGCTTTAGAATCAAATTTATGAGTAATTAAATGGCATCCATGTAAAGTTGGAACAGAATATTCAATCATATCTGAATCATAATTCATTGCAAGCCATTGAATTACTTCTGTTGTTGAATTATCATCAATATCAATAATCCAAAGAATATCTTGTTTCTTTTCAGAATTAATTTTTCCAGCAGCAGATACAACAAGATTCTTTAAATGTTGATAGTTTCCATCCTGAAGAATTTGTGCGAGTTCTTTATTAACCTGTAATGCTACATCTTCATAAGAACGACGATTAATTCTTATATAAACTCTAGAACCAGTTTCATTAGATAATCTTTTGATTTCAGGTTCAAGTCTATCATAATCTTCAACAGAATTAATAAAATAAGTTTTTACAGTTCTATTATTTGCAGGAAAAGATTCATCATCTTTCTTTCTCTGTTGTAATTGAACCATATAAAACATACTTTTATCTAAGAAATTTAACTTGTTTCTCAAATAAGCAAAGTTATCTACTACCATAATGTTTTCTTCCCTTCTTTATATGCTTGATACCATTGAATTTGTTGTTCTGTTAAATTCTCAATCCAATCCTCAAAACACCTTAAATATTTTACATGATTGTTGAATTTCCATTCATGTAAAAGATATTCTTTTAATTCCAAATTCATTTTAGATTTTGTAATTTTGATTTATCAACGTCAAAATATTCGCCATTTATAAATTTATTAAAATCATAAATTTCATCAGCAGCAACTAAAGGCATAATTGAATTATCTGAATTCAAATCTGTACATAAAAGAAATATAGGAATTCCAAGTCCATAAGCCAATCCAAGCTCCCAAGCAGTACCAGAATCAGAATAATGCTTATCGTAAATAGCAATAACAATATCCGAATTTGTTAATGCGTTAACATCCATATTAAATACTGCTTCAGCCCAATCCCAATTAGACATTAATTCACCATTTTCAATAAAATGTTCCATTGGATAAAAAAACTCAAAATCATTAAAATATGAATCGTTATTTAAAAATTCACGAAGTTTTTCAATTCTTTCTCGTTCTCCATCTTTAAAAAATGGACCTGCAACATAACATTTAAACTTTGACATATGATTTATTAAAATATAAGTTCAAAATCATCAAGAGGTTCAAAAAGTTTAGAAGTCTCTTCTGATATATTCACCTTTTCATTAAACATTTCACACAATTCTTTATTATGATCATGCATAAATGCTACAGCAACATCTCTTGTTTCAGGTTTGACACTCCGATCGTATTTTAAGTAAATTTGATCAAATATTAACTTATCTGCAATATTATTAACAGTTCCACAAACTCTAATACTAAAAGTACAATCTTCTGGATAAGTCATATGAAATGCAATATACTTTTTTTCTTTAATTCTATGATAATAATTAGTATATAAGCAATGATGCATATTCTTACCTTCTAAAAAGATATCTTTTTCTGTATTTAATAGTTTAATTGTATCTGTATTAATTACGTGTTCATAAATTGGCTTATCATCCTTTTTACTAAGCTCTCGTTCCATTAATATTTGAATTTGCTTTTTATGTTCCTCTTCAAAACGTTTATCTGACCATTTAAAATCAATTATTTGATTTAATTTAACTGCAGATGTAAGAGTGTCATATAGAAGACTATAATTATCAGCTTCAAAAAATCGTTCTATTGTATCATTTATATTTTTTGTAAAATAATAACAATCATAAATCGGAATGCCTCGAATATGATTGCACACCCGTTTAACGTTTCTCCAACTTATACCTTTTATATTCCAAACTCTAGAAGCAACGGCTTTATAAAAAGTTTCTTCATTATAGATACTTTTTATAACAATTCCTTTAATAATAGATGACCTATTACAATATGATTTAAAAACCTTTATATCTCTAAACCAATTAATACCTATTAATTTTAAAAAACTTACTATAAGACGCTCTGAAGCATTTTTTAATTTTACAGATTTAGAGTCAATATAAATAGATGATGCAGTAATTAACGACTTATAAAATCGATTACCTTTACGAGTAAGTTTATATGATGATATTACATAATAAACATGTCCGTCTTTAATAGATAAAACAGTTCTATCCCACGTAATACTTTTCATATATAAATCATACAATCCTTCGTATGACTTTTCTTTAAAATTAAAAGGCTGTTCATCTTTTATAAAAGATGCTACTGGAAACGTTTCAATAAATTTACGAAGTGTTGTTCTTTTTTGTTTCATCTTTTTAAAACATTAAATCGCAGTAGGGAAGAGATTCGAACTCTTGGTACATTTCAGTACGATAGTTTTCAAGACTATTGATTTAAACCACTCATCCACCCTACTTTTTATTAAATAACTTGTCTAATTTTACTGGAATCCAAAAAGCATACTTAGGATTTAATCCAAAATACCAAAACAAAACACAGATTGCAGTTATTATGTTCCATCTACAATAATCAGAATGTTTTGCTTTAGTATCTACTACATAAAATCCTTTAAAAGGATATTTCTTAATAGTTATATATTTCATATTTTTATAATTAGTCACGGTACTGGAATTTGAATCCAGGTTTCCAGAATGAAAATCTGAGGTCCTAGGCCACTAGACGATACCGTGTATAATTCGCCTTCTTGTTCAAGGAAGACTTGTAGAAATTAACTGTTAACGGATATATTTACTACCATATTATTACGCCACTGCTCACTATTTTCGGTGGGCTGCCAAGATTTTAGTCATCTAACTACTGATTTTTGGAATCAGTTGAAACCTTTCCTAATTTTGAACAATACGCAGGAAAAACGCAATTTGTTGATGCCAGAAGACTCGAACTCCTATTCTCAGAACCAAAATCTGATGTCTTAACCACTTAGACGAGGCATCAGGCTGAAACACTATTGTTTCAATAGTGTTATTATATGTCTATACCCATTATTGTTAACGATCTGTACATTCCACAATAAGAATATCCGCGAGCGTATAGCATATCTGAACGATCTACACCAGCAAGAATTTTAATAGATGCTAATTTTTTACTAACTCTACCTGATTTGGTCAAATTAAGATTATTCTTGACATACGTTTCAATCTTTGAAACAAGATCGTCAACAAGTTTCTTTTTTGTAAACTTATCAAAATGTTTATAATTATGAATCTGCATCAGATTAACTGTAGCAATTCTATTAACTGGATCCCATTCCAAAGATACACGGTTAAAATAATCAGAATAATTTGAACCAAGTACCAAATTAGACTTAATAACTCGATCTTCTACCTTATAAAGGCAATCGTCATTACTTTTTGAAACCAAAATCATCTTTTTAATTTTTACAAAGTTAAAAAATATATTATTTAATTCCAAATTTATTCTGGAATATTTTTATGTTTTTGTTTGCGAGTATATTTTTTCTTGTTTTTATGAATTTTTGTTGGAATAATTCCGAACACGTTCCTCGATACTTCTTTCATATTCTTTAGAAGTGCAGAGTGTGTTACCTTTCCAATAATTATCTTCGATTTGTTTTTTCGTTTCATCAGTATTTATCTTAGATGGAACAATCAATCTAGTTTCTGGATAATATTCAAAAATCGCACGTGAATCAAGACAGGCACCTGATACCCTTGTCCTAACAAGACCAGTTTCATAAGATTGGGTATGTCCAAAAATTTGAAAACCAATCCAATCCTTTGAAGGATAGAACCCATAATGAAAATCACACCAAAGCGGTCCACCATATGGCGCTTCCCCACCACGATCACGACCTACACAGAAAATATCAGAATGTAAGAAACTTGAAAATCCATAACTAACAGCTTTATCATGTTCAAGTTCTATAGAGAATTCTTTATTTAAATAATCAACGATGTTATCTTCCGTTAGTTTAAAATCATTACCTGCATGTTTAAATCGCTTATTCATCATATCAATCCATCCCGCACACAGTCCCGCATGCGTAAAAATGGTATTATCGATTTTTTTAGCTATCGAAAACAAGTCAATATTATCTCTAAATAGCTTATGTGCAGGTTCATAATACTTTTCTTCTGTACGAAAACAAACAATTGGAGAAAAGATTTCATTAAGATCGTGATTTCCAACTAAAAGAGTTACATTTTTATTATTTCTCGCAAATTCAATAATTTCTTCTAAATTTTCAAGACCTTGTGCATCAGAAAATCCTTCATAATGATATGGATCTAAATAATCTCCAAGAAATACAACGAGTTCATCTTTTATATTAAGAACAGGCTTATAAAAGGGTCTACAATGTACATCTGGAATAATGTATATTTTATGCATCTCCGATATATTTATATTTGGTTAATAAATCCCATAAAGACATCGTTCTATCAAATGGTTCTTCACTATAACGATATTTAACTCCATTTTCATTATAGGATATAATTATAATAGGTCTATCAGTATCTTTTTCTTTCCATATTGTTCCATCTATATTAATTTCAATACGAATTGCGAACAATAATGTAAGAATTAATAACATAATCAAAATTGTAGTCATTATAATTTAATTAAATTTGATTCTGGACTATAATTTTCATAAATGTCTTTAAAATTTAAACAAATATGTTCGGCAATAAATTTACCAATTCCTCTTAAAGACACATTCAAATGACATTCGTCTTTATTAACAAATGGAATAATTGGATTATTGTATTTATCTCTCTTTACACAATCACAATGTGTGACAACGAGATTGTAATCAACATCGTAATTATCCAAACAGTGTCTTTGAATGCCATTATTAATAATATCAAAATCTAAAATACCTTTTTTAAATCGACCTTGATACTCATTGTCTTTATTTGCTTCAAAAACATCATAATTTATATTATTTAGATATTGTCTTGGCTCATATCCAGAACCATGTCTTGTCATATATGTTCTTGTTACAAGAAATACTTTCGGTTTATCATAAATATCTTCAAAGAAGAAGAACGGATCTTTTAAATATGATTCATTGTGTGGAAATATTTCACAAGGAGTTATGTATGGCTTAAATCCACGATCTCCATCTAACAACAAACCTTGAGCAGATTCAAAAATATACGTATCAAACTGCATTAAATTTGTTGGATACCAAACATGTTCTTTGACAAAATTAAAACAACGTAAAAATTCTTCTTCTAATTCTTTATTTACAGACAAAGAATTCACTTTACGTGATTTATTGAGAATTTCAACTGGATCGTAATCTAAATAAAGCATCTGTTTAAATGCCCACCAAATTCCACATCCACATGTACCATTTTTAATAGATTCATCATCATTCTTATTAGCGATAACATGATATGGTGAAATAACAGTACAATCTGAACTAACATAAAATTCTGGAGTAATACCTTTTTGCGCTAGAACATCATATTCTGCTTTAAGTGCAATAGGATCTATAAGAGTCTGTTCATTTAAAGGATAAATATATGTTGGAACTCCTAAAAGTGTACCAGAACCAAAAGATGAAAATGTATGCCAAATATTATTATGAACTACTGTGTGTCCGGCTTGTGGACCACTACAATATCTAATTACAAGAGGTTTTTCACCTCTTTTAATTGCTTCTTGACATAGATATTGTGTTGTAACTCCCTTACCTTCATCCCCAAAGTTCATTCCTACAACGTATTGTATCTTCTTTTTCATAATAAATTAAAAATTCTCCCTACTCTTTGTGCAGTCAAATTTCAGGAGAATTTTCTTTTAAGAGATAGAATCTCCGCCGTTCCGCGTGCTCTGATGTACACCATTCACGGATTAGGCAGCCCTAATGGAGAAATGGGCATTTCCGTTTCCTTACAACTGCAATTTCAGTAAGTTATCGGATTTTGTAAGACTTAAATTTCTATAGTAGATTCAAAAACAGAATCACCGCATTGTTCACAAGTATAAAGATACTTATAATCACCATAATAATCAATCAATGTATCGATTATTATTTTAAGATTTGCTTCAGAATAGTTATTTTTAAACCAATCCAAGATTTTCAGATAATACTCTTTCTTTTTTGAATCGTCTAAATAACTAATTTCTTCTCCATTAATATCTATTCCAGAAACAACACAACCTTCTGTTTTTACGATTTTTAATTTATCCTCCATAAAACTCCTTCTGTTGATATTGTGGACAATCCTTCACATCCAATCCATTCCTAGCGTACTTAACATCAAATCCACAACGAAGTCTTGATAAATAAGAATCATAACGAATACATAAATTCTTTTTATGACAATTTTGTCCAGTACAATAATCTACATCAGTCATAAAACTATTCTTGTTTTAGTTGTTTGATAAGTTCGTTAGCATATTCAATAGCGAGTTTGACAGCTTCTTCTTTACTAATAAGAAGATTTGCTCCTGCTTCATTTGTCCGATGCCAATTTATCATTGCTGGTAGTATATCCTTCGCCGCCTCTCTGCGGAAGGCAGACCAATCAGGTTCTTCCCATAGGTCAAAGCATTCAAGAGGAAGGACCTCCGACTTGTAATAGCCTCCGTTATTGAGCGGGCTTTCCGGGTCATAAGGAATGCCGTTTTCTTTGCAGTAATCTTCATCCGATTGCCAATATCCGAGCGTTTCTAATCCAATAAACTCTCCGTACGGACCAAATACTTCTTTGTACTCCTTCCATTCCTGTGTGCCTTTTTTTCTTGCTTTCATTTCTTTCTCTGTTCGTTAAATCTGCGAATAACATCTTCTGCTGTCCATCCGTTTGCCTTCCCGTATTCATATAAGTTTACGAGTACCACGACATCTTCTGGAGTCAGCGCAAGATCTTTTGTAAGTTGCTTTATGTTTATGTAATATCCCTTTCCGTTCTCAATTAACTCAATAACACACTCTATATCCTCGCCGTTCAACTTAATTGGAATATCACCTGTTGAAAGCATTGAAACTTTGGTTTGAATCCTTCTGATAAATTCATTTGCTGTCATTATTCTTCCTCCATTGCTTTACGAAAATCATTTTCCCAAAGTCCAAATCCTATACACCCATCAGCATCGGGACCCCAAACATACTCGCGCCAATGTTCCCTAATCCATTTAGCAGCTCTATCCGTGGTGTCTTTTTCCGCCTGCTCGTAACCCCTCTGATAAAATGCCCTTTGCATACTTCGCTCTGATTCAACTTCAATGTACTCATCCTTGTCTGCATAAGTTTCGGGCGGGTAATTAGGCAGGGCTCTGCTCGCCGCATCCTCTGCTCTTTTACTCATGACTCTCATCCTCCTTGAATCCGGGAAGTTTTTCGAGGAAACTTAACTGAATAGAATGGTTCTTATAATAAAGAAATCCTTCGTAAATCCACCCGTCGCTATAAACACCTCTACTTTCGTTCCACCTCGGCAAGTTCTTCATGGCAGCAGCCTTGCCCTGTTCTCTTGCTACCTCTGCGTATTCTTTAAGAACAATATCATTTGCAAAAAGTTCTTCGCGGGCGAGGGCAAGGAGTTCAGATGCAGTATCCTTTACAATACCATTGGAAACTGAGCTACAACCAGCACAAATAAATGCTCGTTTTATGGCTTTCTCAAACTCGCTCATTTCTTCCTCCGGCGTGACGATGAAAAGATTGTTCTCTTTTTCTCCGTATCCAACCCATCCGTCAACAGAATAGGATTCCACAATAACCCGATTATCTTTCGTAAATTCAGCTGTAGCTATCGGGAAATCAGAAGGTAAATCCCAAGCAAGAATGCGAATGGGATTTCCTCCCTTTGTTTCCACCTTATATTCACCGCTTTCAATCTGTGGACGATATTTAATATCAAATGGTATTTTCATATCTCAAAGTATTATTTCGTGTTCAATTCCACAAATGTGCAAGGCGTTCTGGAGTTGGTGGACGTGGAGGATAAACAAGAACGTTGCGCTACCATATTCATCTGCATTAACCTCAATCGTATAACCACCGTCTTTTTGCTGCTGAAGTTCGAAAGGTGCTCTCAAGTTACTATACTTGTGGTATGTATTGAAACACCTCCACTCATTCTTCTCCAAGATTTCAGCCGTGAGGGGAATAGGCTCCACATTGAAAGCAACATCCGGCCATTCCGGGTCATAACCAGTCCCATAGAAGTCAACACAAAAATCGTCACGCTTATTTATGTAGTCATATTTCAGGTTGTTGACGCGACAAGGATGTTTCTCTCCATTATCATCAATAGCATACACCCAATCCCCAATCATAAGTTCATTTGCTTTCATCTTCTTTCTCTTTTAGGCTAATAGTTTCAGTACACCCTGAAGGTATTCTCCAATCTCCACCAGAGCACTATTGTCTTTGAACTCGTCAAACTCCCCACGACATAAGGATTGACTGATATGAAATGTGTTATACTTGTAGTTCTCAGGAGAACAAAAGAACATGCAGAGCTTACTGAGGTGCTCGTTGATATCTTTCTTCGTTGTCGGAAGAAAAATTTTCCACTTCGTTTCTCTGCGTTCTATTTCTTCGTCGGATGCGGAGTTGGAGACAAGAGTCCACAGCAATTTCGAGGCGACCTTTTCGTTGATTTTGTCAATGCGTTTTTTCAAAAGGGTTTCGTATTCCTCTTTCGTGATGTCCACCATCTTGCCGTTTCTTTCAGTCTGGTAGATATTGATGTCCACCTTCTTTCCGTCGGGCGTAATGAGATACAGGATACCCCTTGTGTCAAAGTCTCCGTTTCTCTTGTCGGAAAGAAAGGACTGCGCATAAATAACGTACTTGCCTTTCTCCGGTGAATATGGCATCTTGATAGGGAACATCTCGTCAAGAAATCCCGTCCACGAGCAATATGTATCAGAAGGGTCCTCAATGTTAACATAGTATGCCCTATCGTTATCATAATAGGTCACTTTGCCGTCAAGGGTTTCGTCCCGGAATAGTGAAAACATACGTGTGCATTGTAGTGACGACTTAAGACCGCGATTCATGAGGCTCTCTTCCGATTCGTATGATTCATTTCCGTTAGCGAAGAAATCCTCGTCCGTAATCGGCGTCAGCGGCTGACCGTTCATAAGCCTGATAAGGATGTTTTTGGTAAATCCGAAACTTGCGCCGGAGTGATCGTCGTTCATAAGGCTCTTATAAGCCTTCAAGGCGGACTTGTAGCAGGAACAACCATAGTCCCAGGCGTTCGGGTCATCGAAGTTGAAATTCGGGTTTTCTTTTTTGCAGGCAATTCTACACTCTTGCTCTGCCCATTCATACATTCTCATAGTTATATCTCCTTTTCTTTCTCTTTTAGGCTTTCGCCGGGTAGAACTTCTTGTGTCCATCAGCTGTGAGTTGAGGCACCATATCCCCATACATTTCACGGAGATCGAAGCCAAACTCATTCATTTTGTCAAGGAAGAATGTCTTTTCTTCATCAGTAGCGGGACGATAAAAGTTCTCGTTCTCATCATAACGAGGGCCATAGAATCCATTGAGCCATTCGTTCATATGAAGGCCCATTTCATTATCCCAGTCGAAATAGTCATAAATACAGACGCTATTCTCGCCAATCACAACTTTTGCGACCATCAAAAGGTTGCCGTACTTTGTTGCAAGGATGTCCCCTGACTTTGCCTTGCGAATAAAATTTGGAATGTACATATTCGTTTTGGTTTTTATAAAAAGGGCGCGGCCACTAAACTGCTATGTGGAATCGGCGAGGTGTAAGCAGTATCTCCATTCCGATAACCTCCGCGCCCGTAATTCAATTCTTTGGTATCAAGATATAATCCTTGACAAGTTCTTCAAGATGTTCTTCCGTCCAAACAGGTTCGTGAGCATCAACGGACTGTATGTACCACGAGATTAAATGTGATAGGCTTACTCCTTGTCCAGCCATCCACTCTGCTCCGGCTTTGAAGGCATCTACAAAATCTTCCTTCATTACTTCTGGCTTATTTTTAGAAAGCCCTTCGTCCCAAAAGTGTATGGCATGTGAGTATTCTTTTCTGCCATATTCTTCTGCCGCCTCGTCAAGATTGGAAGGAAGGGGAGATTGTAACTTTTCAAGTCTTTCCATCCCAGTAAGTTCCTCTCCTTTTAAAAGTTTACGAAGACCATTAAGAGACTCTCGTACATTTCTGTCTTGACAAGTTTCTCCAGTCTTTTTATTGAGATCAATATTGATATTGTTCTGAATTCTCAAAGTGTTCTCTACATTTTCAAGAAACCAACGAGGAACAATAATGTTATCTTCTTGTGTCATACTACATTGAGTTTAATAACTTAATTACACCATCTAATGCATCACGTCTGCCAAAGTTGAAATGATCGAGTTCCTCTAAAGTTTTCCCGTATATAGTGACTCCGTACTTTTTAATTTCATTTAATTTCTCTAACAGAGTGTCCTTACGAATATATTCTGAAAAATTTGGAAGTTGTTTTAATGATATTTTCGTAATACAATCGTTTACAACAGCTAAATCATCAATATAAACTTTGTCTGGTGCTTCCATATTAATCTTTCTTTTTAGAACACCTACAATCCGGGTCGTGTACTACTCCATTCGTCATATTTGTATGACCAAATATTAAGTATGTATGATCATTATACTCATAAGTGCTAACATCTAATTTTTCGTCATTAGAATTTACCGGAGTTGCCCATCCGTCCATATGTACTTTCATAAAGTCACAAGATGAAAGCATCATACAAAAAACAGCTATTAATATTATCTTTTTCATGGTTATTTCTCCTTTCCTGCGTTAAGCCCAAGTTCATAGAAGTGGCGGGCGATTAATAAAACGGGACTTTCTTTACTCTCAATAAATTCTTTTGATTGGACAAACTTAATTGCTTCTTTCTCCAAATCCACCTCCGGATGCTTATCATCATTCCTACTGTAATAGAAATATAGAGCGAGTTCACGCAAGTCTTCTTCACTCCAGGCTTTTGCGCCAAGTTCGGCATCCTTTCTTTCAAGAAATTCTGCGAACTTAACTTCAAAATCTATCTCCGGCTGCTCCTGCTGGATATATTTCGCAACAGATGGCAAATTATAACCGTCCGGGGTCTTAACTATCCAAGAACCTACTGGAACTTCGTAGTAGCTCCCGTCCTTACAGAAGAGTTTCAGTATGTCATTGTGAGTATGCACATAGTTCTCATATTCTTCCCAGGAGTTAAACCACTCTCCAAACCTTGGACTCTTACCCGTAAAATCAATAACTTCTTTAAGATTACTTCCGGTCCATTGTATCATGTTATTCGGATGCTCCTGTTGAAGATATTTATGTAATCTTTCTGCTGCCTCTTGTGGAGTGTGACCGTCCCATTCATCAGCAAACTCTTTTTCTGGAACTTTAAATAAATCCCAATCTTTAAGTTCGTAGTGATTAGAAACCTGACCAGTAGGAAGTTCTGCCATGACGATGAACCAGCCACCGCCGAAACACTCTTCTCCGTCGTGATGCTTTTTGCTTTTGTGTACCCACTCTTTAGGTAAGAGGTTGAAGAATGCGACATTATAAAGCATCCGGTAATAGTAAAGCTCGTTGAAAGTATGATAACCATCTGAAACTTCACCCATCTCTTGCTCCTGCTGGAGAGAGGTAATGAGGGCAAGAATACTATCATAAACTCCATTTTGAATAGCGCAATCTCGTCTTGCTTGTTCAATATTGGATAGAAGTATGAGCTTTCTTTGTTGCCTTTCTATCTCGGCCTTCAGTTTTTCTGCGTCAATGTATTTCATATCTTACTCTCTTTTTCAATTCCACAAATAAGCTTACGCTCCTTTCATAAAAGTTTTGAAATCTTTAACCGCTTGTCCATAAAAGACATTCACTATAGTTTCGCCAAGTTTATTTCCATATTCATCCTCATCAGTTAATTCATAATATTTTGATAAATTATTTTCCAACCAACTAATAGCCTTTTCAATAAAAGCTTGCTTTTGCCAAAGATTAAACCTTTCAGGAAGGACTTTGAGCCAAGAATACCAAACGGAACGATAGTCTCCTTTTTCTTCAAGATATTTAAGTAATTCATTTCTCTTCCACTCATCTTCTTCACTCCATTCCGCGGACTGCTCGAAAGAGGTAATAAAGAAGAGGACATTATCGTATTCTTCTGCCATACTGTGAAAGTTATGGTCAGAAAGTTCTTCTTGCCGTTTTTCTATCCAATCAGTAAGTTTCTTTGTGTCAATGTATTTGTTCATAATTCTTTTTATTAAAAGAGGTGAAATAAATCATTTAATTACAGGCCTCCGTTTCAGCTCAGACCTATTGTGTCAGCATACAACAGTCCAATAGGATACGGTATATATTTATTCCACCTTAAAATTATATTTCATGGATAGACAATTCGACTTCAATTGGTTCATCTTCCCAGGTAAGTTTGGGTATCATATCCTTATATCCGATATATCCACGATCAGCGTGACTAGTCCATTCGTTACCCAACCGATGCGGATATTCACCTTGAAACAGAAAGAGGCATCCGTCTTTATTCCGTGCTACCCATCCGTGTGTTGATGCTTGCTCCTGCTGGAGGGAGTCGATAATGCGTAAAACATTTTCGTATTGTAATACTATTGCATCCCATTTCGTACAATCAGATGATGTTCCGGTTTCTCCTGCAAAACGGGCTTTTTCCTTGGCATCAAGATATTTTTTTTCTATTTTCTCTTTCAGTTTTTCTGCTGGAATGTAGTTCATAAGTTATAGTTTTATGCGTTGATATACTAAATCAAAAGTTATTTTATTATTTCCAGTCAATAGAGCAATGTCAAACGTCAAAGATAGATTTGGATCATCTTGCATCGCAAGAGTTAAATCTTTTAATCCTTGAATATAAGTTTGTACAATATATTCGACATCTTCTTTGGAAAGTTAGTGTATAAGTTCTTTATTAATCATAAACTAAATTAATTTTGAAGATCTGTTAATAGAGAATTAAGAACCTCTTTATTATAAGTGCCTCCTTTACCAAGTGTATATTTCAAAGCCTCTATCTGTTCTTCGCTTGGTTTCCAATGAGTATCAGATACAAGTATAGGATGTGTAATAAGCAATTCTAATACCGCTATCTCGTTTGTAAAATCCTCTCCATCGTAGCAATTGTGTTCTTTACGCAAATAGTCCAGTGTCCGTTTAAGACAAATAATTTCTTTTTCACTTAAACTTGGAAGAACATCTTGTTTTGGCTGTGAACGAAGAGATTTGAGAAACTCAATATCATTCAAAACTGTTCTTGCAACTACTGGAGTATTATAAGGAATATAATCAACGCCATGATTTACGGAATAATCTTTTAGCAATTCTTTATAACTCTCAATAATTGAATTGAGGTGTTCTTCATCCTCTTCGCTCCACTCTTGTTTACTTGGTTTTTGATATTCAAGAGTCTTTTTAAGCCAATCATAATCTTCTTCAAGAGCCATAAATTTATAGCCGTGTTTGCGATACCAAGTATTAGCAGGACTATTCTGTTTTACTTTTAAAAGAATATTTGTTGCTCCTATTGTTTCAGCAACTTTTTCTGCAGCTGCAAGTATTTTTGTGCCAAATCCTTTATTACGACTTGTTTCTTCTACAAAGACATTAGAGAGGTACAATACATCATTTTCATCTTTATAAGTATAAAATGCAAATCGTGTTCGTAAATATTCTTCACGATAATCCTCATTCCAATCTGTAGACTTTGGATTCTCTTTTGCAAGTCTTTTAAGAATTATTTTAGCCTCGTTGACATTGTTATAGGCATCCTCTACACCTTTTGCATATCCGCGGTTGTGAATATCCCTAGCATTCTCTATAGGCTTCTGCTCTTTCTTCACTATCCGATTTTTCAGATTCTTAAGCCATTCTCTTTCGGACGGCTTCAAGTCACCTTCTTCACACATAGCTTTTACCTTCGCGTCATCTTCTTCTGTCCATGCACCATCAGGCTTTTTCTGCTTTTCAAGATAATCAAGAAGTTCATCTCTATTATTAGGAATTGGAACTACTTCTCCAGTGTTTTGAATAAGATCAATAAGTTGATTAATTATTCTTTTATCCTCATTGTCCTTGAGTTCAGGAAATAAATCAGGCATAAGAACAGTATAACCATCATTCATATATTTTTTAGCCTTTTCTAAAGCTTCATCGTATGCTTTTGCTTTTTCTTCTGTTGTCATATTATTCCCAAATTACTTCTACTGTGATCAATCCATTTTCATTATCCCACTTGCATGTTTTACAAACATCAACAAAATTATTATCAGGATACATTTCGGACAAGATTTCACTAATTTCATAAGGATGTATTTCAGCGGCATGTAGCATTAATGCATTGACACTTCCCATAAACCAGGCTTGTTCTACGTCCGGTTCATCATCAAATGTAAAAAACATAACGCCACTCCGCACATATGTTACCGTCAGTTTTTTCCAACGCATTTTTTCACCATCGTAATGCCAGAATTTCCTGTCAACCTTAATATATTTCTTAGCAGCATTATCGTTCTTACAAAACAATTCATATAAACAAGTATCAAATACTGTGTGACTATAATCCCTGTTTATAAAATCAAGGATTTGCTGTTCTACATCATTCATATTTTAAATCAAGTTTTCAAGACAATATTTAATAGCCGCTTCACAGGCTTCTTCGTAACTGTTAAACCAGTCCCATTGCATTTTACTTGGAATGGGAATTTCCTGTTTTTGAATGAATACTTCATATCCCCAATTTTTATCACTGCCTATTACAGTATTGATACCAATGAAAAGATTATGAGTTTTTCTCAACCACTTCATTGTCATTTGAAGTGTTGGGGCATGAATACACCCAATAAGCCCATCACTATAGTATATTGAAATTGGAGAGTCAAAAAATTTTATTTTTTCTGGCGTTTCAGATAAAGTATAATAGTAGCCAATAGTGTCTTCGTCAAATCCTTTCTTTTTCAAAAGTTTTGCCGTTTCAAAACTGACGTAATCTTCGGTAATCATATGTTATCATTCAAATATTTAATGAATTTTTCTATAATATAATTCGACATATCATCGGGGTGTTCAAATCCCTTCTTCTTCAACTCATTTTTCAATTCCGAGTCTGTGTCTGCCCATAATCCCAATTCATTTCTAATCCATCTGCCAAGAGAATCGTGCATTGAAATTGCGCCGTTTTCGAGAAAATAATCCCTGTCTTCTTTTGAAACTATCTTAGCCAAGGTTTTTACTGCCTCATCAACGGTTTTTGGAATGGGTATCTCGGGTTCTTCTTCATTATACATCCCCTCAGGTGCTTCAAGAGCAAGTCCCATAGGAATTAACCCACGATAATCAAACATGTTCTTATTAAGCCAATCAACATCTTCGCCATAATTTCCTAATCTTATATTATCCAATTCATCTTGTTCATCATCTGTCATGGAAGACATTTGACGGAGATATGGCTTTAATACAATATTATCATTGACAAAATCACTGATGATATCAGTATTAAGTGTTTTTTTTACTGTAACGTCACGCACTTGATTAACAGGCATGCTTATACCGTTATTCATTGGTTTTAGTTCCCTGACTACACCTTTTTTGGTAATACTGCATTTTACCTTATAAGGTAATCTTGCACAAAGGTCTATAAACAGTAGTTGTTTTTCTTCCTGTGTCATATTTTAATCTCTTTCATAAAAAGTTTCTAATTCCTCCGCCTTTACGTATTCATTAAAAAGCTCTTTTTCTTCGTTTGTTATAGTTCAATATCCCTCACCGAAGTTCAACTCAGTTACTTTTTCACCGTCCAGTTTAAGTATAATATAGTAATTACCGTTTTTGTGTTCCCAGGATAACTTCAGATTATCTTTGAGGTACTGTTTAATTTCTTCTTTAGTCATATTATATTGAGTTTAGTTTGTCAATAACGACATTTATGAATTGTACGTACGGGTGAGTTTCATCGGGATACTTTATCTTCTCTGTTTTCGTCCACTCCAGTAAAATATCCTTACGAACATATTCAATATCGTCTGGTGCATTTTTAGTTTTAAGAATCGCAGCACTCACAAAGTCTATTTTATTTGGAATATAAATTTTATCTGGTGCCATAGTTACTTTAATCGAAAATTGTTTGTCCATACTCTTGTTCACGGCCAGAATCGTCTCCGATCGGATTATCCCATCCATATTTTATAGCAGTCGCCTTAAACAATGGAAGTCCATACATTGCATAATCGAAATCTGGCCAGTTTTCCAGACCCTCTTCCAGGATGCGATTCCATTTTAACACAATATCAAACATAAGGCTGGATGATATCCCGCGCTGATCAAGTGCTTTTTCAAACCCAAATTCAACATCTTTTTTCAGCTGAGCAAGAATGTTCTCTTTTGTCCACGCTACGGGAACATGAACTTTTACATACTCCTCTCCAAATTCGAAGCCTATCTGAATGGCTTGCTCGACCGTTAAGAACTGGCACAGGCGGACTCCAAATCTATCGTCCAGCGGGGTCTCTCAATCTTTATAATTTTCAAGAATTTCGTTGATTGTTTTCATATTATTCTTCCTTTCTTACATTACAGCCTAATCAGATCTGCTGCCTCTTTTAGTTTGTGAAAATCGTAGAGTGCTATTGAAGCATCTGTATATGATTGTATCTGTTTCCATTTATGAAACCAGTTTTTTCGAACATAAATTGCAAAGGTGCCAGGTCTATCAAGTCTGTAATTATTTGCTTTACAATCTTCTGAAAAGTCTATTTTAACTTGCATAATTAGTCTTTCTTTCTTATATTAAAACTTAATATAGTTTTTATATTTACTTCCGCAGCATTTTGCATATAACAATCAGTATGAAGCATCAGCTGTCCATCGTGGTTTAATAAGTAATGAACTGGAGCATTAACGTCTCCAATTCCAACACATATCTTTACATCATCAGGAATATGTTTAAGATATAATTTTAATTGAGCTACGGTTAACTGAGGACCTTTGTCGTAATCCATATTTATTTCTACTTTCTTTTATTCATTATACATTAATTATAGCATTTCTGAACGTTCATTGTATTTCTTTTTAGCATATTTGATTGCTTCTGAAACATCTTCATATTTAGTAATAATTGGAATATTCACCCAACTTACGTGATCAACTATTAATTTTAAAACTTTTATTCATAATTTGACTTCATTTGTTTTAGTAGCCCCGGCCGGAGTCGAACCGGCACGACCATTTCTGGTCGAGGGATTTTCGTACCACTATAGTTTTCACTACCAAAGTCTTATTCACAGTATCATAGCAAATAGCTTCTCTGCTCCTAAGTATTTAAAATAAGTAACTTGTTTGTGGTCTGGACTCTATCTTAACCATATTGAAATCTTGCAAGATTATAACGACTCATTCCAAAGATTACTCACGGTTGACTCTTTTCGCCAGTTATAAATTTCAACTTAGGTTCCTCCTGTAGTAGTCTCTACACACTGTCTAATAGATTACATTAACGATAAACGTTTCAATTAAGTTCACTTATTAGGAACTGTTCTATCAGTGACATTGGCTCGGTATTAGCATATATTATAACTCTCAGCAATCACCTGATACTTTAAGGGTTTACCCGTCTGTACAATTACTTGTCATCGACACGCTACAGTACTTAGCTTTCACCGAATTAGGGAGGTTCTACATCTAAAGTTTCCTTTAGTGCACTCAAATTATACTTTAAGTAGAGAAATATCGTAGGTTGCGTACCTTATTACGTTGGACTTTCACCAACATCCTACCTAGCTCATCATTCGTCAATGAAGTATTGCGATATTTCTCCCATATGAACATATAGTCAAGTTGCGAACTTGAATAAATGCGCTATATATTCACATGTTTAGTAACGTTAAAGTCCCTTGTGTCTACCTATTCCACCACGAGGCCATATAATAATATTAATACATATTTGTTATTCTATTTTATTAAATTTAAATCAAATTTTCAAGACAGTATTTAATTGCTGCCTCACAAGCTTCTTCATAAGAATTATAGAACTTGCAATCGCCACCTTCATTTGCAAATCTATCAAGACGAGAAACATTGAAGTGGTAATGATTTGCAATTACGGCTTCTTCATCTTGAACATCTTGGTTTAAAACAACCTCTATATGAAGTTTATGTTCTTTTCTCAACCACTTTCTTGCCATTTGGAGGGTTGGAGCATCAAGGTATTTTTCAGGATGTCTTGCCCTATCAGTTATGTTATAATCACCAACAATTTTATCGCTGTTAAATTGTTTATCCGTACTATCATTAAAACCCTTTTCTTTCAAGAGTTTGGCTGTTTCAAAACTTACATAATCCTCAGTGATCATTTCTTTCTATTTAATCATTAAACACTGTAAATCCGGTTGAATCAATAGAAATCACCTTACTTCCATTAATAGTAAATGGAATTTTTGCTTTTTCGAGTTTCTCAACAAAGTACTTAACTGCTTTTTCCTGCTTAAATTCAATCACCAATCCTTGCTCCGGAGCAACTGAAAGATTGTTAATATCTTTAACAAGAACTCGATTTTTTTGATAATGAATAATTGCTTGCATATTCTAAAAGTTAAAATTCTACTATAATCGTTTAATACATTCCTTCAGGCGCTACAAGAGCTAATCCCATAGGAATGAGACCGCGAAAATCAAGATGATGAGAAAGAACATAATCAAGAGCGTCTTCATTACAAGGAAATAATCCTTCGTAACAATTTATTGCTCTATATTCATTTTCCTCTTCCTCAGTCATACTAGATAGAGGACGAAGATAGGGTTTAAAGTCTTCTCTTTCAGAATATTCAAGAAAGTGAGCAAACCCATCTATTTCATTCGGCTCAAAAATATGATCAGTGTTATCACAATATCTGTGTACAGTGAACCCATGAGGTAGCCTTGCACAAAGATCCTTTAATAAAAGTTGCTTTTCATTCTGTGTCATAGCGATTCGATTTTGTCAATTAGTCTTTTAAGCATTTTACGCTTTCCAAGCGAAGTAAATGAGTCACTTACTAACTTTTCTTCTTGCTCTTTCGTCCACTCAAGCAGAACGTCCTTGCGGATGTACTCAACAGAACCCCCTATAACAAACTCACATAATTCATAAATGGATTCTGCTTCAATATTATGTTGAGGCACATAAATCTTATCTGGTGCATTCATTTGCTTTCCTTCTTTGTTCCATCAAGAACTTTTGCTATGTCTTCTCTAATCTCACTAAGAAAATCTTCAAAACAGATATCGTTGCACTTGTTGTTGGCTATAACGACATCTACCTTATCGAGGATTTCTTCAAGTTGGGAGGAACAATCTGCCAAGCAAATCACATATTTTTCTCTATAATTGGTAGAACGATAGAATTTGCAGTGGCGATGACAATCGTGTGAATTAACTTTAGTAGTCCACAAACCAGACTTGTGTCCGTAGGGACAGTCTGTTTTTGCAAATACTCCGTCTGATATGTATTTTATCTTTGCCATATCAATCCT